ATTTTATTTTATCCCCTTCGTATGTACCATTTTCAACATAAGATGTAAAATGAATATTAGGGTATTTTAATTTGGTACCATCATTAAACTCAATAAACGAGTTTCCACTATCACAAGAGTTGTTTAACTTTGGGTTTTGAGAACAAAAACCGAGGTCGGGTTTCCCATATTTCTCTATATAAACTTTAGTTACTATAGGTAATGTATCACCTGTTGATTGTTCCACGATTAATGGTTTTACATCACCGATCGTTGACTCAATTAATTGATAAAATCTTTTCTTATATTCATTAATTGTTCTCATAGTATTTTGTTTAATTATAAATATAAACAATCCGAAAAAAATGTGGTAGAGGGGTTATATAAATTATAATTGTATTACTAATCATTTTTCATTAATGATTCTAATTGGTTAAAATTGGTACAACTTTCAGGATCCCAACCATTTTCTCTAACATACGGGTTTTCATACATATCATCCATAAATATAACTGATATTGGTTTAATATCAGGAATGTATCAATTAGAACCAAAAGTTTTAGGGACGATAACTAAAAATACTATAATTTTATTATTCACCGTATATATCTTTAGGTTTGAGACATTTTTCTTTTATTAATTTTTCTACAAAAGAAAACATCTTTAAACCATTTTGTTCACAATAATCTTTTAAAATTTTATGAGTCATAGGGGTAATTTTTAAATTCTTATCTCTTTTCATACCATATAAATATGTAAGTATGACAAAAGTAATATAAAAATCATACTAAATTTGTGTTATACAACACAAAAAATATTTTTTCTAAAAAATCAATATATTTATATTTAAAGAAATTAATAAATAATAAGATAAAAAATAAATTAAATTAAATGGCATCAACAGACAGAATTTTTGTGAGTCCTGGAGTTTTTACTTCAGAAAAAGACTTAACATTTGTAACTAGACAGGTTGGGGTTACTACGTTAGGATTATTAGGTGAAACACCTAAAGGTCCAGCGTTTGAACCAGTTTTCATATCTAATTACGATGAATTCATTAGTTATTTTGGTGGGTTAAATCCCGAAAAATTCAAAGCTAGTGGGTTCAATAAATATGAATTAAATTACATTGCAAAATCATTCCTAACACAAACTAATCAATTATACGTTAGTAGAATTTTAGGTTTATCGGGATATAAGGCAGGAAATGCATGGTCAATCACATTAGATTCTTCTGCAGATCCTTCTACTACAGGTATTACAAATACTACATCGTATGGTGTTTTAATGACATATTCTGCAACTACTGCGGGATTACCAGTAACTATTACTTTTAATGACCCTAATTTAACTGCTTTATATAATGATAACCAAATTAATGGATTCTTTTCGAATATAGGGTTATTAAATACAGGTGATACAATAAATGTAACTACACCTTATTATGTAAAAACAGGATGTAATTTTAGTGGGGCAACATTTGATTTAGAAGTTATTTCAGAAGGTAATGCATCAGCAGGATTTGTAACAGGTACTACAAGTGGTACAGTTGTTAGTTATACGGCTAGTTGTTATACAGATATAGATGGTAGTGTTATCGCTACTTTAAGATCTAGAGGATTCTACGATGGATTAGAAAATTTAACATATTATGTAACGGGAGTAACTGATACATTAATGACAAATACTTCCAATTTACCATCAAATGCATTGGCTTCATTTAATATATCTGGTGTTACATACAATGGAGATAACTTCAATTATGAGGTTTCTATGGACAAAACTAAAAAGAATTTCTTACCTAGAGTATTTGGGCAATCTACACAAGATAAAGAGACTGAATTATGGGTTGAGGAGATTTATAATAATGTTTTAGAAGATTTAATTAGTGCTAACAAAGTAAGAGGTTTGGATGTATCATTCGTTAACATCGATTATACAATCACAAATAACTTAAATAATTATTTAGAAAGTTGGAAAACTGCTGCATCACCTTGGGTTCTTTCAGAAGTAAAAGGTGTTGGTGTAGGTTCTACATTACAAAGATTATTTAGATTAGTAACAATATCTGATGGTAATACGGCGAATCAAGACGTTAAATTTTCAATTTTAAATATTCAACCAGATAACAAAACTTTTGATTTAATTGTTAGAAAATTTAATGATACAGATGCTAATCCTAGTGTTGTCGAGAAATTCTCTTCACTTTCTATGGATAGTGCTTCTATTGGATTTATTGCTAGAAAAATTGGTACAACAGATGGTGAATTTCCATTAAGAAGTAAATATATAATGGTAGAATTGTGGGATGGAAATGATCCAGATTTGGCTAACCATTTTCCAGCAGGTTTTGAGGGTGTTTTAAATAGAACTTATATTGGTTCTAATAGAACTGCTTTACCACCAAAAATCGAATATAAAACTAAATATTCTGATTTCAATACATCTAAATTAAGAAAAACATATTTAGGTTTAAATAGTGATATTGGGGTAGATCAAGACTTCTTTGATTATAAAGGTTTAAATGCAGTTAATGATGGTGTTTATACTGGAAAAACAGATGGTTTCCATTTAGATGTTAATGCTACTAACTCTTTAATAGATTTAGGTGATCAAAGTTATATCCCAACATTACAGGTAGGTATTTCAGCTTTTACAACTGACGCATCTTTAATCGGTGGTCCTTATGAAAAAGTGGCAGCAAGAAAATTCACTTTTGCACCTTTTGGTGGATGGGATGGTTGGGATGAGTATAGAACTAAAAGAACTAACGGAGATTCTTATACTAAGAATGGGACTAAAGGTTCATTAGGTTTAACTAAAGGGATATTTAATACATTTATCACCTCTGAAGGTGATGATGGAATTACTTCTGACTATTACGCATATTTAAATGGTATTTATACTTATAATAATCCTGAAGCGGTAAATATAAATGTATTTGCTACACCAGGTATAGATTTAAGAGACAATATCAGTTTGATTGAAAATGCGGTTGATATGGTTGAAACTGATAGAGCAGATTCACTTTATATTATTACAACACCTGATGTTGACGTAGATGGTGTAGCATTAACTCCAGGTGAAGCAGTCGATATCATTGAGGATTCTGGAATCGATTCTAACTATTCTGCCACATATTGGCCTTGGTTACAAATGAATGACACAGAAAACAATAGATACGTATGGTTACCACCAACAGTAGAAGTTGTAAGAAACATCGCATTAACTGATAACGTAGCATTCCCTTGGTTCGCAGCGGCAGGTTTAAATAGAGGTACAACTACGGCAATTAAAGCTAGAGTTAAACTTAAATTAGATGATAGAGATGATCTTTATGAAGGAAGAATTAATCCTATGGCAACATTCTCAGATGTAGGTGTAGTTATATTTGGTAACAAAACATTACAAGTTAGAGAAAGTGCTCTTAATAGAATTAATGTTAGAAGATTGTTACTACAGGCTAGAAAACTTATATCGGCAGTTTCTATCAGACTACTATTTGAACAAAATGACGATGTAGTAAGAAATCAATTCCTAAGTTTAGTTAACCCAATATTAGATAATATTAGAAAAGAAAGAGGTTTAACTGACTTTAGAGTAACATTAGATGATACTCCAGAATCAATAGATAGAAATGAATTAAATGGTAGAATATTTATTAAACCAACAAGATCTTTAGAATATATTTCGATAGAATTTAATATTACTAACACAGGAGCAAGTTTTGATGATATTTAATTAATAAATAATAACAATAAATTGGGGGGGGTAAATCCCCCAATAAATAAATTAAAATAAAAAGAGATGAAAATTAGAAAAAACGGAAAAACGATTACTTTATCTGAATCAGATATGAGAAGAATTGTAAAAAAACTTTTAAGAGAAAGTGTTGACCCAGAAACTGCGGTTCTTGATTGTATTAAAGAAAATACAACTTTAACAGATTTGACTGAAATACCTGAAGCGTGTGTAACAATGATTGTTGATAAAGATGTTACTAAAGCATTAGAATGTGGAACGAGTATGAATCCAAAAACGGCAAAAATAATTCTTAGTAAAATAGAACCTATTTCTAGATGTGTTGCTGGTAAAATGGGCGGTTCAGATGGAGATAGAGTTAAAGTACCTGGAACTACTGGAGGTTCATATTAAATAAAAAAAATTAAAATAAATTATAAAGATGAAAAGAAGATTAGTTAGATTAACTGAGTCAGATTTGACTCGAATAGTTCGAAGAGTTATCAAAGAAGAAGACGAAACCGCTCAAGCTGATGAAGTGGTGAAAGATGTTGATGTTGCACAATACTGTTCAGCTAAAGGAGTACCAGGTTGGGTTACAAAAACATTAAACGCTTTACCTGCCGACAAAAAAGAAGAGGCGATAGAGTTTATCAAAAATTTTGGAAATGCAGTTAGTGGTAAAAGTGTTAAAGAATTAATTAATCTTAGAAGAGAAATTAAACAACAAAAACAAAAAGCAGAATCTGCAGGAGCAATAAATGAAAATTTGGCCCCTATAATTATTGCAGGTGTTTCTATTTCTGCAAGTGTATTAATTGCAATCGCAGCGATTTTATTGATAATTATAATATTTTTAATTGTTAAAAAATCAAGTGGAAAAAAATACGGTTGTGGTGGTCCAGGTTGGTGGAATGATTTATAAAAAACAATAATTATGAATAATTTACTAAAAAAAATTAAAATAAATTATAAAGATGAAAAGAAGAGTAGTTAGATTAACTGAATCTGATTTAAGAAGAATAGTTAAAAGAGTAATTAAAGAAGATATGGGTGGCATGGATGATGTACACCCAAGATTTGGAAATTTAAATTTATCTGATTATAGTCGAGATGAATTAATGGGTATGAATGACGAAGGGGAATTAAGTAGAGGTGAAGTAATTGAGCTAATTGCTGACTTTTTAGAACAAAATGTTTTACCTGAATTAGATCCTACTGAAGTAAGTATTTTACAATCTAAAGTAGATTCTTCTAATGCTAGTAATTTAGCGGAAAGATATCTTAGAGAAAATGAAGATTTACCTAGAAATATGGGTGGTAGGAACGCAGAATATATGGAAAAGGCAATGATGGGTGGAGGAGCAGGTTTAGCTTTAACAGGTGCAGTATCCGCTTTAGGTTCTTTTATGGGTTGGTCAGAATTTTTGTTAACTCAAAAAATTCATCAGTATGTAGATTCGTTAGGTCTAGGTAACTATGCTGGTCCAATATCAGTTGCAATGGTTGCTGCAGGTTTAGCTTTAGTGTTAGGTGGAAGAAACATGAAATACAGAAGAACAGGAATATAATAAAAAACCCCTATTTTTTAGGGGTTTTTCTTTGTTCTTTGTATGATTCTAATATTTTAATTATTTCATCTACCTCAACTTTATCTTTGTCACTTACCATTTTCCAGTTTTTTTTCTCATAAAGGTATTTCCAAAAAATAAAAAAATGTGACAATATTATTAAAGATAAAGTAAATAAATTTATTTTACATATTATAAAATAAGGTATCAATAAAAATAATAATGTTATAATAAAATTAAAATTTTTTGAATTAGATAAAGACAAAAATTTATAATTTAAAATTACTCTTCTAAGTTTGGAATCAGAAACATTTTTATAAAGTTCTGCCTCTTTTTGTATTTTAGTCATAAGATTTATGTTATACAAATATATAATTATATTTTTAATAAACAAAATTTTTAACAAAAATTTTAAATTTTTTAAAACCCAATTTAAAGTTGGGTTTTTTATTTTATTTAAATATTTATAAATATGAATAGATTATTTTCAGAAAAAGAAATTAAAAAAATTAAAGAATTTATTTATAAAAAACCTTTAAATGAACAGCGATGGTTGGATGATGTTATTGATTCTGCCAAAAATTTAGATACTAGTAAAAATATTTTTAAGAATATACCTGATATAAAAATTAATTTAAAAGGTGCTGGTAAAAGTTTTAATGATTTTATAGACTTAGGAAATTTAATTTTTAAAAAATTAGAAATAGAATCACTAATAACTAAATCAGAATTTACTACATTTAGGAAAAACTGGGATGATACTATTAAAGATTTAACTTTAAAAAATATAAAGACAAAAGATATTTCTGGAACCGATTTAATTAATTTTGTGAAAGGAAAAGAATTATCTGGTGAAAATTTAAAAAAAATAAACACTGATGATTTAGAATATCTTGTTAGTTTACAAGTATTAAATAGGCAAATGATTACTAAAATAGATGATATCGAAAGTAATTTTAACAAATTATTCGCAGAAAAATTAAATGAATATATTAGAATTAATGGTGAAGAAGGTTTTAAACAATTAAAAAGTGATTTAGGATCAGGTAAAAAAACTTCGGAAGAAGTTTGGCAGATTTTGAAAAACCCAACAAAAAAAGAAAAGGATTTACCTAAAAGTGAAATCCCTAAAAATGATCCTCAACAAATTGTGGGACTTAAATTATCAGATATCCCAAAAGATGAATATGACATTATAGACGCTTCTTTTAAAAAATATGGTTTTGATAAAGATTGGGGGTTTGATCCAGATACAGGAGAACCAATTTATGTGACATTACAAATAAATGGACAAAATGTAAAATTTTCTTTAAACAAACAAGGACCAGAAGAGCTAGATTTTATAAAAATAAGAGATGATAAATTAGAAGATTTATACAGATCTGAATTCGATAAGACTTTTGAAAACATGGAATGGTATCAAATACCATCTATAATGGATTGGATTAAAAATCAAAAAATATTAAAAGATCCAAATTTAAGAAGTAAATATTTAAAAAGATATGATGTTCCATTTGGTGTAAAAATGTATGTAAATGATATAAATGGTAATTTTGGGCAATGGGTTATAGTTAACCCAACCGCAATTGCTGATTATAGGAAACCAAAAAATTTAGAAGATTTAAAAAATAGTATATTTCATGTAATTTATCATGAATTAACTCATGTTTTACAAAATAATCAAACTAGTATACATGGTAATTACACATATAAATCGGGTTATTTTAAAGATGGTAATGAAGCTTGGGGTTATTTAACTGGTAAAAGAGAAATGTCACCGACTAAAGAAATAGAAATTGATGATTTTGATTTTTGGGTGTGGCAAAGAGACGATATAAACAATTTGGAATCTGAAGTTAGAAAATTTGGTGCGGAAAAAAATATAGATACCAGTAAAGACTATACATGGATAGAAGATTTTAAAACATGGGCAAAAGATAATAAAATTGTTCCTGAAAAATATATTAAAAAAGTTACCAAAAAAGTTGTTACATCTAAATTTAATACAAATTTATTTGGTGATGATGTTAAAGTTAAAGCTATAAAACTTTCTTTAGATGACTGGTCAAATTTTAACGATGAATATAAAAAAATAAAACAAAAAACTGATAATTTAGATGATGCTAAATTTTTAAAGTTTATTGAGAATAACTTAAACATTAGAGAGATAGAAAGAATTGTTATGGACGCATCTAAAGAATTAAGTTATTGGTCTCATGTTCAGGAAATTGAGGCTGAATTTACTGCCAGTATTAAAAATATATTAGAATTAGGTACATTAGAAAAAAATAAAGGATTTGCCACATTTTTAGTAGACTATTTAAGGGGTACAGATAAATCACAAAAATTAGTGGACATTGATCTACAAAGAATCAAAAATTCTATAAATATAGAAGAACCTAAACCTAGAGATTTAAATAATTTAGAAAAAATAAAAGAATTTTTTAAAAAATACATAGATAAATTTTTAAATAAAAATATTACTGATGAGGTAAAATTAGAAAAAGAAATATCGAGTGTAGATAGTTGGGTTAATAATATACCTAAAGATTTTTTTGAAGTACTGGGTAAATTAGAAAGAAAATGGAAAAAAATATATCCAGAACAAGCAAAAAAAATGGAAAAGGGTTTATATAGACAGGCATATAATTTAATTTCTAGTGGATTTCCTGCATTGTTACCATTTATTGCTAGTGGTTTATCAGATGATGAAACAGAAGAAACTAAAAACGAATCAATTATCTATAAAAAAAGTTATTTAACAGAGTCATTGAAAAAAACTTATTCTTTTGATTGGGATGATAATATATTAAAAATGCCAACAAGAATTCATTTAGATTACAAGGTAGGTGGGATATATTGGGTACCAGTTTCAGTATCAACGGAACAATTTAGATCTATTAGACATAAATTAGGTTCGGAATTTAGATATAAAAATGATAATATAAATGATGCATTTAAAGATTTTAGAAATTATGATTCTTTTATTAAAGACGTTAATTACGCATTAGATAGAAGAGATTATGCACCTAGTTTTAATGATTTTAAAGAAGCGTTAATTAATGGTGAAGATTTTTCTATTATAACTGCCAGATCGAATTCACCTAAATCTTTAATAGATGGTATTAAAATAATTATAGATAAAAATTTTTCATATGGCAATAAAAAACAAATGGAAAAAAATCTTAAAGGTATATCTATAGAAGAATATCTTAGTTTACAAGATTATCATCCAGTTTCATCAAAAGAATTTTTAGATAATTTTAATTTAGATACTACTGAAAGTAAACCTGAAAAAGGAAAAGAGGTTGCGTTCGAAAACTTTGTTGATAGGGTAGTAAAACAAATAGACGGTATAATAGATAATCCTAATTTTGAGGGTATTAGTGTTGGTTATAGTGATGATGATTTAAGTAATTTAGAAATAATTGAGAATTTAATTAGAGAAAAATTAATTATAAAATACCCAAATATACAATTTAATATATTTGATACCTCTGACCCAAATAACCCTAAAAAGAAAAGAATTATTATTAAAAAATAAATTTTTTTAAAAATACAATATTTATATAATAAATAATACAACTAATAAAAAAAATTAAAAAAAAATTAAGATGGCTGATTTATTAATGAGAATGCCTGTTCCTTACGAACCACTAAGAAAGAATAGGTTTATTTTGAGATTTCCAGATGAATTGGGGATTCAAGAATGGTGGGTATCTACAACTAGCCGACCAAAATATACGAGTTCAGAGGTGGAGATACCTTTTTTAAATACTTCTACATATGTAATAGGTAGATTTAACTGGGAATCAATCTCTGTGACATTTAGAGATCCAATCGGACCTTCCGCTACACAAGCGTTAATGGAATGGATTCGTTTACACTCTGAATCAGTAACAGGTAGACAAGGTTATGCTGCAGGTTACAAAAAAGATGTAGAATTGGAAATGTTGGACCCAACAGGTGTAGTAGTTCAAAAATGGATATTACAAAGTACTCAGTTAAATGATGTGGACTTTGGTTCATTAGATTACTCTTCTTCTGATTTGGCAGATATTACGGCAACGCTTCGTTTTGATAGAGCGATTAACGTATTCTAAAATATTTTAAAAAGAATTATAATTAATCCCATCATTAGGTGGGATTTTTTATTTTTATCTAATATTTATTTATTAGAATAATTGTATATAATAAAAAAAATATGAGAAATAGAATTTTAAATTTAAATGAAGAAATAAGAAGAATTAAATCTTTATTTACTGAAGAAAGAATGTATGGAAATCTTAATGAAGATGATCCTGGTTGTCAATGTGATGATGAAACCAAAGAAAAATATGGTAAATATGATCCACAAACTAATCAATGTGACCCAAAATTATGTGAATCTGATAAAGATGAAGAGGGTGATGGTGGTACGACAGATAAAAAAGATGATAAAACCACTATGATACCTAAAGGTTTTGTAGAATTAACAGATGATAAGAAAAAAGAGATAGAGGGTGATGAGGCAGACTCATTAGATTTTTATGAAACTAAGGATATAAACGGAAAAAAATATATTAAACGAATGTCTTTTGAAAAAATCAAAATGAAAGTTGGTTATGTTGATAAACCTAAACCAGGTAGAGATTTAGACTATGTAAAAAGATTTATCAAAGATGATAAAGGTGTACCTGTTGAAATTTTTATAAGTAAAGATGCAGAATTGAACTTTTTATCTAAAAAAGAAGGGAAGGGTATAAGAAAAGATATTAAACAAGATGTTAAAAATGATAAAGACGTAATAGATGATAATATAGATAGTTGTAAAGAACATCTTAAAGCAATGTATAAAGCATGGTTAAAAGGTGCTGGTCCTGGTGATTTAGAAGAATATGGATTTGAGACTGACGCTTATAAATCAGTAGAAAGATGTATGGCTAATTTTTATAATCGATTTGAGAAGAATGAAGATATTCTAAGAATGGTTAGAGAATTACAAGATACAAATGATGATGAAGGTAATCCTTTAATAGGTGATTATAAAACAGGTGAAGGTAAAGTATCTAAAGGAGTTGAGGGGGAGAAATATATAGTTAAAAATGATAGGGGTACTAAATTAGGGGTAATTAAAAAAATAACTGGAAATCAATATAAATTTAATGGGGTAAGAGGTATGACATTCATACAGAAAAAAGGTGATAGACTTATATTTAGAAATAATATTTTAACACAAATATTTAAAACTCTTAATTTAGATGTCGATAAAAATAAAATTTCTATTATGAAAGGTGATGAAAATAATTGCATATTTAGAGTTCAATAAATAATGAAAAAAAAAATTTTTATAACTGAAAATCAGTATAAAAGGATTTTTTTAAATGAAAGTGATCCACCAAAGTATACTGTCAAACAAATAGGATATACTCCTGTGTGGAATAAGCATTTATTATTATATACACATCCAGCTTATTATGACTATTTAGATGTTCCTAAAGGTTTGTGCTGGAAAAAAAATTCTGACGGTACATGGAGTTATGTGTATAGTGATGTACAAATTGCATTATTAGCTAGTCAAGGTAAGAAAACTACTGCCAGTGTAGAAGATAAAGATATTGCAAAAAAAAGGATTGATGCGGAAAATGAAAAATTTTTTAAACAAAATATAAAAAGTAAAAAAGATTCTGACGCATTTAGATTATGGGTTAATGATCCTGATTTTCCTCAAAGAATTAAAGATGTAAATAAAGCATTAAAAAGTAATGGTTTACCTGGTACATTAGATAAAACTAGTAACGCACCATATGATAACAAATATATGAAAGTTGCCTTTAATAAATTAGGTAGATTTTATGTTTTGGATGTCATTGGGATGGAACAAAAGAAAAAAAAGGGATATAATGAGTATGGTACAGAATACGTAAACCAAAGTCGTATATATAAAGATTATTTAGAAACATTAAAATCTTGGGATTCTTCAAATAAAACATTTGGGTGGACTAACCCTAAAACTGTCAATTCTGATAAAATACAACAAATATTAGAAGGTAAGGTATCATCATCAACATGTATTAACCCATCTTATATATTGAGATCGATGGAAGAATTAGAGGTTAAGATGTATCAATCAATACGTGAATATAATACACAAATTGATCCTCAAGCAATTATGGGTAGATTAGGATTTGATACTGAAATGCAAAATATCTATCCGAAAACAAATAATAAAAAAGAAAAAGAATTTAACATTTTATCTAAAATGGAAAAAGAAAATCCAGAAATGGCGAAACTGTTAAATTCTTTCCAAAAAGATGTCCCTTCAGTAGAAAAAGAAATATTACAAAAAGCTGGTCCTAAATTCAAAGAATACTTAGAAGATTATAACACATATAAGATAGTGTTAGATCAAATTGAGTTACATAATATTATTATTAGAAATAATACTCCCGAAAAATTAAATAATGCATGTTCAGATCCAGTTTATTATGTGAAAACATATTCTGTACCTGTATCGGCACCAGGATCAGGTGGCGGAGGTGCTAAAATTAATGAAACTTTTACTTGGAAACAAGCGTGTTCTAAAAATGGTGGGATATTTATGTACCCATCACAATCTGAAGAAGTGGAAGGTGGTGTAAAAAGAAAAGGATTTATTGGTGGTAGGGCTATTTGTTGTTGTGTTAACCCAAAAGGGAATGCTAATGTAACGGTAAAAGGTGCGGAAGGAAATTATCAAGCTACTATTAATATAGAAGAATGGTGTGGTAAAAGTACTGGTAACGTTCTAAGTGGGTGGGATAGATTTGATCAATGGACACAAGATTGTGCTGAAGATTGGCATTGTATTGCAGACATTGCCTCTATCGTAGTTTTGGCAATTGGTCCTTATGGTATTTTAATTAGTGGTATAATTGATGCAATAAGTGCGGCTGGTTATGTGATAGAGGGTAAAGAAGGATGGAAATTAAATGCAGGATTAACTATGTTAGGTGCATTTGGTGGTTTAGCAGAAGCAGGGAAATTATTAAAATATGGTTCTAAATTTACAGGTAGATTAGAAGAATTAACCAAAGCTTTAAAAATGGTAGATGGTGACCCAATTAAAAGTAGACAAATTTTAAGAGATTTTGCAAGAACTTTATCTCCTGATGAAGCTAAACAATTTAAGAATTTTGGTAAGGTTGCTAATAGTGATGAAATAATTAATAAATTTGGTAAAGGTGGTGAATTTACAAATGAATATAATAAATTAGATAAAATGCAAAAAGGTGTTTTTGCAGAAATGTTAAAGAAAGAAACACCCGCTAATTTAGAAAAATTATATACTAAGTCAAATAAAAATTTAAGTAAAATGGTTAATGCTTACAATAAAGGTATTAAACAAGTTATTATACAAGGATCTTTATTTGCTGGTATGTATGTTTATAGTGAAGAATTAGGTAAAGCGTTAAAAGCTCTTTATGATAAAACTGGTTTTGATCCATTAGGCGTTTTTACTTCTAACGGTGAGATAGATAACTCTAAACTTAGTCCAGATTTTACTAATATCATTTCTAATGAAGAAAAAATAGATAGTTTATTTTCTCAGTTATCTAAGAGTGGGTTTATAGATAAGAAAAATTTTAAAGAAGAAACTGATTTATTAGTAAATTTTTATCTTAATATCCAACAAATTATAAAATTACCTAACAAATCTTTAGAAGCGGCAGCTTTATTACTAAATAAAGAAGTGGCTTTTCAGATAAATGGTAAAAGATATAAACATAAAGATATAAAAGAGGTAATAGATTTAGTTAATCCAATTTTAGAAGGTATATTAAATAAAACTTATACAGAACAGGAAGGTATTAATTTAATTAATGATAAAATAGTTGTTTTAAAAACTATGACAAAACCTAATATTAAACCAATAGTTAAAACTGCGGTATTAGTTACAGGGGATACTGAATTGACGGATGAACAAATAGACGAATTTCAAAATATGTTAATGACAGGTGAAGGAAATCAAGTTCCAAAAAAAATAGATGAGGGTATGAAAAAATTAAATGAAGAAATAAAAAGAATGAAATCATTATTTTCAGACGAAAGATTATATGGAAATTTAGTTAACGAAGTATGTGATAATGAATCTGAAGCAATTAATTTTTTAAAGGATAAAGGTTATATTGTTAGACAAAGTAATGAAGGAGATTTATGTTTGGGTCCAAATACTCAAATAGGTAAGATTTACAACAAATACAGATCAAATACACAATTATCATTTCAATCTGGAACATCACCTGACGGTTGTTATTTAGGTATATATAGAAAAGATAAAACTAGTAGAGAAAATCACTTTTTTTTAGTGAATCTTTTTGAACAAGGTTTAAATGAAAATAATAGATTTAATATGTATTATATGTTAAATGATAATGATGCATGTGAAAAAGATATTACGATAGGTTCTTCTAATTTTAAAATGATAATAACTAAAGACGGTTATGATAGTGCAACAAAAGAGTTTGGTATGGGGTTAAGGTTAATAAAAATAGAAGGTTTTTGGAATGAGTCTTCAGGTGTAATAAATTTAACTAGTGGTTTAATAGTTAGACTTATGGATAAAGATAAAAAGGCGATTAAAACTAATTTAAAATTAGGGGTAATAGACGCAGATCTTTCTTCTTTATTAGGTTTAAATAGTGAAAATGGTGGGACAGCTGAATCATTAAAAGATTCCTCAAATGAATGTACAACAATATTAGAATTTGTTGAAGAGAAATTAGGTTCATCTTTAAATGGACCAATAAATTTAGATGATTTAATAAAAAATAAAATTACGTTATAGTTATGAAAAATTTTGAGTCGAATATAAATAATATAAAACTTCTTATGGAGAGAATGAATGGTTTTAAAACGTTCAATGAAGTTAGTACAAGTTTAAAAAAATTAATAGTTGAGGGTATTGGTGATGAATTAATTAAATCGACAAGAAATATAGGAAGATCCATTAATTTTAACACTCCGTCTCTAAAAAATTTAGAGAATAGTGCTGAAAGAATGGGTGATGCAATCGATAATTATGATACTGCGATAAGGAATATAAGATCAGGTGGTTCATTTGAAAACCTTAAAAATTTATTAAATGCAAAAAGTCTAAGAATAACAATGGATAATTTTGCAGAAAATTTAACCACTACTTTTTTAAAATATTTTGATGAACAAAATATTTCAGTAAATAGAGTTAATTTAAAAAATTATATAATGGGTAATACTATGGAAATGCCTGCAGATGTTTTGAGGAATTTAACTCCTTCACAGATAGATGAATTAACTAAATTAAATTACTTAATGAACCAATTAGTTATTACAGATTTTCATTTAGATAAATTAAATAAAATAAATGAAATGTGGAATAAATTAAATAAACCTGATGATTTTAGAAACGTAATATTAGGTTTTGTAAGTGATGATGGTATTAAATCTATTGATGAATTAGAAAATAATTTTAAAAGATTAGATGATTTAAAAAATGGTAGTACACCAAAGGAACAAGAACTTTATGATATTTGGAGAAGGATTAAAGAACAAATAGGGATGAGTGAATGGGACGGAAAGGATTTTAGAACCCTTTTGAAAGATAATTTTTCTAATGACCCTAAATTTAAAATAATGGAAAGTAGTTTTATAAATAAATTGAAGTTTTGGGGGGACAAAAAAATTAGGGTAAAATTAGAAAAATTATCTACTAAAGATTTAAATTGGGAGAATGTTATTATTTACCATAATAAAAGTAATGGTAAAACATATATTTTAGAATTTAAATCTAAAAATCAATTTAACTCCTATAAAAAATATTTACAAGATAGAGGATTAGATTTTACTGCACCAGGTAATAAAGATGAAGGTTTAAGCGCGGTTGAAAAATTGGCTAGGTTTCAGTTATTAAGAAATAAGATAATGATAGGTACTTATATAACTGTTGGGGCGACTTTACTTTTAGCCACTACTTATTGTTTAATTTCAGCGGCAGATTTAGATCCTGAGTCAATATATCTTAGGAAAAAAAGTAGTGGTGGAGAAGCGGTAACAGATACTAGTTATATAAAAAGATTTGCGGAATGTGGTTGGGGGATATTGACATTTGCTTCTAGTGTAGTAGATTTAGAAGATATATGGAGAAGTGAAATTTTAGGACCTTTTCAGGAATTTGACGGTTATATAATAACACAAATAGAAAAAATATGTCCTCCCGATACAAGTGGGAATGAAAAATGTTGTATGGAATGTAATAATGACGAAAAATTAAAAACAATTATTGCAGATCCTAAATTTATGAAAATATATGAAGGAGTTGTTAAAAAGTTGAGTCCTGAAAAATTAAAAGAAATTGCCAATAGAAGTGGTATAGAAAATACTGAATCACTGGTTATTGATATTTTAGAAAAGGCAAAAACTGATAAAACAGTTGCAGGATATTTAACAGAAGAAGGTAAACCTATGACATTTCAAGAAATTCTTAGAATGAAATGTAACCAACAAGCTTTACCTTGTGTTGAGAAACGTGTACAAAAAATATATCAAGAAATATTAGATATTGTTGCGACAAAAGATTGTGAATCGATAAAGAATGAAGCCTATAAGAGAGTAGATGAATTAAAATCTTATGGTGATGCGGGATATATTACAGTTAATGTTTCAGATAAAACCAATACTAAAAATCCAAAGGTATATATTGATATAATGAAACGACAAGATATTTTTGGTAAAGTTACTAATTTAGATGAATTTTTTATAATTCTTAGAAATTGGATTGATATGGTAGTTGTAGAGGCAAAATGTAATACAGGTGCAGAAGAAACAGAAGAGATTGACGTTAACATAGTTAATGATTTTGAGGTATGGTGTGATGAAAATAGAAAAGATTCATCAAAATCAAAAAATTTAATGGAATACTTATGGGTTGAGGGTGTTGCTAAATTAGAATGTAATGTTGATGTTACAGAAGAATGGTTTAGTCCTGACCCTAGAAATAAGGCTAATAGGAGTCTACAATTATTCTCTATTTTTGATGATCACTTTGAACCTATTTTCCCTTCAATAGATAGATTAGATGCGGATTGGGACGATGCCTTTAATTATTGGTACGATAAACAAAAAAGTTATTGTGGATATTAATTTTTTTTTATTTTTTAGTATTTACAATAAATAAAAGTTTTTTATATTATATATTATGATAGAAAATGAATTAAGTCCTGATTTTATTCCTGAAGAATATAGGACACCTTATGATATTATAGAATTACCTTCACAAGGAATTTTATATAAGAATAATAAGAAATCTGTTAAGGTTGAATATTTGACTGCGATGGATGAGACTATTCTAACATCACCTAACATTTCTAATGGTGGTAAAATAATAGATATTTTAATTAAAAGAAAAGTAAAGGATTTAGGTTTTGATTCATCGGATTTACTTATTGGAGATAGAACCGCTTTAATGATTTTTTTAAGAGTAACTGCATTTGGTGAAGAATACACTCAATTGGTATTTAATTCGAAATCTGGTGAGTTTGAGGAAGGGGTAATTAATTTATCGTCACTACAACAAAAAAAATTAACTATAAGACCAGATGAAAATGGTGAGTTTGAATTTTTATTACCTAAATCAAATAAAAAAGTTACTTTTTCTCTTTTAACAGGTAAAGATGAAGAAATAATAGACATTAGAGAAAAAGAAGATTTAAAAAGAAATCCTGATGGGGTATCAAATAAATTAATTTTTACTTTAGAACAACAAATTAAATCTATTGATGGTGAAAGGGATAAAATAAAAATTTCTAATATATTAAAAAAAATCCCTATTATTGATTCTAGATCATTAAGGAAATACATTGAAGAGGTAAATCCTGGATTAGATTTTAAAACTACCGCTAGGACTCAGGGGGGAGAGTCCGTAGATACCTTTCTTAGATTCAACACGACTTTTTTCTGGCCTGAACTCTGAATATCTTCTTTATCTTCATAAAGAAATCAATTTTTTAGTTAGAGTTGGTGGTTATACATATTCAGATATTATGATTATGCCCACTTTTTCTAGAAAAATAATGATTAAACAAAATATTTCAAACAAAGAAAAATAAAATTTTATAGTTTTTATAATATTTATATTATAAATGAAAAATCATGTTATATAAAAAAAACGGAAAAATTTTAGACATACTATATTTAATGTCTGAGTCTATTGATAATCTTTTAGGTGAAGGTATAATTGTTACACCAGATTCTAATGGAGAAGTCAAAACAAAAAAACAAAAGTTTACGGTAGTTGAAGATGATCAATTACCTCCTAACACTGATACTGAATTTTATATTGAATTAAAAGATGCTAAAGAATATAAAAGTGACGTAAAAGTAGGTGATGAAATAGAAATAGAGGTGGTTGATATGGAATCTATGACTGATGATGGACTTTTAGATTTTTTATCTAGTGATGAAATAAGTGCAGAAGATTTAGAAAAAATTGTATTAGCTAGGGGGACAACTATAAGAGTTGCTGGGAAAGTATTAAAATATGGTCCTAGACAAATAAGTAGAATTAAAAAAGTTGCTAGTGCGGCATTACAAATGAAAAAATATGCCGAAAGATATGGAAAAAAAGTAGAACATAGTAGATGTTATTGTTTAACAATATTTGATGATAATGTAGAAGAGGATAGTGGTAAAGCGGATATAAATGTATATAAAGCCTCAATTGCTGATCAACCAGAACAAATTCAAGAAGATTTATTATCTACTTGGGATTATTGTGAAAATAAATATGGTAAATATATAATTGAGAAAGATGATAGGGATAAAACCTCTTTATCTTGTTCACAATTAGAAGATTGGTATGAGGATGCAGAAAGTTTAATAGATGATATGATTAGTGATTTACAACAATTTTATAAAATAAAAGGTTATAATAAAGAAACCGAAAAGTATAAAGATTATTCAAGTAATAAATCTGTTGGTGAAAAAATAGTTCTTCACGATTACATGTTAATTAAGTTTAATGGTGATGTAACATATAGTCCTGGTGGTGGTGGATCTACTACAACATTATATAATGATGATCAGGTTGTAAAATTTGAAATATTAAAAACTTATGGAGAAAGAGGTGATACAGTTTTAGTACAAAAAGAAGGTACAACTAATAGATATATTATGGGGTTTGACACTGAAAAGGTAAAAAAAGCACAAGGAAACAACGCTTTTTGGGTTGTTAACGCTGACGGTTCTATTAGTAATATTAAAACTGTTTGGAGTGGTAAAATATTAGAATATATAGATAATTAAAATGGGAGGAGATAAGGGTAAAGATTTACAACAACAATTAGAAAAATTAGTTGATCAATTAAAAGTGTTCGCTAAAGATTCAGATATTTCTTCAGAAGCAGATAGAGAAGAAATAAAAAAATACGAAGAAGAAATAAAAAAACTTGAGAAGACAAGAGAACTACTCATTGAAAAAGGAGAAATTATTAAGGAGGAAGAAAAAGTTACTGCTAAATTAGTAAAACAATCAAAAGAACTTTTAGGGAATCTTAAAAATATAAATACCGCAACTGGTTATATGTATAACCAAATCGCTGCCGCTGGTAATGATTTTAGAGAGTTTTTAACCAATTCAAAAAAACAATATGAATATGCCGAAAAAATGGCTGAAGTATACAAAAAAATTGGTGTGGATATAGGTATGACTGGAAAAGGTGCTAAATTCATGGAAAATAGTTTTAAAGGTGCTATGCCAGCAATTGCAGAAATGGGTATGGAAGCATCTTCATTATCTACAATATTCACAGAAATAAGTGAAGCCACAGGTAGAATGAGTAATTTAACTAGTGAAGACGCTATTAGAATTGCTTCTTTAACCGAAGCTATGGATATGCAATCTAATGAAGCTGCTCAAATGGCGGATAGTTTTTCGTTAATGGGTTTGTCTACTGAACAAATGGAAAAAAATGTTTTAGAAACTTATAAATCTGCACAATCTATGGGTTTAAATGCTACTAAAGTAATAAAAGAATTACAAAGTAATATGAAAACAATGTCAACATTTTCTTTTAAAAATGGTGTCAAAGGAATGACTGAAATGGCAAAACAGGCAGTTAAAATGAGAATGGATATGGCAGGTATGCTACAACTAGCAGATAAATTATATCAACCAGATGCTGCTATAGAGACTGCAGCTCAATTACAACTTTTAGGTGGTGATATTGCAGAAGCTTTTGGTGATCCGTTTACTTTAATGTATGAGGCTAGAAACAAACCCGAAGAATTGGCAAAAAGAATTTCTAAAATGACTGAAAATATGCTTCAATTTAATGAAGAAACTGGTGAATATGAATTACCAGCAGAAGCTAGAATGCAATTTCAGGCATTAGATCAACAATTGAATTTAGGGGTGGATAATATGATTGAAATGTCCAGACAAGCAGCTAAGATTGGGGACATAAAAATGAAATTTACATCGGTAGGTGATGATGAAATGAAAGAGAGTTTGGCTTCAATAGCTAAATTTAAAGATGGTAAATTTGTTATAGAAACTGAAGAATTTGGTGATTTGGGTTTAGATCAAATTACTGATGATATGGCAGAAACTATTATGAAAGAACAACAAACATCTGAAGAAAGTCTTAGAGATATTGCAACACATACTAAAAAAATGTCTGATCAAGTTGATAATATGAGAGAGGGTGGGAAGTATAAAGTCGCTGGTTTAACAAATATATATGAATTAACTGCAGATGAAATTGCACCTGTTTTACAAAACATGAAAGATGGGGTTGGTAAGTTATCAGATACTTTTATAGATAATAGTAAATCTTTCATCGATGATATGTTTAAAAATTCTGGAGATGAAAAAAGTGTTATAGATGATGCTATGACTGAAATGGATAATTTAAAAAATCAAATTAAAGATAAAGTTATAACAACTTTTGGTGATTTAGTAATTAGTAGTAAGAAACTTGAAGAGACTTTTCATGCAATAGGTGGTGGTTCAGGAAAAGGAAATACTGGTGGTGCGGATCCATATCATGGGGATTTTATGTTAAGATCTTCAGGAGAAATTACAAGTTTTTCTAACGAAGATGATATTATTGGTGCAAAAAAAGGTGGACCTTTAGATAAATTAATGGATAAAAGTTTAACAATACCCGAAACCACTTCAATGACTTCAAAAATAGAATTTGGTAAAATAGATATATCAGGAAAAATAGAAATAACTTCACCAGATGGGTCTTCTAAAAATATCGATATGGAATCTATAAAACCACAAATAGTAAAAACTATAATTTCACATTTAAATGGTACATTTAGGAATGGCGGAGTACCTTCAAGTAAAGAAACAACTGATTATATGGGATAAAATAAAAAATTTTTTATTTTTTTTTTAATTTACTATTGACTTTACAAAATAAATTTCCTATTATTACAAGAACCTGCAAATACAAGTAAATAATAATATATATTTTATATTAAAACAAGAACAAATATAAATAATATTATTTAATTATCCAGAATTTTATTGATCTAATATTTATATAATAAGAAAATATTATATATGGCAGGAATATTAGATTACAATAAAGGTATTTTTTCTACACAAGAATTTAGGAATAGTTTATTAAGTAGAAATTTACCACCACCTGTAAATCAAACTTTAACTCAGGCAGGATTAACTTCATTTTTAAATGATATTGGTAAAGTTATTAATGTACCTGTAAATGGTACTGCAAATGAGAATATACCAGTTCATTATAATGAAAATGAAAAACTATTTCCTTTAGGTACATTTTATAGAACAACACAAAATGTTAATCTAAACAGATTTATTCCACAAGATGAACAATATGAAGTTTATGAATTAACTATTCCACCTAATTTAGGTTATCCACTACCTGAAGGTTTTGGTGAAAAGGTAAGAGATGATTATCCTTCATCGTATAATCAAGAACAATTTTTTTTAGTAAACAAAGGTGATCAAAAAGGAGTAAAGTTTCCATTTAATGTTATTGATACATATAAATCTTTGAATTTTCAAAGAGAAAGTTCATTAGGATTGTTAGGTGGTCAACAATTAGAAAAAACTATAATAGATAAAATTGCACAAGTTTCAGAAGAAACAGGTAATTCTAATAAAAAAACAGGATACATTACAGAACCAGTTGGTAATATAGTAGATAACTATGTTAATAGATTAAGGGGTAATGATCAATTCTTCAATACATTACCTAATAATGCAATTGGGTGGAATGAATATAATAGTAGTGTTAAATCAGGTGATGAATTATTAAAATCAGATTTAGATTTAAAAGAAGGTGTTGAACCAACTATGTCTACTGAAATAAGAATGAATACATTATTAAGTAGAACTAGTGTTACACAAGTATCATTCGCATTTAATTTAATGAATAGAAATGATTATCGACCATTGTATGAAGATAGAAGATTGGATGGTACGTCAGATGCGGGATTAAATGCAAGATATTATATTGGTACAGAAAAAAATACTAATAGGGGGAAACTAATAACTCAAACTTTCAAAAGTGAAGATTTTAATGGATTAACTGATACATCTGGAAACGCAAAAAGAACTACTATAGAAGGTATAGGTGAACCATCAGGTGAACCAAATAAATTCTTTTGGGCAACTGGTGGTGAACAAAATTTTAACGAAAAAACACTTTTATATAAAACACAACAATTAGTTAATAATAATCAGAACGATGTTTTTATTAATCAAACTAAAAAATATTTTAAAGATAAACAACAAGGTAGAATTATAAGTAGGGGTAACGCAATTAAAACTATAGATTTAATAGATATAGATGGTAATGGTAATTTTTGTAGAGTTTGGACTGTTAATGATAGATATAGTTATGCAAACGCAATAAGAAATACTGGTTTATTTAGTTCACCAAGTGTAGATTTACAAGGTTTTTCTGTAAGTAAAGATAGGGCATCTCAAAGCGTTTTAATGGAAAATGGTATTCCCAAGTATCATCCCACAATATTAGATTCTTCAACAACACGTAAAAAGTTTATGTTATCTATCGAAAATTTAGCTTGGGCAGATAATTTGGCAGATTTACCTTTAAGTGAAATTGGTCCTGGAGATATTTTAAGTGGTACAAAAGGTAGAATAATGTGGTTTCCACCATATGAGTTAACTTTTGATGATAGTACTTCTGCAAATTGGACTAAAAATGAATTTATAGGTAGAAGTGAACCTGTATTTACTTATAATAATTCTAGTAGGTCAGGTTCATTAGGTTTTAAAATAATTGTGGATCATCCTAGAGTTATTAATTGTTATAGAGGAAATTCTACAAATCTTACTGAAAGATTTTTTGCTGGGTGTGCCACACCTGAAGAATTTTTAAGGGCGTTAGAATGTGCAGTACCTCAATCTGATTTAGAAGAAATTAAAAAGAAAATAAAAGAAAAAGAACCTCAAAAAAGAGTAGATGTTGAAAAAGATACTGATAAAGGTGATGTTAAATTAATACAGGATGTTGAATGTAATGATGCGACTGAAAATTGTAAAGCTAAACGAACTCCATCTGAACCTGATATAAATACAATAGTAAGTCAGATTAAAACTTTTTTAGAAAAACAAAGTAATAATACAAACCCAAAAGTAAAAATAACATTGAATGGTTGGGTCGGTAATGGATCAACTGAAAACTTGTTAGGTGAAACAATTACAGATGGAAAAGATTTAAGTAAAAGTTTTGCAGATAAAGTCAAATCTGAAATTGAAAGTAAGTTACAATCTTCTGGAATAGATCCAAAATTAATTTTAAATATTAGTTGGGAAGTAAAAGGAAATATCGCAACATCTAATGACACTGAAAATGATTATAGAGTTGCGGTTGTTATGGAAAATGATACAGAAAACTCTAAAGATTTGGGGGTTAAGGAAGAAGAGAAAGATGGTGAAAGTTCTTTTAATCCTGAAGATATAAGATTAATCGATAATTTGATTATAGATGAAAATGTATATTTTGATTTTATAGATGAAAATTATCCTAATTATTTTAGATATATTTCACAAAAAATAAAATATTTTCATCCAGGATTCCATAGTATTACACCAGAAGGTTTTAATAGTAGATTAACATTCTTAAATCAATGTATGAGGCAGGGTCCTAGTATATATGACAAAAAAACTTTGAAGGACGGTACAGAAGTTGGGGTTCAACCACAAAATCTATCTTTTGGTAGACCACCTATTTGTATATTACGTATAGGAGATTTTTTTCATACAAAAATTGCCATTAATAGTTTATCAATAACTTATGACGGGCCTCAATGGGATATTAATCCCGAAGGTATAGGGGTTCAACCAATGATTGCAACAGTATCTTTATCTATCGATTATATTGGTGGTCATTCATTAGTTGGTCCACTTAATAGGTTACAAAACGCAGTTTCATTTAATTATTATGCAAATACTGAAATGTATGATGTTAGATCAGACAGTATAGACGATTCAACAGGAAAAGTTGTAGACGGTATAAAATTAGGTGAATTTAAAAAAAAATTAGTAGGGGAAGAAAATTTAAATAAGTATATAAATAGTTTAAAGAAAGAAGGTATTATTGATCAAGAAAAAGAAAACGAAAAAAATGAAAACAGTGAAAAAAATACTGAAAATACTGGAGTTTTAGAAATTTCTAAAAAAGATGGTCAATCTATTATTGTTAAAACAAAAAATGGTAAACCTGCGGCGGAACAAGAAATAGATGGAAAAACAGAAGAAAATAATAAAATAGTATTAATTGTAGAAGTAGGAAATTCTAAAGAAGAAATAACTGGAGATAATTCAGAATCTTTTATCGAAACAGATGTTTTTGATGTCGCAATATTCCCTAAATTCGAAGGTAAAATAATGGATTTTAAAACATTAGAAGACTTAGAAACTGCGGTTACGGACTCTAAGAATTTTTTAGATACTTTAATAGCTGAAAAACAATTATATCCTTCATCGGTATCTAATTCAGAAATTAGAAAAGCAGAAAATGATTTAAAACAAAAAGAGAAAGATTTAGAAAAATATAAATCAAGTGTTTCGGATAAAGTTACTGTAACTGCTTACTTATCTAAAAATAAAAAAACAACAACAACAAATAAATCATTTACTATCACTAAAGATGGGTTAAATTAATAAAAATGGGAAAAGAATATTTTGATAGATATCAGAGTTTTAAATTTGATGGTAAATATTTACCTTTACCTTATATAGGTATTCCACCTAAAGGATCTGATAAAAGTGTGGTTTATGAATCACAATTTTCTAGATTAGATAAATTAAGTCAAAAATATTACAATAATCCTTATCATGGATGGTTAATAATGTTGGCAAATCCACAATACGGTGGTGTGGAAGAAAATATACCTGATGGTGAAATTATAAGAATACCTTTTCCATTTAGAGACAGTATACAACAGTATATAGATGAAACTCAAAAATATATTAATTATTATATCAAAAAGTAAAATTTAATGGCTAAAGTTGAAAAAGTTGGAAAAGCGTTTATTGTAGATCCAAACCCGCCAGGTATGGAGATAGTTCCACCAGAAGATTTATTCATTTATGTTAAATTTTCTGCCTATCCTAGAAGTAGAGTTACGTATGGTGGACAAACATTGGAAGGTAATGCCATTAATTTTAATAATGGTATTGAGGATGAGGTACACTTCATCTCAACTAAAATAAAATATGATTATAAAACAGGTAAGCTTGATCCTCCTTTACAAAAAACATATGCAACTACAGATTGGACTAACATAGGTGGTTTTAATGCTTCAGACACTAAAAGTGCTGGTGTGTTAGAAGGTTTTGGTATAAAATCTATAGATATTAAATACAATTCTAGTTTAGTACCTACTGTGGATATCACATTTACAGATGTGAGGGGTGGTGCATTATTTGACGTAATTAAAGATGAAGACAGATTATCACCATATAGTATATTTTTTAAAATGCCTTACCCTGTATTTAATTTATCGGTAAAAGGTTATTTTGGACAAAAAGTAGATTTTTGTTTACATATGATTAATTGGACATCTAATTTTGATGGGAGTACAGGTAATTTTGACATTACCGCCAACTTCTTAGGTTTTCAGCAGGCTTTTTTAAATGATATGGTTTTAGGGAATATTATAGGTACAATTAATACTACTGAAGGTTATAATAATTTAAATCGTATATTTGATGAAAGTAAATCTGAAATAGGTAGTTCTGATTTAGGTGGAAAAACTTTAGAAGATTTAAGAAATAGTGGTGAATTAAATATAAGAAAAATAGATGATTTTTTTACACAAATTAGTAAGTTACAAGTACAATCAGAAATAATTAAAACTGAAATAAACAGTTTTCAATTCCTAAAAGATTTAAATGGTAAATTAAGTCTTTTAAAAACACTTAAATCTTTTATAGGTAATGCAATTCAAAAAGAACCTAAAAGTGATTCTAATGGTAGTGATGAAAAAACAGTACAATCTAAATCTTATTTAGAATTAGAAAATAGAATTGATATTATTGATACATCACCAATAAAAGACGATGAATTAATAAAAAATAAAAATTATTTATCTATAAGGGATTATGTTGTTTTTAATTCTATAAATAGGGCATCTTTTAAATCTTATATTTCTACTTTAAATTCTATTATTTTAAAATATAAAGAATATTTAAAATCTGATCAAAGAATAAAATATCAACCTAACAACACCTTAGAAAGTGCAAAATTAAAAGATATTTTAAAAACACAAAAAATCAAAACAAATGAGACAGTTGAATCTACTAAAGATAGGGATTTAATTGATTCATTTTTTGATATAACTAATGAAGAAAATTGGGAGAACTATATAGTATCACCAACTAAAGGAGTTAATTTAAAACCAGATCCAAAAAGATTAGATTTTATTTTAGAAAGTTTTTATACAACTGGTTCAGAAATTAATTTACTTAAAAATTATGATAAAGGCCCTGACATAAATAATAATTTAAATACAGATAGATTAAAAAAAAATATTTCAGATAAAATTTATTATTCACCAAAAACTAATTTGTTACCTACATCAAATGTTTTAGTTGCAGATTTTAGGAAACAAAGAGCGTTATTAGAAGATAGTATAATTGATTTGGAAGAAATAGTGAAAATACAAAAAGAAATTGTACAGGAAGAAATTAACGAAAAATTATTAGAAAATTTTAGAAAAGAATTTAATTTTAATCCTACCATTGGTAAATGTTTTGAGATTATTGCGAATAATACTCAGGCAATGGTAGAAACAATATATGATATAAGTGTTGCGGCAGAAGATAAAACTAAAGCCGAAAATAGAAAGTCCATTTTAAAAACATATGAAACAGATGTCCCAACAGGTATAGACGGTGTTGCTTGGCCTTCAATATATCAAAAAGGAGATAAAGGTGATTTAGAAGAAATTTATATGGGAGATGTTTTGGGTATTAATACTTCAGATTTTCCTGAATTGGATTTTGTTGAGAGAGTTTTTGAAAATATTGTTGGTAAAACAAAAACTTTAGAAGATGTCACAAAAGCTAGTGTTTTAAAAAATGGTTTAGATACAGATAATTGGTTTCCTATTAATCCAATAGATTATAAAGTAAATCCTTGGATAAAATTAAATTCACTGAATGATGTACAAAGTATAGGTAATGAATTATTAGAAAAGTTTTTTACTAGAGTATCATTATTAAATAATTACACAAAGTTCTCTCCATCGACAGGATTAAGAAATATAGATGAATACGCTAGGTTAGAATCCATTTCTGCAAATAAAACAATATTTTCAGAAAAAGCTAGAAAAATAATTTCTAATTTATTAATAGAAATTGAAAATCAATTAAATAATCCTAATACACCTGTTGTTGCAGCAGAATCTTTTAATATAAAAAAATGTAAATTTTATAATGATTTTATTATTGAAAATAATATAGGGTATGAAATAAGTGAGGTAAATGGGTATCAAAAGATAGGGGATTTTAAAATTAGTGGAATTTTTTCTGATGATATAGAATATATTTTATTTGATGAAAAAGGTATTGTTAATAATAATAAAAAATTATTTCAAGAAATTAAAGATGATGAAATTTATAGAAAATTAACCGATCCTAATGCTGGTAACATTATTAATAAAGAAGTAAAAGGTCCAGAGTTATTCTATAAAAACTTCTACTCAGGTGCAAATAATTTAACCACGTATAATTCATATAATATTTGGTATAAAGAAGTAGGGAATAGAATTTTAAAAAATAGTAATAATTTAATTTTAGGTGATTTATCTAAATGTAGGTTAGAGGATGTAAATCCTACTGGTTCAACTAATGATAGTCTTTATATAAACTCAACTTATTTTAATAAAACATATACAGGAAAAACAGATTATGGTGATATAATGACTGATAATGATTTATATGAAGGACAAACTTCTAATTATTCTAGGGCACTATTATTATTATCAACATTTCCATTTAGAAATTTTAAAGAAGGATTTTTAAATTCAGTTTTTGATAATTTAGTTTTTAATGGCGCTAGAATAATTAACCTCCCAAAATTATATGTTTATTATATTGGGGCACTTCTATGGCGGTATGAAGAATCTTTAGTGACTTCTGATCCAATTAAAAAAACAAATTTAAATAATAAAGATTATTCATTATTTATTACCCCACCAAATTGTTATTTAAATAGAATTGGATATAGGGCGGCATCATCAACAAATAAAATAGATAAAATAGCGTCTGAATATTTAGAAGATGAATTATTATATTTACCAAAATCAGTAAAAAATAAGTTAATAAATACATTTAAAAATTGGGTAGATTCAGAAAACTTTAATTCATCATTAACGGGTACTTTTGAAAAAAATATAAAAAAATATGTACCCGATTTAATTACTCAATCGACATTAACTAAACAAGATAAAGATTTAGCAAAATCATACGTCCATTCTAAAATAAAAGAGACAACTGATTTAATTCTTTTGAATCCAGATATATTTGATAAAGTTAAAATTCAGTTTAATAAAACAAATTACAAAGGTTTAGTGGTAGATAAAAATTCTTTATTGAGTTATATAACTAATTTTAAACAAAAATTTAATGAAGTTGGTAAAGACAATAAAAATGGTGAAGAAGGGACTAATGAATTTAAAAATGATAAAAAAAATCTTACACCTATTAAGTTACAGTTATATAACTATTTTAAAAATATAAATAATAAATGGGTTGGTAGTGAAGAAAAATCATTTAATATTTGTGGTGATCCTAATAATAAAAATTTATTTGATTATTTTAAATTTATAGATAGAGGTTGGAGATTTATTGGTGATGAAGCCACCTTTAATTTAAAAAGTTTTCTTACTTTGGGTAGTAATTTAAACACCAGTGTTTATTTTTTCATATCTAAATTATTAAGAGATAGTAATTTTTTATTTCAAATTTTACCTACATACATAAATTTCAAAAATGCAGAAGAGGTAGGTAAGATATTTCAACCACAAACAGTGTTACAAAATAATGAATCTACAGGACCAATATTCTGTTGTATATATATTGGTGGTGCATCAGAAAGATTAGATATAGGAGAAAGAAGTAATTATTATTTTAAAGACGATGGTTTTAGTTTAACTACTGGTGAAATACCAGCAGATTTAACCGATACCAATAAAGCCCTTATTGATAATAATGGTAACATTGGTATAGATGAGACATCATTAGTGGCATTTAGAGTATCTTTTGGTGCCCAGAATCAAACAGTATTTAAAAATTTATCTTTGAGTCAGCAAGAACATAGAGAAACTGGCGAATATTTTTCAGCATTATCTGATATTATTGATAAGAGAGGGGGTACTCAAAAAACATATGTGGGTACAGATTTATTAAGATTATTTAAAGCTAGATCTTATACTTGTAAGGTTGATGCTATGGGTTGTATGAATATACAACCTTTAATGTATTTTGACTTACAAAATGTACCATTTTTTAATGGTGCGTATTTAATAACAAGTGTGTCACATAGCATTTCTCCAAATGAAATGTCAACTAGCTTTGATGGTGTTAGACAATCCAGATTTAAAACTTCCCCAACAAAAGAAATAACTGCGGATTTAGATATTGATTTAAATGAAAGTAGTGAAACACCAAAAATAGAGTTTACCAATTTAAATAATAAAAATGAATTATTTAGTATTGGTGTTTTAAACCCTAACGATAAATTTGATTTCGACATTAATTTTAATGGTCAATCAGGTATTGATAAATTTAAAAATATTGGTGTGACAAGTTTTACTGATGAAAATTTAAGGAACTTAATAGATTATTTCAGAATTAATTTAGAGTCAGAAAAAATAGTAACAAATTCTCAAGTGACTATGGCATTATCAGCAATTTTTTCTAATTCCGAAAATTTATTAAGCACTGAAATGAAATGGGATGCGGAAAATAAAGAAACTTATATAAGAAGATTTCCTGAAAATGATATAAATAATGGTAAAATTAAATACTATGGCATTACAACATCTAATGAAAAATATTTAAAAGTGCAACCAATATTCACTGCGGGTACTATAGATGACATTTCTTATTTATTACCAGGTAATGACGATTTGAAGGAATTTTTAATAAATGATCGGATTGAAAACAGAAAAAAAGAAATAAATGATAAATTACCTAATTTAGATGTTAATAATGCAACTGAAAAAACCGAAAAAGAAAAATTAGAAAAAGAATTAAAAAAATTAAATGATCAAGAGGCTAATTTAAGTGCTACTACTAAATATTATAATATTTTTGAGGGTGATGCTTATAGATTTAGACCTAGAGGATACCTTTATATGGTAGGTAGAAAACAATACACAGATATCTATTCAGATTTAGGACAAATAGACCCAAAACAATTTTCTAAAACACCTGAACAGGCGTTTTTTACTTCTTTAAAAATATGGAAATATCTAAAAGAAAATTCTAAAAGTGCTTACGATTATTCATCATTAAATAGTGGTTCTGCCACTATTTATAAAAAATGTATAGACATTACACACCAATATAATGGTAAAGGTATTGAGGTAGTCTTTTCTACTTTTGAAAAAGTGTTAACAATATTTACAGATAAGAATGGTAACCCATTAATTAATTATTTTAATCCTTGACCTTAACATTTTAAAAAAAAATTATTATATTTGCAATATGTATTTTGGAAATATAATATCAGATTCAGAAATTCGTATAGACGGATTTAAAAAGTTTAACTCAGATGAAATCATTGACAATGATTTACCTACAATAATAATTGGTTGGGAATTAACAAAAAAAATTTATGAAAATAAAGTTTCTATTCTTCATAAAACAATAAATATAAAAACTTTTTGGACATTTTCACCAAAGGAAAGGAAAGTTGATTTTGAAGTAGATTTAGAGGGTTTCAAAGAATTTTGTTACAATACTTTTGGTAATAACATACCATATGTATATTTAGATTTACTTTATGGTAAAAAATCGATAAATAAAAAAATAATTAAAAAAATATTTTCACTAGTTAATCCATATATATACATTTCAGATAATAATATGGTTTATGTTTATGGGGATAATATAATATTTGGGATAGATTTAAATGTTATTAGTTATTTTGAAAATAAGAAGGAAAAAGTTATTAAAAAAATAAAAAATTTAAAAAATAATGTTTTGATAGATTCTGAGATATTTAATAATTATGGGGATTTTATTTATAAAATAAAAAATAAAAATAGATTAATCCCTTATATTATTAAAAATGGAAACTACTAATAAAATTATTACGTTAGCATCTTTTATTTATACAGATAAAATAGATTCTTTTAAAAAATATTTAAAAAAAAGATTTAAAATAAACGAAGAAAATGTTTTTATTTATTCTTATGAAGAAAAAAATAAAAAACTTATAACATATAGAGTTATATTACAAAATGAAGGTAGAGTGGATATCACATCAATAATCCCACCAACTGTAATTGTCCATAAAAAAGGTGAATGTTTTTATACTATTAATGCCTTAAATAAATTAATTGAAAAAATTAATTACTTAGAAAACGGTAACATTAATCATTTAGATTATAAAATAAATTGGGATGAATACCAGAATAAAATTATAATCATTAAAAATGAAGAGTTAAAAATAATAGATATAGTTAGAGATTTTTCTTAAATAGTAGATATTTATTAATAAAAAACAAATTTATGGAAGATAATAAAAATAAAAAAAATAGCGAAAATTTAGAATCTAAATTAGATAATTTTTTATCTAACAAACCAAACCAAACTGAAGAGTGTGTTGGAGATGAATGTTTGATAAATGATGGAAAAGAAATTGTTGAGAGAGTAAATAAAGTTTACAAAACAAACGATGGTAGACAACTTTTAATATAAAAAATATGAATAAAAATAGACTTATTTCTGAAGATTTAAAAAGGTATAAACAACTTTTAGAATATACTTTTTATGTGCCAGAAGAAAAAGAAAAAGATTTAAATGGAGATTTATTATTAGATGATTCTTTTTTAACTGAACAAGATCCTGCAGGTGACGATCCTTTTATGGATGTCGCAGATGACGAAGGCGGACAAGCACCAACTACTGGTGACACTGAAACTACTACAGATGACGAAGGTGGACAAGCACCAACTACTGGTGACACTGAAACTACAACAGGTGCTGAGGAAGTTGAAATAGAAGATGAATTTGCGGATGAAGGTGATGATACTATTGAAGTTGATGTAACAGATATTGTAGATAATACTGAAGAAACAAAAAAATCTGTAGATAATGTAAGTAATAAAATGGAGGATTTACTTGCCAAATTATCAGAGTTAGAACAACAAGTTAGTGGTATGGATAAAGTTATTGATAAGATAGATTCGTTAGAAAAGGAAATAGAAAAGAGAAATCCTACACCTGTTGAAAGATTAGAACTTAGATCTATGGACTCTTTTCCATATAGTGTAAAATTAACTGATTTTTGGAAAGATAAAGATGGTTACGATGTAGAAGGTGAAGAAGAAAATGAATATGTTTTAAGACAAAGTGATGTCGATAATTTTGATAGGAATCAAATAAAGGCATCGTTTAATTATTCAGAAAAAAAAGATTAAAACAAATGATATAAAAAAAGAACCTCACTAACAAAGTGGGGTTTTTTGTTATATACATATTGACTTTTTAATATTTTGTTAGTATCATTGTATATTATTAATTTTAAAAAATAAAAAATGAGTAAAACTTTAGATGCAATTTTATCACAGTATGAAAAAAATACTGAAGATAAAAAAACTACTACTAAGTTGTCTAATGAAGACAGACTTAAAAAGTATTTTAGTGAAAAATTACCCAAAGGAGTAAAATCCCAAACTAAAAGGTTTAGGATTTTACCTAACAAAGATGGAAGTAGTCCATTCACTGAGGTATATTATCACGAAAAACAAGTTAACGGTAAATGGGAAAAAATTTACTGTAACCATTTAAACGATGGTGAACATTGCCCATTATGTGAGGCAAAAGACGCTCTTTATGAGGATGGTTCTGAAAGGGCTAAAAAATTAGCAAAAGAATTTATTGCTAGAAAATTCTACGTTGTTAAAGGTATTGACAGAGACAATGAAGAAGATGGTGTTAAATTTTGGAGATTTAAACATAAATATACTGGTGACGGTATTATGGATAAAATCATTCCTTTATTTAAATTAAAAGGTGATATCAGTGACCCTAGAGAAGGTAGAGATATTATCATAACTACAGGTAAAAACGACAAAGGTTATAGTGTAGTTAACTCTATTATGGCAGATGATACATCTATTCTTACAAAAGACAAAGAAAAGGCAAATGATTGGTTTAATAATGAAGAAACACATAGAGATGTTTATTCTAAAAAACCACAAGAGTATCTAGATATTGTTGCCACAAATAAAACCCCAATTTGGGATTCTGAACAAAAGAAATTTGTAGCTGAAGAAGACAAAGAAGAAAAAGAAACTGCGTCTTTAACTGAAGAAATCAATATGATGAAATCAGAAACTTTTAAAACAAAAGATTTAAAATATACTGATGATTCAGATGACGAAGATGAAGATGACGATTTTTATTCTACTAGTTTAGAAGATGACGATGATGAATTACCGTTTTAATAATAAAACATGTCTAAAACACCATTAAAGAAAAAAGCTTCTGATTTTTCATCTATTAGAAAAAAGTTTTCCTCTAGTGATAAATATAAAGAACAAAAATACTTTGATCTAGGGGAAGCTTTCCAAAAGTCTACAGGATTACCAGGTCCTGCTATGGGTCAGATAAACATGCTTTTAGGTCATTCGGACACTGGTAAAACAACTGCACTTATTAAAACTGCGGTAGATGCGCAGAAAAAAAATGTTTTACCTGTTTTTATAATTACTGAACAAAAATTTAGTTTTGAACATGCTAAACAAATGGGTTTAGATGCTGAATATATTGAAGAGGTAGATGAAAAAACTGGAGAAGTTAGTGCATATTGGGACGGTTTTCTTTTATATAAGTTAGGGTTTGATTATATTGAACAAGCTTTTCATTATGTAACTGAAGTATTGGATGCCCAAAAAAGTGGAGAAATTCCTTATGATATAGTATTTTTATGGGACTCAATAGGTACAATCCCTTGTCAAATGAGTTTTGAAGGTAAAGGAGGTAATCAACATACTGCAAGAGTTATTTCAGAAAAATGGGGTATGGGTTTAGCTCAAAGAATTACTTCTTCGAGAAAAGAAAGTTTTCCTTATACTAATACTATGATTTTTGTAAATCAGCCTTGGGTGGCATTACCTGATAATCCATTCGGACAACCTACTATTCAACCAAAAGGAGGTAATTCTATTTATCTTTCTTGTGCATTAGTATTCTTATTTGGCAACCAAAAAAGTTCTGGAGTTTCTAAACTTTCTGCCACTAATAAAGGTAGAAAAGTTAATTTTGCGATTAGAACAAAAGTAGGTATCCATAAAAATCATATGAATGGTTTAGGTTATGCCGATAATAAAATATTAGCAACTACACACGGATTTATAGAGGATGATAAAAAATCAATTGATGATTACAAATCAGAAAACAAAGATTATTGGGCAGAAGTGTTTGATACTGTTGGTGATGAGGATTCATTTGATGTTGTTGAGGAGAACTTTATAGAATCTCCTGTTGATTATTCTGATGATTGACTGTTTAACCATTAAATGATGGTTTGTGAAAATCCCAAATAGAAAAACAAAAACATTTCAAAAAACACTTATTGTAGACGGAGATTCGTTAATAAAAACCGCCTATCATGGAGCAAAAGATCTTTATTATAAAGATACTCACATAGGCGGTATTTTTCAATTCCTTACTATGATTAGAAAACTTATAAATGAATATAAGTTTGATAAAGTATATGTGTTTTGGGATGGACAATTTAGCGGTAGGTTAAGGTATGACATTTATGAAGATTATAAATCAAATAGAGATAAAGATTTTTATAATGATCAACCACCATCAGAAATAGAATTATACCTACAAAAAGAAAGAGTTAAATTTTACTGTGAGGAATTGTTTATTAGACAATATAGTGATGATATTGTTGAGGCAGATGATTTAATCGGTTATTATATAAAAAACATTTCAGATGATGAAAAAGTTGTTATAATGACTAATGATAGAGATATGTGTCAACTAATTGGAGAAAGAGTTGGTATTTACGTAATTAATTTAAAAAGGATAGTTACTAAAGATAATTATTTAGAACATTTTAATCATCACTATACTAATTTAAAACTAATTAAAATCATATCTGGTGATGTTAGTGATAATATAAAAGGTATCACAGGTGTAAGTGAAAAAACTTTATTGAAATTTTTTCCCGAAATTAAAGAAAAAACTTTGACATTGGAATATATTTTTAGTAAAATTAAAGATATACAAAAAGATAGAAAAAGTAATTTAAAATCGTTAGATAATATCATAAATAAAGTGACTAAGGGTAAACAAAAAGAAAATATATTTGAAATAAATCAAAAGATAATTGATTTAAGTAACCCTATCATAACAGAAAACACAAAATCAGATTTAGATTATTTAATGTCAACAACAATTGATCCTGAAGGTAGAGAAATTAAAAATGTAATTAAAATGATGATGGAAGATGGTTTAATGATGGCAATACCTGGAGGACAAGATGGGTATTTAAATTTTCTACAACCATTTCTTTCATTAATAAAAAAAGAAAAAAAATATTATAACAGTTTAAAATGAATACAAATATGAAAAATAGTTATCAAAGTTACCCATATGAATTCTTATTTATGATTAACGGTAATCCTATTGTTGGAAGGAATTTCCCAATAAAAAATTTTAATAGAGAAAGTTTAAGTTCTTTAGATTTAAAAGATGTAATAGATGATGTAGTAAATGTAATTAAATTACATTTTAAAAACAATACTTATGAGTATTTGTATAAATATTATAGTTATTTTGCAGAAAATAATAACAATGAAGAATATGGAGTGAGAGACATTTACGAAAATGAAGATTTTTTTACTTTCCAAATAAAAATCAATAATAGAGTAATAATTAAAAAGATTTTCACAGGAAATGATTTTCCACCAAAAGTAAGATATGATGTAGATATAAGAAAAATTATACCTAAAATCATTGAAATCATACAAATAGGATTAAGTCAAAAAAATTATACAAAAAATTATGGTGATTATGACTTAACTAAGATATTTATTAATAACCAAATCTAAAAACGTTATGGCGAAAAATGAAAGTTCTAATTTAGGTTATTTAGGATATAGTTTCCAAATAAAACTAGTAAAACAATTAATAGAGGATCAAAAATTTTCAGAAAGTATTATTTCAATAATTGACCCAAATTATTTTGATAATGAATATATGAGATTAGTTGTTGCTAGTGTTAAAAACTACTATGAAAAATATGAAACCATACCGTCTTATGATACCATCTTTAACCTTGTTAAAACAGAAGTAAGAAGAGAAATTACCAGAGAGTCAGCAAATGAGTTAATTAAAGAAGTTAAAGATTCAGATAATAAGGATTGTTTACACACACAAGACGTTGCCATTAAGTTTTGCAAACAACAAGAGCTTAAGAAGGCTACTTTAAAAATTCAGAAAATTTTAGATACTGGAGATTTTGATAGATATGATGAGTGTGAAGAAATAGTTAAACAAGCTATAACTGTGGGTACAGAAAAAGACAATGGTGTGGATGTTTTTCACGGAATTAAAAACGTTTTATCTGCGGATTTTAGAAACCCTATCCCAACAGGATTAATTGGTATAGATAATTTAATGGGTGGAGGTTTATCAAAAGGTGAGATAGGAGTTATTTTGGCGGCGTTTGGTGTAGGTAAAACTACATTGATGACTAGAATGGCAAATACTGCATTTAAGATGGGTAAAAATGTTGTACAAATATTCTTTGAGGATACTACAGAAGTTATTCAAAGAAAACATTACACATGTTTTACTGAAGTACCTTTGAGTGAATTAGAAGACAGAAGTGATGAAGTAGAACAAAAGTTATCTAATTTTCAAGAATTACCTGGAAATTTAATTTTAAAAAGAATGCCTAGTGATGGGACAACAATACCACATATTAGACAATATCTTAAAAAATTAATTTCTAATGGTATTAAACCTGATGTTATTTTCTTAGATTACATTGACTGTGTTCAGCCAAATAAACAATTTAAAGATGAATTTAGTGGTGAAGGTAATGTAATGAGACAATTTGAAACTATGGTATCTGAATTAGGGGTGGCAGGATGGACTGCAGTACAAGGTAACAGAAGTGCTATTGGTGCGGAATTAGTAGAGGCAAATATGATGGGTGGTTCTATTAAAAAAGGACAGATTGGGCATTTTATTTTATCGGCAGCTAAAACATTGGATCAAAAAGAACAAGGAAGAGCTACTTTAGCTATACTTAAATCTAGATTTGGTAAAGACGGTGTTGTATTTGAAGACATTTTATTTGATAATGGTACATTAGTTATTGATACTAGTGATAGTAGAGATATAACGTTATTAGAACATGATAAATTGTCTAAGAAAAAAGATTCTAATTTTATACAAGAAACTTTAAACAAAAAAAGAGAATCACTTAATTAAAGTAAAAAAAATAAAAAAATGATGAGTTACAAATTAAGTCATATAGGAATTTACACACCAAAAATTAATAATAAAAAAAATTAAAAAACTATTAAAAAATGGAATTATCAAACAGAATTTTGTCTGACATTACAGTTTATATGAAATATGCAAAATTCTTACCAGAAAAAAACAGAAGGGAGAGTTGGGAAGAATTAGTCACTAGAAACAAAGAAATGCATCAAAAAAAATACCCTAATATTAAAGATGAAATTGAAGAGGTATATAAATTAGTGTATGATAAAAAAATATTACCATCAATGAGAAGTTTACAATTTGGAGGTAAACCAATAGAGATATCACCTAATAGGGTATATAATTGCGCATATTTACCTATTGATCACGTTGACGCATTTTCTGAAACAATGTTTTTATTGTTAGGTGGTACTGGTGTAGGGTATTCAGTTCAAAAACATCACGTAGAAAAATTACCTGAGATTAGAAAACCTAATCCTGATAGAAAAAGAAGATACCTTATTAGTGATTCGATTGAAGGTTGGGCAGATGCAATTAAATTATTAGTTGAATCTTATTTTGGTGTAAAATCATCTACACCTATATTTGACTATTCTGATATTAGACAAAAAGGGGCGTTATTAGTTACTTCAGGTGGTAAGGCACCTGGACCTCAACCTTTAAAAGATTGTATACATAATATTAAAAAAGTATTAGATTCTAAAAATGATGGTGAAAAATTAACACCTATTGAAACTCACGATATTATATGTCATATTGCGGACGCAGTATTGGCAGGGGGTATCCGTAGAGCTGCATTAATTAGTTTATTCTCAGCGGATGATAATGAAATGATTTCTTGTAAGTCTGGAAATTGGTGGGAATTGAATCCACAAAGAGGTAGAGCAAATAATTCGGCAGTTTTATTAAGACATAAAGTTACAAAAGAATTCTTTTTGGATCTATGGAAAAGAATTGAATTAAGTGGGGCAGGTGAACCAGGAATTTATTTTTCAAATGATAAAGATTGGGGAACTAATCCTTGTTGTGAGATAGGTTTAAGACCATATCAGTTCTGTAATTTATGTGAGGTAAACGCTTCAGGTATTGAATCACAAGAAGATTTTGAAAAAAGAGTTAAAGGGGCGGCGTTTATTGGAACATTACAGGCTGGTTATACTGATTTCCATTATTTAAGAGATGTATGGAAAAGAACTACTGAAAAGGATGCACTTATTGGTGTAGGTATGACAGGTATTGGATCTGGTGTAGTTTTAGGTTATGATATGAAAGCTGCGTCTGAAGCGGTTAAAGAAGAAAACGAAAGAGTTGCAAAATTAATAGGGATTAATTCTGCAGCTAGAACTACTACAGTTAAACCATCAGGGACATCATCATTAGTTTTGGGTACTTCATCAGGTATACATGCTTGGCATAATGATTATTATGTTAGAAGAATAAGAGTGGGTAAAAATGAAGCTATTTACACATACCTTTCTATTAATCATCCTGAATTGATAGAAGACGAAATTTTTAGACCTCATGATACTGCAGTTATATCGATACCGCAAAAATCACCAGAGGGATCTATTTTGAGGTATGAATCTCCTTTTGATTTATTAGAAAGAGTTAAAAAAGTTTCACAAGAATGGATTAAGCCAGGACATAGAGGTGGGCAAAATACTCATAATGTATCTGCAACAATTTCTTTAAAAGAAGAAGATTGGGAATTGGCTGGTGAATGGATGTGGACTAATAGAAAATTCTATAATGGTTTATCTGTTTTACCGTATAACGGAGGAACTTACCAACAAGCACCTTTTGAAGATTGTGATAAAGAAACTTATGAAAATATGATGAAATCTTTATCATCTGTAGATTTATCTAAGGTAATTGAATTACAAGATAATACTAATCTTTCTGGTGAGGTTGCTTGTGCAGGAGGAGCTTGTGAAATTGTTTAAGTTATGGATGTTAAATGGGGTAATGATGTAACGTTAACATATCAAGTATTGTTAGCGTTCTATAATCAAAGAAAAAACAATTAATAATGAATGTAGGTGCGTCAAAAGATTGGATCCAACAACTATATGTAAGAGAATTTGAACCTAAACTACAACCAAATGAATTTTATTATGATAATCAAGGTAGGATAGTGATGACTGAAGAGTATCATAAAAGAAGAGGTAGTTGTTGTGGTAGTGGTTGTAAACATTGTCCTTACGAACCTAAACATTTAAAAGGTAATACTTTTATAAAGTAAATAAAAGTCGGATTTCTCCGACTTTTATTTTTTATATAATAAGGAAATCATTTCTTTATCCCTTTCTGTCATATCAACGCTTTTACTTTTTAAAATAGTATTTTTCTCATTTTCTTGATGGCAAAAACCTAAAATATGGAACATTTCGTGTCTTATGGTTATCGGAGTACATTTATGTTTACCACACTCTATAATATCTATATGAGTTCTACATTTGACTATTTTTTTACCAGCGTGATATATGTATGTTATTCCAGTAGAATTTTTTACATCTTTTGAACTCCAATCAAATAATTTTATGAATTCATCATCTGAAGTAAAATATATTACAGAGTTAGATTTATCGATATCATCAACAATTGTTATTTTTATTGATTCCATAAGAGAATTAAATTCTTTTACGGTACTTACCACAGTTTCATAGTTTTCTTGAGTATAATTACCGTAAAGAAATAATTTTATGTCTGTATTCCATTTTTCACCATAATGAGTGGCATTATCAAATTCAATTTTGGTAAAATTTTCTTGAGAAAAACAAGAGATACTATTTAAAATTAATAGTGATAAAAGTATTTTTTTCATAGTTGTTAAGTATTTATATAACAAATATAATATTTATTTTTTTAACTGCCAAAAAAAATTATAATTAATTTATGAGGAATTTATTTGAGGAATTACAAAGGATGAAAAATTTGATGGTGTATGATAAGGGTTCATACATTATGGAAGTGAGTACCTCATCACAACCCAATATAAATAAGAGTAGTGATAAACCTGCAACAGATAAACCTGCAGCAGATAAACCTGAACAAAATCAAGATACTAAATCATCATCAGAAGGTGGTCAAAAAACTGCAGATAAAAATGATTGTTTTTTTGTGAAAGCTACGGGAAGATTTGTGGTAGATGTCCCTACAGGATCAAAAGCAGTAGAAAATTTTATAATAGAACTTAGAAAAGTTGTTAGTGCCAATCCTGAATACCAAGAAGCATTGGATAGTGGTACAATGTATATAAGAGATATTACGTTACAAGGTTTTGCTAGTAATTTTTATGGTGGACCTGTAGAACCCCAATTTGATAATGACTATTGTAAAAAATGGGAAATACCTCCAGATAGGAAATATGGTGGTGTTTGTACACAATTTGAATTTAAACCTTTTAGTGGTAAAAAATTACCTAAATCCCAATATAAAGGTGATCAAGCCACCAATCAAAAATTGGCTAGAAAAAGGGCAGAGAATTTATTTGCCGTAATTAAAGAAACTTTAGAAAAACATGGAAAAACTTATGGTATAAAATTAGATCCAACCACCGAACCTAAATATATTGAGGGGGGTAGTTTATATACTAAAGATAATGTTGATGAGTATTGGAGGACGTTAATCGCTACAGGAAAACTTAATCCTGGACAAATAGTTGCGGTAACCGCAAATGTGTGTTATACTCTTAAAGAACCTTGTCCTGATCCTTGTATGGAAAAAGATGATTCTGGTAATTGTAAATGTCCTGAAGGTATGACATATAACGAAGAAACTAAACAATGTGAATGTCCTCCTGAACAAATTAAAGAAGGTTGTTTATGTAAAACCAAAGAAAAAGAACCTTGTCCTGATTGTATGGAAAGGTTAGAAGAGGACGGAGAATGTGAATGTAAAAAAGGGTTATATAAAGTAGACGGTAAATGTTTTTGTGATAAGGCAGGTAAGAAATCTCCTGATGAAAATTGTGAGTGTGGTTGCCCTAAATGTATGAAACGTGATGAAAATGGTGAATGTAAATGTCCTGATGGGATGACATATAATGAAAAAACTGAAAAATGTGATTGTCCAGAAGGTAAAATAAAACCAACAGAGGATGCGTGTAATTGTATTACACCTAAACCCCCAATAAAATGTAATCAAGAGTATAAAAAAGAAGGTGCTAGAGGAACAAAACAAAATAATTTTGTTGCGGCAACAGTTAAAAGTAGTTTTCCTGCTGGTGCTGGTGATGTTATAACAATCGCATTTGATTCATTAGTAGTTCCTGACGCATTTTATGTTAGATATGGAGATCAAGAATTCTTTAGTGGATTTATGGGGGATGTTTATAATACAGAATATAGACAAATTGCGCTAAGTATTCCAGAAAGAAAAAAAATGTTACCGTTACAATCAAAAACAACAAAAGAAAAGATTAAAAAATCTTTAGCTGATGGTGATAACGATTATAGTCAAATGGAAAACATTGTAAGAAATTTTGTTGGTGAATTAATAATCTATAAACGTGAAGATGGTTTATTAGAAAGTATTAATGCGGCGATTAAATCTGAGGGTGGTAAGTTAAACGTAAAAGATATATTTAAAAATGGTGATGCTGAAGCGGAAAAAATAACCGATGACATAATAAATTCAGGAAGTATTGCGGATAACATAGGTAGATATGGTTCTATAATGAAATCAGGTGCTTCTTTTAAAATTAATAAAGAAACAGAAAATCTTGAATTAATAGTATTGGCATTTTCCCCACTAGATAGAACAATATTCAATATGCAAATTAAATGTAGTCAAGAATAATTATTTTATTATTTCTTTTCAAAAATTTTATAGTATTATATTTATATACATATGGCAAAGACTAGGTATATAAATATTGATTTTCCTTTTAGAGATGCTGGAAACGGTTTTTATTTTAAATTGAATAAAAGTGATAAAGATGCGATTAGGGCAGATTTATTACATCTTTTATTAACGAATAAAGGTGAAAGATTATATCTTCCTGATTTTGGTAGTGATTTAAAAAAATTCATTTTCGAACCAAATGATGAGATAACACATGCGGATATAAGGAATAATCTAAATGATACAATTAAATTATATATACCTAATTTAATTATAAATGATATTTCATTTAGGAATAATGACATAGAAGAATTAATAATTGTGGAGTTAACTTATACTGTTACAGAGGGAACTTTCACAAGTACAGATACAGTAACCTTAACATTCTAAGATATGGTAAAAAAAATTGATTATAATGCACGTAATTTTTCTGACGTAAGATTACAACTTATAGAATTCATTCAAAAATATTATCCAGAAATTTTTTCAGATTTTAATGATGCTTCTGTTGGTATGATGTTATTAGAATTAAACGCTGCGGTTGGAGATATGTTATCATTCCATACTGATAGAATGTTTAATGAAACTCAAATTAGTTACGCACAAGAAAGATCTTCTATATTAGAATTGGCTAGAACATTTGGTTTAAATATACCAGGTAAAAGACCTAGTATTACTATTGTAGATTGGACTGTGACTAATATACCTGTAAATGGTGATACATTTGATATAAGTTATGCACCTAAAATTTTAAAAGGTTCACAGGCAACAGGTGCAGGTAAAGTATTTGAACTTATTGAGGATTGTGATTTTTCATCTCCTTTCACTACTGGAGGAATACCTAACAGATTAGTAATACCTAATATTGACGGTAATGGAATTATCCAAAACTACTCACTTACAAAAAGAGAAATAATGTTAAATGGTTTTACTAAAATTTATAAAAAAACATTAGGTAGGGGAGATTATAGACCATTTTTAGAAATAATATTACCAGAAGATAATGTCTTATCTATTGAAAATATTATAATAAAAGAAGGTACTAACTTTGTAAATAACCCAACAGAAGATGAATTTTCTAATTTTGATTTAAGTTGGTATGAGGTACCTGCATTGGCACAGGCAGAAATTTATATTGAGGATGAAAATGCGGTATCAGATAGAGAAGGTGTAGTTGTCGGAAAATGGAAAAATGCACCTAAAAGGTTCATAAAAGAATTTACAGATAATGGATTTTGTAAAATTACTTTTGGTGCAGGTGATGCCGATATTTCTGAATTAAATGATTTTGTAGGATGTAGAGGACAAATAGATAGAATAGGTAGAGTAGTAAATAACCTTTCTTTAGGTGAGATACCACAAACAAATAATACTTTATATGTAAGGTATAGAATAGGTGGGGGACAAGATTCTAATATTGGTCCTAACACAATAACTACTTTGGGTACAGTTAGTACAATTATTAATGGAGACGATTCCAATATAAATAGAATTATTAGTAATAGTATTAGTGTTAATAACCCAATTCCTGCGTTAGGTGGTAAAGAAGAACCATCTGTGGAAGAAATAAGAAATTTAGTTAAATATAATTTTTCGGCACAAAATAGATGTGTAACTATAAAAGATTATCAAAGTAGAATACCATTGATGCCTGGTAAATTTGGAGTTCCTTTTAGAACAGGTGTGTGGGAAGAAAGAAATAAAATAAATGTTTATATATTAGCATTAGACGCTAGTAGTAAATTAACTACTGAAGCCACTTCAGCATTAAAACAAAATATTGCCGAATATTTGGCTGATTTTAGAATGATAAATGATTATGTTACGGTTAAAAATGGTAGGGTAATAAATTTAGGTTTTGAGGTAGATATTTTTGCAGATAAGGCAGTACCAAAAGGAGAAGTTATTTCAGGGGTTATTTCATCTATTACACAATATTTTGATATAAATAAATGGGAAATGGGTGATAATATCTATCTTTCACAATTAGTTGAAAATATTAACAATGTGGCAGGTGTATTAAATGTTACCGATCTTAGAGTTTATAATAAAGTTAACGAAAATGGTAAATATTCTTTAAATGAGATAGCTCAACCATATATTGATGATGTTACAAGACAAATTGATTTATTAGGTAGATATACTTTATTCGGTGCACCTAATGCGATGTTTGAGATTAAATACCCAAATAAAGATATTAAAGTTACAATTTCAACCTCATAGTAATTACTTTTTTAAAAAAATAATTAGTTTTAATAAAAAAAATTAAAGTTATGGAATGTAAAACATGTAATCAAAAAAGTAAAAAAGGGGGTAAACAAAATCAAACTATGGATATTAATTTAATTCCTGAATCAATTCAGAATGGGAATTATAATGGTAATTTCTTTTTTAAAATCATTGCGTTTTTATCGATAGTGGTTGTATTACCACTAATTATTTTAGTTTTAGTTGGACAAATTTTTATGACATTCTTTTTACCAAAGTCTTTACCTAAAGTAAGTAAAAAATTTAAAGACTTTTTTATTGGTATTTTAACTTCTTATGCGAAATTTAAACATAACAGAGAAGTTAAGAAACGTGAAAGACAATTTAAAGATACAGTTTCTTACAAAGAAAAAAAAGAAAATAAAACTAAAACAGAATTTGATGATATAGAAATTTTTGAAAATAAAAAATAATAAAAGGATAAAATGATATTAATATGTCTAAATCATTTAGAATTAGGACAACACCAGGTAATGACAATGGGTATTTAAAGGTTAATGTTGATCTTAGTCAAAATTATGATCATTTAGAAATATTAAGTTTAAAAATATCACAAAAAGACGATTACCAAAGTTTTTGTTCTGAATATGGAGTAATTGCGGGTAGGGTTATAATCAATAATGGATTTGGTGTACCAAATGTTAGAGTTTCTATATTTGTACCTGTAGATGATAATGATTTACAAGATCCTGTTAAATCATCAATCTATCCTTATACAGAACCATTTCCTGATCAAAAAAATAAAAATGGTATACGATATAATGTATTACCTAAAAATCAACAAACATTAGATCATACACCTGTTGGTACATTTCCTAAAAAAAGAGAAATATTAGATAATAATACTACTTTAGAAATTTATGAGAAGTATTATAAATATACTACTACAACAAATGAGGCGGGAGATTATATTTTATTTGGTGTTCCAGTAGGTGATCATTTCTTACATTATGATATGGATGTAAGTGATATAGGGTTTTTATCTGTGAGACCTTTTGAATTAATAGAACAAGGATATAGTGATGATTTATTTAAAGATAGATTTAAATTTAAATCTTCTAATAATTTAGATAGTTTACCACAAATTTTTTCTGAAAATATACCTGTAAGAATTGAACCTTATTGGTGTGATAGTTTAAGTGTCGGTAATGGGTTAGGTATAAATAGATATGATATCTCTATCGATAATTTAGAATTAGTACCCACTGCCATTTTTATGGGTAGTGTTTTTTCTGACGATGAAAAAGATTCTTTAAATAAGAATTGTAAACCAGCCAGAGAAATGGGTAAAATGAATGAAGTTATTACTGGTGCAGGTAATATAGAGGCATTAAGGAGAACAGTTGATGGTAGAATAGAAAAATATAGTTTTAAAGGTAATGGTATTGACGATAATGGTAACTGGTCTTTATTAGTTCCTATGAACATAAGAAAAGTGGTAACTGATGAGTTTGGTAATTTAGTACCTTCTCCTGATGGAATTAAAGGTGTTGCCACTGAAGGTGATTATAGATTTAGGATTTCTATGGATGCCACTTCTAATGATAAAAGATTAAGACAAAGGGCGAAATTTTTAGTCCCTAATACAAATAATAATTTTAATTTTAGTGAATATAGTCCCGAAGATTTAAAGAATAGTCAGGATTTTACCATAAACCAACAGTTATCTACAATAACTACTGGTACACCGTATGCAAATGATTTAAGAAACCAATATAACTATTTAGAAGAATTTTATCCTTTTAGGTGGAAAAAAGTTTATACTGTAAAACAATATATAAGTAGGTATCAAAAATTAGGTGGTAAGAATGGAGATGAGGCAAGAGGTTTTATAGGTATTAAAGATATATTAAATGCGGAAGGTGTTAATAAATTCCCAACAAATAGAATTGATATTAATTTAAATCCTTTATATACTATAATATGTCTTATATTAACTTTTTTTGGTCATATAGTAGGATTCATTAATGGGATATTAAACATCATTAATGGACTTATAACCCAAATATGCTCAATAAAAATACCTGTTGGGTTGACAATTTATTTAGTTTATTGTTTTAACTTACCAGCTGGATTTGAATTTTGTAACCAACCATATAAAAATTTATATTGCCCTCAACCAGGTGGAGTTGGTGATTGTGGTGATGGTACGAATGGTTGTGGGAATGAATGTGCCGCTTCGGGTGGTACAGTATTTACTTTAAAAATTTATATAAAATGGAGATGTATTTTTAGTCCTTTATTGTGTAATAAATGTAAAGGAATATGTCCTGCTTCTTCTACCCATAGTTGTTGCCCCTCATCCCAAACCAATCCATCATATCCTTATAATGGATGTCCTAGTAATAATGCGACTATACAGGCTTTAGCCACTGCAGGTGTCCCTTCTAGTCCACCTTGTTGTAGTAAATGTTGTGTTAAAATACCTCTAATAGGTTTAAAATGTGCAGATGAAGGTTTGGATATAAGGGTTACTTTAATAAAGAGTCCATTTGGTAATTCACAAGGTTGTAATTCACCATTTGTTGAACCATTTAAATGTTTGAATTGTGGTGGTTTACAAACTGCAGGAATTAAAGATTGGGTTTCTTGTGTAATGGAGCCTGTAGCAGTTTTTCTTAGAATGTTGAAATTTGATTTTTATAATGATTGGGTTGGTGGTACTTTATATTTCCCACTAATTAAAAGAAAATATAAATTAAAAAAATCTAAACGTAAATTTGGACAAATTAAAAAAGATAAATTTTGTGATTTTGATTGTAGAGAAAGAGGTAACAGTCAAAATTTTCAGGGAGATCCCTCATTTACCCAATGGAGAATTAAAATACCATCGATACTATTTTCTAATCCAACATTAAGTGTTAATGGATGTAATGCAAAGATAAAAGGTAGAAGAGTTACTGATTGGTATGGTACAGAAGAAAATGATTTACAAACACCTAATTTAAATTTGGCAGTAAAAGAGTTAGAATTTAAAGGGAACACTCCATCATTTGATGGTTGTACAATAAAATTTAATTCCTTTACAGACTTTCAAAATACATTTAATGCTCAAGGTATCCCATATGAAATAAAAGATAGAGAAGTTCCTGGAGTTCACGGAAAACCTGAGTATGTTGAAACTGATGGCGGAGACGGTACAACTTCTTGGGAAAACATAGGTGGTCACGGTCACCATAGAAATATTTGTGACGATACAAGAATGATGGAAAGAAAAGAATATTTCAAAACATCTAATGATTGTTCATTATATACTACTAGTTTACCCTCAGTCGAATTTTTACCTGATAATCAAAATTTCTTTGAGAATATAACCCAACCTGAAGGAGAAACTTCAGATGCGAATGAAGAATCTGAATGCCCAACACCTACTTGTGAACCAGATTGTGGCTCTAATGGTGTTGCACCTTGCGTATATGATGTAACTTCATATAATAATTACATTAAAATAATAAAACATGGTTTAATAACTTGGTGGGATAATGAAATATATTATACACCATATATTCCTAGTAACGATGTTAAATATAATTTATCAGAATATAAAGCAAATTTAATGTTACCTACCACTATTATGGAATTAGGTAGTAGTGTTTTTTGCGATATAGATGACATACCTTTTATTTTAAACGATATCCCAACAACTACATTCAATGTTAGTTATGAAGAATTTAAAACTAAATTGGGTAGTGCCACACCATACTTAAATGGTAATATTAAAGAAATTAAAAAATTTGATGATAAAAAAGATTTATCACTTAATTTAAGGGCATATGTAGAATTTAGTTGTTTTAGTACAGTTTGTTCTAATATTGCGGCAACAGTAAATCAATCACAAGTTGGTGTTGAAATTATCGATGCAAATGATATTGGTATAGAAATAGGTAATTGTTTTTTACGTTTCAATCATGATACTGATGTAAGAAATTATTTTTGTAGAAGATTTAATGGTTATAAAGCTTCTAACTTAAAATTTCATCATATGAGACCCGGTTCAATAGAATTTAATAATGACTACCAAACATATCAACCATTAACTTTAACAGATGGTACACCACTTTATTATAATTTAGATGGTGAAATAATTTTATCAGAATATAATGATGGTGATTCATTTATAACAGGTGATGCGTGTGGTTATTATAAAACAAATGGTAGTGTCGATTATTTTTATGGTTTAGCGCCAGGTCAAACCTCATCTTATGTAAATTACCCTAATGGTGGCTCTTTAAATTTTGGGCAAACCGCAAATGGTGGTATTGATGAAACTGATGATGGATTAAATGGTTTAGACACAATTAAAGGTATTAAATTTAACAGAACACAAACCCCTTATTATCTTTATTTTGGTTTAGTACCAGGAAAGACTGCATTGCATAAAACCGTTTCACTATTTTTTGCAGATAAAATAAATGCTACAACACTTAAAGGTATTGGTCCATCTAATTCTACTGTTGATGAGAATATTAATAATTCTCCTAATGTTGGGAATGAGAATCAAAATCCATTTACTATTTATAAAACTTGTTTAGGTGAAACTTTATTACAACAAGTTGAGGTAGGTTCACCACCAATACTAACAAATACTAATTTTAGTGGAAATTTTCAAACTGATTAAAAATGGAAGATACAAATAAAATATTATTAAATAGTGTTAGATTACCTAATAATGTAAATGTAGATACACAAATACAATTTGGTTTAGAAAATGTTAATAAACCTATACCACTTAATAAAGTTGATACAACAGTAAGTCAGTTTGAACAATTCGAAAAGGAAAGAAGAGAAAGTGGTATATATAGATTTTATGGCGTAGTTAAACCAGTTATAAGTAACACTATTTTTAATGAAAATATAAAAATTTATAGGAATCAAAACCAAAATATTGTAAGTAAACCAATTTTAAGTAGTGCAATATTTGAGAAAGATGGCTGGATAGGTTATTATAATGATGAACCTGATGAAGATGCGTTACAATTTAATGATAACAAAAGTGCGTTATGCGAATTCTTCCCATTTGATCCTGGTTATGATAGATTAAATTTTTTGGATAGTGATGGTATTCAGAATTTTTTATTGAAAATAACATACCCGTTTAAAAGTAAAGATATAGTTATAGTTAAAAATGGTGCAAATATTTCATTAAAAGACGGAATACCAATTATAGAACAGTTTACAATCAAACTTAATGGTAGAAAATATACTGGTTTTAGAACTGCAATGAATCACGGATTAATAGATGGTGATAGAATAAGTTTATTAAACTTTATTGATAACACACTAAATAATACTTTAAATTTAGGGGTAAAACCTTTTAAAGTTTTTAAATTAGGTAACCAAACTAATGATAATAAACTTAGAACTTTTGTAATTGATGTTAATCCATCGGATATAAGTTTTACTGTTGGTATTAGTACAGTTAAAAGAGTAGTTAGAAATAAACCATCATCTTATTATGTTAGACAATTTAAATCTTTAACTAGTTCTGATTATAAAGATTATGATATATACCCTGCCGCATATGGGGTTACATATTTTAATGACGATGTTGCGGCATTTAATTTTAAAAAAGACGTTGATGTTAATGGATTAGTAGATAATTTAAATAGACCATTAAGTGAATTATATTTGACTATTGTAAAAAATGATAACGATAACGATCCAACATCGATTAATACACAATATTGGCAATATAAACAACAAAATTTACCGACACCATTTAATACAAGATTTTGGACTAAGATTTCCGCAGGTTATCTATTAGAAAATGATACAAATGTAAACTATAATGTAAGATCATATGGTGATACTAATTTTGTTGGTTCATTCTATTATGAAAATATAGATGAATCAGATGATATTTTTGATGGTGATATTGTAGAATATAATGAAAATGAATTATTGGAAAGAAGGTTAGAAGTAATATACCATAGAATTAATACAGTTTATAGAGAAAGATTAAATGAAATAGATAATACAAAAGAAAATAAAACAGAGGGTTATATATATTCACCTTTTAATTTAATACAAATTAGAGAATTTGCGAATTTTATAAATCCAGTAGTTAATTTACAATCTATTATTGATAAATATAACATTACTAACCCAACAGATTTAGTTAAGTTAAGAAAATCATTTAGAATACCTGATTATGCGACAGAGATTTCTCCAAACGTGTTTAAATGGAGAGATTTATTAGAAATAGGTGAAATAGATAGTACTGGTAATGGAGTAGATTACCCATTTGAAGATGGGGCACATTACCTATATTTAGATAAAAGATTTTATTTCCAAAGGCAAGATCCGCCATGTGAATTTCTATTGATATCGGAAACTCTTACATTAGGGGCATCTGATGTAAATAACGTAAATCAAAATAAATTTTTAAAATTAATAGAAGATCCTACTTTTTTACGATATACTTTTACTTCTGGTACATTAGTATCTAATATTGTTAATGCTGGTGGATCAGATGGTTTATTAAATTTAGTTAATTATAATGGTTTTATACCTATTGAGTTGGAGGTGACTTTAGGGGATTATATTGGTGACTATGAATTAGGTAAAAGAGATATTGGTGGTGGGTGTATTGATTTCTCAGTATTAAAAGAAAAAGAAATTGACGATGTTTGTTGATAAAAGAAAAATATTGATTGATAAAATTGGTAGTGGAACTACTATTGATATCGCATTGGGTACAAATTTTTTTCCTGTTGATAATGCAGAACTAATACAAGATAAATTTGTAGATGAAGAAGTAGAAAATTCTATAAATCCGATAATAGATTATAAAAAAGTTATTTTTAAACCCGCAGATAATAATTGGAATTTAATAAGTAAGTTTAAAATAAATTTAAATTTTTATACACCAGAAAGTATTGCGTTAGGTGCACCTCTACATAGGGGAACAGGTGCGGTACCTGGTTTATATAAAGATATTGGTTTTATATTTGATGATATTTTTTGTAGAACTAATAGATTTATAAATAGTTTTATAAGATTTTCACTTTTTGATAAACCTTATAGTGGACAAAATGAATTACTTTCATTTTATGATGTTTATGTGCAGGTAGGTAAAGAACAAGAAAATTCATTCGGGTTTGTCTTACCCATAGATGATTGTCCTATAACTTTTACTTTAGGTGATCCTGTAACACAACCAGAAGAAATAAATGAAGGATTTCAAATATATTGGTTTAAGGATTTAGTTGATACCGCACCTAATCAAGAATATATTATTTATGGTGCAGTGCAATTTAACAATGCTGGTAATGGTAAAACATATGATATGGCAGCATCTAAAACCATTAACCCAAATAATATAACAATAACTAGTTTAGAAGGTGAAAATGGTATTTTTTATTTAAAAATTATTCTTAAAAATGATAATGGAATATATAAATACAAATTTTCACCTAATGCTAAACAATTACAATTACCTCCAGGTGTTAATCTAAACCCATCAAACGGTGGAATTCCTACACTAACATTTTGGCAAATCACTCCTTAGATATTTATAAATGATATGGAAATAATAAGGAAAAAAAGAAATTTAGAAAATTATACTATAAGAAGTATACCTAAAAGTGTTTTGATAAAAAATTCTGAAGGTAAAACTATAATAGATGAAACAAACCCTAATTATTATTATGGTAAAATACCTAATTTTAAAATAGATAAAGAAGGTAACTTTATTTTAGATTCTTTTGGACAAAAAATACCTAATACTATCGATATAAATGTTTTTCTAAAACAAGATATTGATGACATGGGGTTATTTACTGATGAATCATTTATACCAAAAAATCCGTCATTAATTAATAAACCTGTTGGTTTTAATTCTTTTGAATACGGTAGATTGGCGGGTGCACCATTAAATTTTTATTTTAGTCCTGTTGCTACTATAACTGGCACTACTGATGATGGGTTACTTAAACAGGTTAAATCTTATAGAAAAGATATTAACGGAAATGATATATATGTCACAAATTTAAATGTTTCTGATGATCCTAAAAATATATTTAATGGGGTTATAAATGATAGTTTAACAGAAACTACATATAAAATAGGTTCATTGGTAAATGATATACAAAATACAGGTGTTTTTTATAAAACATTTAAAGATGAATACCAAAAATCAATAGATGAATACGGTAAAGAAATAAGTTATAATAAAACAGAATTTATAGCTTCAAATGGTGGATGGAATCAATTTAATACATCTATTAACGCAAATACAAAAAAAGAAGAATATTTAGGTGTAGTTTTTAAACCAGAAGTTAAGAGTGTGGTATTTATAAATAGAGGTATTGCTGATATATTTGAAAGACACGCAATTTTATCAGAAATCAAATCAACTAATGACATTGACACAAATAGAGGTGGATTTATAAGAATATAAAAATAAAGTTATGGCAACAGGAAATTATGGAACAATAAGACCAGCAGATGTATCAGTAGAAGATGTAGAAATTTTTTACAGTTATACACCTAATAGAGAATCAATAACATCGGTAGAGTTATTTCCTTTGGACCCTGCACAAGTATTGATACCCGCATCAAATCCTAGTAATATAAGTGAAATATTTGGTGGATTATACACATTAAAACTACCTACATCAGTTTTTGGGGCAAAAGGTTATTATAATATTATTATACGACCAAAACAAATTAGAGCCATAATACAAGATTGTGCGGTTCTTATTGATAATCAAGATGTGAAGGGAATAGTCTTTAATATAAATCAAATACCATTAGAGTTTCAAAATAGATTTGAGAATGGTAACTTAGTTGGGTATAGGATAGAATATCTTAAAGAACAAACTGGTACTGGACAAGACAAAATTCAAAATTTATTTAGGATAGTCACATCAAATAATAGGGCATTACCCATTACACAAAATCAAGGTAATTCAAATGCGTCACAAGCTTATACATTTAACGACAATTCAACAAGTGTTTTTTGTACAGTTACTCCAGCTTCCGCACCATCAATAAAACCAAATGCGACTCCTTTTATTGGTAATCCACAACAAGAAGTTATTATTACAAATACGTTTTTTAATCCAGTTATGTTGGAAATAGAGATGGTAGAGTTTGATGAAGAAACTTTAGCATATGCATTATTCTCCAACCAAACAAAATCTTTGGAAGATGGTATTTATACTATATACAATTTCGGTAATGAAATTTATAGACAATACAATTTATATGAAGTTAAAGATCAATTTACAGGTAAACCATTGTATGAAGTTAGAGAACAGAAGTTTACTATTGATCCAACAAAAGATTTTGATGACATAACTAATTTTTAAAAACCTAAATGGTGAATAAAAGAATAAAAGTAGCGGGATATGCTCAAAGAATATTTTTCAATGATAACATTGAGTATAGGGATTTTAGTCCTGATTTAGTAGGTTTTCAACTTACTAGTGATGGAGGTACTACGTTATTCACAAACGGTAATTTTTCAATATCCGTAAATTTAGATCCTAAACCAGATATTTTATTTAAACAGGGTGCTAGATCTAAATTTTTTACATTAGATGATATTGTAAATGAAGGTACAGTTCAATTAGACATTCAAAAAAATATTAGAACTAAATTAAATTTAGATATAACAAATCCATTAAGTTATATATGGTATGGATCAGCTAAAGAATTAATTAGGGCATCCCTTATTGAAATTCAAGAAAAATGGCCTGCCGCTATTTATGTTGATAATAAAGTTGGTAGTATAACAGGATACAATATTACTGATTATGTGTATGATATTGAAGCGGACGAATCTACTTTTTCAGTAAATAGTAATTTCTTTGTTAACCCTTACAATATTAAATACACATTGGATTCTCAATACGTTGGTAATAACGATACATCCAATCCATTAAGAAATTTTACATTAAAATATGGTTCTTATGTTGTAGAGCATAATGGTATTGTTAGGAAAATTAAAAATATAACACCGTCAGTTCAAAAAACAAATTCTGTTTTAGGATTAGTTGTTGAGGGTAATCCATTTCCTGAATTAACGGGTATCTTTATACCCCAATTATCTTTCTTATTTAACAATGTAAACGCATCGATACCTTATTTTATAAAACCAAATGAGGATGAAATAGAAAAATTCTTTAGTGGATTAAATGACTTCCAATTAAACATTTTAAATAGAAATATATACCCAAAATATAAATCTGAAATAATAAGTACTAATTATACTGATGATGGTGTATTATTAACATCTAAGTCTATATTAAACTTCCCAATATTAGAAGATGGATACAATTTAAATTTTTTCGATAGTTTTTATATTGCATACTTAGATTCGTTAAATAAATTAGGTGAAGGTTTAGATGAGACAAAAACTGATACTATAATTAGAAAATATACTACTGAAGCAATAAGTAGTTTTGATTCATTGCCTAAGGCAGATGGTAATGATTATGTAATAAATGGTGAAAAGGCTACTAAATTACTTAGAATATATGGTGTTGAATTTGATTATGTAAAAAAATATATAAATGCGATAAAATTTGCACATGTAGTAACATACGATAAAAGAAATAATGTACCAGATTCTTTAGTAAAAGATTTGGCTTTTATGTTAGGGTTAGAACCTATAAATTTTATCACTGATGCTTCATTTAGTAAATTATTTTTACCTAGTAATGGTTCTACTACTTTTAGTGGGACATCGGTAAATATGACACAAGCTGAAATAGATATTGAACTTTATAGGAGATTAATTCTTAATATTGCTTGGTTATGGAAAAGTAAGGGTAGTAGAAAGGCAGTAGAATTTTTATTTAGATTCATTGGGGCACCAGAATCGTTAGTTAATTTTAATGAATATATTGTCATTGTGGATAAACCTTTAGATATAGAAGAAATTAAAAAACTTTTATATCTTTATACGGGACAAGTTAATTTAGATAATATACCGTATGATGAAAATGGTTTTCCATTACCACCTATTAATGGTGACATAGTAATAAGTAATTTTATTGATCCAGAAACTGGTGGTTTAGTAGAAAATGATTTTACTGAAATGTACTTTCAAAAAGCTGGAGGATGGTATAGGGAAACTTACGGTTCTAATGTTGTATCAGTTTTGAACGGTAATAATCCTCATGTTGGACCTTATGATGGCGGTAACGAATATTTACAATATTTTAGTAGATGTTTTATACCTAATTTTGATAATGAGCCAACAGTAACTATAACCGCGAATACCTTAGTCCAAAATTACTTTTTAAACTATAACTATGGTATTTTTAACGGTATAAGTGATAATTCTGATATTTATACTACACAAATTACGTTTAACTCATTAATTAACGGTTACCAACCAATTGAAGAATGTTTAGATGTTGAATATAGTATAATTGAAACCCCACTACAAAACGATGGTAAAACTACTTTACAACAATCTTTTGATGAGGCAGAAACTCAATATAATGCATTTTTAGAATTAATAAAAAAAGATAATTATTTGATTTATTCACCTGAATGGCAAATTATAAAAAATAACTATGAATTATCGCTAAAAAATTGTTTAAATGAAGTCGCTACAGAAAATTGTGATATTAATAAAACATTACAAATTTGTTTAAATAAAACAGAAAAGGATTTAATTGAGTATAGTTGTTCTAATTTAAATTTGGAAGAATGTAGTCCTTTTTATTATTATACTAATGACGATGGTTTAAAAGTATCATTTGACGAATTCCCTTCTTGTTGTGTATCATTAGGGGGTAATTATGTTTCATATGTAAATGAATATGGTAGACAGACAGAATATTGTTCTAAGTTGGCACCTTGTATAGGTACACCTAATTCATTTTTACCTAATGGTATAGTAGTATTTACTATGACTAATAATACTACCCCACAAGAAGGAACATATCAAATCAATGGTAAATGTTACCAATACATAAATACTCAGATATCATTGACAGAATTCCAACAACAATATGGGTCACCAGAAAGTTATATATCAAACTATTGTATTGCTAATAATAATCCTAGTCTATTAACTAATAGTCTTATAGGTGTACCTATATTATCTAATTGTAGTAATTATTTTAATGAAATAAGTTGTAATCAAACTTCAATTGTAAGTAGTCCAGAGTGTTGTGCTTGGTACGGTTTTGATTATCAAGTGGTAACTCAAAATTCGTCAAATCAGTCAACACCATCAACTTCTTTAAATGTTGCTACACCTAAGATATCTCTACAAAATAATCAAGTATCTAGTTATATTGTTTGTTTAAAAACAAATGAAAATACTGTTACGGAATTAACAACATCAAGTAGTAATTATACTTTACCTTATATAGATTTTTCAGTTAATAATAGTTATTATAATTTACAAAACCCAGTAGGTTCTGTTTATAATTACTATGCGACTGAAATATTTTGGGATTGTTTTAATGAGGCTAGAATAGTTAAAGGTTTGGCTAATGGAACAATATCTATTGCACCATTACCTAACTCTATTTTACAAGATCCATCTCTTATGACACCATCAAATTGGGAAGTAGAATCGATAGATGAGTATGGTAGAATAAGTTTTACGCCTATTATATACGATAATAATTTTATTTTAGATTGGAATAGTTCTGATGAGTTAAGTAATCTTTATAAAAACATTGCAGAATATTATGGATATCAGTTTGGTCAATTTACTATTGATTATACTAATAATACTTTGATTCCTTTTAATGGGAATAACCCTTATACGACAAATCCTAATAGTATAATAACTGCGGCGGTTGACCCTACAAAATTATCGTGCGATGCAATAAATAACGTATCAATTGTATTTGCTAGTGAAAAATGGAGTGGTTTTAAATTACCTGAATTAGATGATTGTAGTTGTACTATTGATTTTTCATTTGACTATATGTTAAAATATGAGGCACAAAATTTAATAGATTGTGCGGATCAAATAACTTGTCATCCAGCTATAATATATGATGCAACTAAAACAAATATAAATTGTTTAAATTTTGTTGCATTTACTAATAGTGATGAAGAATCTCAAAATTTACAAACTAACTTTAATGATAGTTTAGATCCTGTAGAAGAATATGTGATATGGCAAAATACTAATGTCTTAGAACCAAATAATGAATGTTGTATCGGAATTGGGGGTAATGTAGTTTCAGTAAATCAATGGGCATCCACTAATCAAGTTTGGGTTAATACTATCATACAAAACTATAATACATTGTCAAATAATCCTTCGAATGAATTTTTAAATTCATTGAATTTTAATTATTCAGAACTTTTATCTTACATAAAGGCGTATGTTAAAATTAAAAATGAATTAATTTTATTATTAGATAATTGTTACAATATTAATTTTAATGTAGATGCATGTGAAATCAATTATGGTGAATATATAACAACACAAAATATATGCTCATTACAATTACCGTTAGAGTGTGGTTTATGGAGTAAAGTTAATTCTGATTTTCAAAAGTTACTATCTGAAATAGATAGAATTATTGATTTATACAATACAAATTGTGTTAATTCTCCTGTTAGTGGTGGTAATTCTACTAATACGCCTATTGGTGTCGATCCTATTTTATTAGTGGAATTAAATAAAGAAACTAATTTTATAGATACTCAAAAAGATGAACAAATACAAGTGTATAGTTCTCAGGAAACTGCACTTAAAAATAAATTGGCTCAGACTACAAATATTATTAGTAAAAAAGAAAGTGATATTGTAGTTCTACAAAAAGCTTTAACTAATGTAGATACTAGTTTGGATTGTAGTATTTATGAAAACAAAATAAAAGAATTAAAAAGTTTTGATTATTTTAGTTATTGTACCATAATTGTTTATGGTAATCAAAAAAATGATGGTTCTAAAAATAAAGAATATAATAATTGTGTTTCCTCTAAAACAAAAGAAAATGAAGAACAAATAATCATTTATTCCCAATTGTTTAGTGATTGTGTAAATGTAAATCAATTAAATGAACAATTAGTAAAGGCAAAATTTGATAATAATTCTGTTTTAATAATTGAATTAGAAAAACAAATACAAGATTTAACAACTAATATAAATAGATTAACAACAAACGCTAATAGTTTTTTAAGTTATGACGAATCATTGCGAAAATCTACATTATTATCTAATGATACAAAAAACACTATTAGTAGAACTGCCAAAATTTTAGGTGTAACTGAAAAAAGTATAACGGATACTAGTGGTTATATAACACTTACTGATAAACAAAAAGTTAGACTAAATATTGAATTAACTAAAAATCAAAATCAGATTAATACTTTAACTAATGAAAAATCTGAAATAGAAACTCTTTTAAAAGAAAATAATAGTAATCAACAGGTAATAGAAAAAAATAGTAATCAACAACAAAATGTTTATAAATCTATTACAGTAGCTGGTGGGGGTAAAGGTGGTGGTGGAACACCTATTGTCTACGGATGTACATTAACTATAGGTAGTTATGTTTATGATTATGGTAATGGATATAAATATTTAATAAACCCTGCTAGTGGACCAACTCCTGCGGGAGCAGTTATGGATCCATCTTATTATAATGAAGATTGGACTTTAATTCCTGGCACAAATCCACAATTATATAAAAAAGGACCTTGTTATGGTATTAGGAGTTTAATAACTACTGGTGGCGGAACGAGTGGTACGGGTATACTTACTAACCCAGCAGGACCTGTAGGACCTGTAGGACTTGTAGGACCTGTAGGACCTGTAGGACTTGTAGGACCTGTAGGACCTGTAGGACCTGTAGGTCCTGTAGGGCCTGTAGGTGGTACAGGTGTAGTTATTGCACTTGAACCAGAAGAAATAGATAATTTTGCGGTAAATTGTAATACCTTATATCCACTTAATAGTATCGCTATTACACCAAATGGGGTAATATTAAGTAATGGTGAAACAATTTCTGTAGAATGTTGTACTAAAGAAGTTACTGGTGTTGAGTCAATTTATGATTCCTCTCAAAAACAATGTATTTTAGTTACAATTAATAATATATGTTGTGATTCTAATATATTAATAGAATTAGAAAAATATCTAGAAGAAGTAAATGAAATATTATTAAATATAGGATTAAAGGTTGAGGAATGTTATAACAATTGGTATAATACATTATTAAGTAATTATGAGTTATATGAGGAAACAAATAATAACAATTATTTAAATTACATTGATGATTTAAAAATAAATTTTAAATTATTTGTTGATAATAATAATATAACTACTCAAAATAGTGTTGATACAAACTTAACATATTTACCATACACACAATCGGTGAACCCTATTTGGGAGTTTGATCCGACACAAGGTTATAGTGGTATTATTATAGATGGTGACGAACAATTATTGGCACAAATAGAAGACTCTATATTCAGTCAATTATCTTCACAAAATATAGTATATAACAGTAATTTATTTGAACCAGATTGGAAAACATTTAATTTTACTATTCCTGAATGTGTATGTGATGATTTAAGGAGATTATATCCGAATAAAGAGTTCTTTTTCTCTATAGAAATAGAAAACTATGAATGTAATGTTTGTCTATTAGTGGATAATATAATGGTTAATGTTTCTGATTGTAAAACTAATAGAATATTATCCATAAATGATTGTATGATACCACAATTGAGTTGTGTTATTGACAATAAAAAATCTTGGGTGTATTATGAAGGTGGTGTTAAAAAAGAAACTGTTTATCCTGATGGTGAATGTAACACTGCATCAACAAATAACTATGAGATTGTTAAATTCAGTAGTCCAGAAGATAGATTATGGACTGAATTAGAATATCGTTATACTAATTATGATGTATACCATTCTGATTTAATTTTAAATGTTAAAAATACAACATTTAGTATTGATCCAGCAAAATCAATTGAGTGTGACGTATTTAATTTTTGGAAAAAAATAGATTGTGATAACTGCCCTACAAATTGTGAAACAGATAATAAGATATTCCAATCGGGAGAAGATATGTTATTCCAACAGGCAGAAGAATACATTTTTCAAGATCAAATATCTACCTACATTAATTTTAATGGTGTATTAAATATTAATAATACACTCACAAATTATACTATTGATTTAGGTGCATCCACATCTAGTAGTATACCATTTAGTTGTGAGACATTTACTGATGTTTTACAAAATCAATTATTAGAGTTAAAAAATGATTATTATTCATTAACAGGTAATTATTCTGAATCCCTTAATGTCAACTATTACGATTTATTAGATAAAGGTGAAACACTTTCTAAATTTTATATAGATAAAGATAGTTGTAATAGTGATATTTTAGTTCTAAACAATAATAAAAATTTAGATAATTTATTTAGTCTTATTGTTGAGGACAGTGATGGGACAATTAATTTATTTGAAATATATGTTTATTCAGGTACACCACTTTATACTGGTGGTGTTGAACAACAAATTGGGGTAGGAATAACCGCACAAACATTTAATCAAAGTAGTGAAATCACAAAAGAATGTTGTTTATCTATTAATAAATTATTAAATGATACTGGTGTAGATGGATTAGGTTTAGGTAAAAATTATCGTTGGGATGAACTTAATGAAGTTTGTTATTGGAGGGATATTGATGAGTGTGCAAATTGTAAAGGTGATTGTGAGTATTGTGGTAAAATGAAAGAATGTGTTTCAGGTGTTACTACTAATAATACATATTCAGTTTGTATTAACCCATTAGATTATTTTGATACTGACCCAACTACTATAATGGTTAAGGATGTATTTGATCAAATGGTTTTACGTAATTTAATTGATGTCAAAAGTAGACAAACTATAAGTGATTACCCATTACTTAGATTATTCTACGAATTGTACTTAAACGCTAGTAATTGTGGTAAAGATTTATCGGGTAAATTTACATATGATACGATGTTTGAATTTATGGATAAAATTGGTGACTATTGGTTAGATTTAATTGAGCAAGTAGTTCCTGCAACTACAATATGGGAAGGTTGTGATAATTCGGGTAAAATTTATAGGAATACTATATTTGATCAAAATAAATTTAAATATAAAAAATATAGTTTAAATTTTATTGATGTTGAAAATGATTGTCCTTTAAGTGCCCAAACTGATTTCAGTATAGGTGAAGAAACTTTGTATTCTTTAGTAGAACAAAAACCAATATATCCGACTAGTGATGAGATAAATAACATTAAAAATCAAATACGTAATAAAGAGATTGAAATTGCGATTGCAAACCAACAATTAAATTTATTAAATAGTAAATTATGTTCTTTAAATTTACAGGATACTAATACACCTAATTTAAGTGTTAGTATTTCAGAAATTAATTTAGAGATAAGTGAAAAAAATAATTTAATAACACAACTTAATAATCAATTAACTGAGTTATTAGATAACCTATCTCAGTTAGAGACTGAATATATAGAACAACAAAATAATTATTTAAATAATTTTATGAGTTGTAGTGGCATAACACAATCATTGATACAGGCGCAAAATAATCTTTCTAATTTTACGCCAGGTACTACATCATATGAAAGACAAAGAAACTTTATTGCGGGACTTAGGAATAAATATGATAAATGTGTTAGAAAAGCGAATACATTAATTAGTGATTATAATACAGTTTTTATTACACAGATTTATGATAGTAATGAATATGAAGGAAATGTTACTATTTTGGGTGATCCAGATTGGGAAGAGGGTGGTCCTTTTTATAATCAAGAATTAATTCATAATTGTTAGTAATAATGTTGTAAAGATAATATTTATAAATAAAAGAATAAAATGGCAAAACAAAGACTAACCGATAGAATAATAACTAACAGTGTAGGATTAAACGATCTTATTCATGTAGTGAAAACAGGTGATACTTCACAAAATCCTGCGGGTTCTTCATATGCATCAACTATTGGGGTATTATTATCTTCTATTAGTGGTGGAACAGTAACAGGTAATTATTTACCTTTAAGTGGTGGAACAGTATCGGGGGCAACAAATTTTACAAATGGATTAACTGCGAATACTATATCTACCACTAATTTATTAGTTAACGGTGTTCAGATAACTGGTGATACTTACGTTACGGGTGGTACATATTCTAGCGGGACATTAACATTTACTAATAATCAAAATAATAGTTTTCAAGTTACAGGAGTTACATCATCTGGTGGAAGTGGAACGTTTACTGGAAATACTTCTGCAACATGTATAACTGATTTATATTTAACAAATTTACACGGATGCTCACCGATAACTGTACATGATGAAGTTCGGTCTATCGGATCAACATCAACGGGAATATTAAGTTTTTCATTTGGTGACGGAGTTACTGCTTCAGGAGATTATTCTCACGCTGAAGGGTATTTAACAATTGCTTCTGGAACAAGTTCTCACGCTGAAGGTAGTGAAACAATTGCATTAGGAGATTATTCTCACGCTGAAGGGTATTTAACAATTGCATCAGGAGATTATTCTCACGCTGAAGGGTATTTAACAATTGCTTCTGGAACAAGTTCTCACGCTGAAGGTGGATTAACAATTGCTTCTGGAACAAGTTCTCATGCTGAAGGGTATTTAACAATTGCATTAGGAGATTATTCTCACGCTGAAGGTAGTGAAACAATTGCATTAGGAGATGCTTCTCACGCTGAAGGGTATTTAACAATTGCATCAGGAGATTATTCTCACGCTGAAGGTAGTGAAACAATTGCATTAGGAGATGCTTCTCACGCTGAAGGGTATTTAACAATTGCATCAGGAGATTATTCTCACGCTGAAGGGTATTTAACAATTGCTTCTGGAACAAGTTCTCACGCTGAAGGTGGATTAACAATTGCTTCTGGAACAAGTTCTCATGCTGAAGGGTATTTAACAATTGCATCAGGAGATTATTCTCACGCTGAAGGTAGTGAAACAACGGCATCAGGATTATATTCTCATGCTGAGGGTATAGGTACCATCGCTTACGAAGATTACCAGCATGTGTCAGGTAGATTTAATAATACCTCAAATGCAAGCCAATATTTTATAATAGGTGGGGGAACGTCAAATGTTGCTAGGGCAAATCTTTTAAGGGTTAGTAGTAATGGTAATTTAAATATTGCTGGAACATTAACAATGTCTTCTGCTGACTATGCTGAATATTTTGAATCGTTATCAGGTGATTCATTACCTTTTGGTACGGTAGTAGAATTAGTAGGTAAAAAAATAAAAGTTTGTGAAAACCCAAATAACGCAATAGGGGTAATTTCATCTAAGCCTTTGATATTAGGGAATGCAGAAGAAGGTACTGCCGATGAGTGGATCGATAAATACGAAAAAGATGAATGGGGTAGACATATTATGGAAGATGTTGAGGCAGAAATTCCTGTTGGGGTGGATTCGAAAAATAAAATTATATATAAAAAAACCACTCAAACAGTTAAGAAAATATCAGTTAAATACAATCCTAATATACCGTATATTCCTAGATCAGAAAGACCTGAATGGAATATTGTAGGTTTATTAGGGCAGATAAGAATTCTTAAAAATCAACAAATACCTTCTAGATGGATTAAAATGGAAGATATAAATGATGAAATTGCACTTTATTTAGTTAGATAAAATATGGCGAGTATTAGAGGTAAAATAATAAATCCCATTTTAATGGGTGGTGAAGTTATAAATGAAATAGAAACACCTGTTGAAGTTAGAATTGGTACAGATATGACTTATCAGGCATCTTCACTATCTACATTTTTAGAAACAAGAACTGCATTATTCTTACCTTTAGATTTATCTAGAATAGATAATATTTTTACTTTTTCTAAACCAGAAAAATACGGGCAATCTATTTTTAGAAATTTGTTAACAGAAAAGACATTAACATTATTTTTATCAGGTAATAGTAGCGATACTATATTACCAATACCAATATACCCAAATAACCAAATAAGGTATATTGATGGAGGTAAAACTTATCAATTACTTTCGAGTAGAAGTGAAAGTCAAAATTTTGGGTGGGAGCCTGTAAGTAACAGAGAAATGTATAGTCATATTGAAAGATCAGACTTTGATAGTTTTGATTTCCCACAAATTACTATGAGAGGTGTTAGAAAAATACCTGCAACTTCTGCCGATACATTATGTGGACCAGTAACATATACAGGTTATACGTATGATAGATTAAATTATAACTGGTTATTTGGGCAAAATGCGGGAATAGATTTTAATAATATTATAAACGGTAATGAACCTATACCGATCACAGGATCAATGGTTTCACAAGAAGGTGTTTCATCTATATCTAATGAAAAAGGTAGTCTTTTATTTTATACTAATGGAGAGACTATATATACTAGTGCAAATACTATAATGTTAAATGGTACAGGTTTATCTAGTTCTGGAACATCTACACAATCTTCTATCATTGTACCTAGATCAAACTCAAATAAATATTTTGTATTTACTACTGACTATAATGGATCACCAAATGGTTTTGAATACTCAGTAGTAAATATGGATTTACAAAATGGACAAGGTGAGGTTGAGACTAAAAATATTAAACTCATCAATTCACCTTTGACTGAAAAAGTTACTGCATGTAATCATAGTAATGGGGAGGATTTTTGGGTAATTACACATACTAGTGGTGACACTAATTACTACGTTTATAGTGTTAATTCTTTAGGTTTAAGTGGTCCAATAGTATCGAATATAGGTAGTGTTCATAATAGTGCGAGAGGTTATATGAAAACATCTCCTGATGGTTCTAAATTAATTTCTCTATTATATGATGAAGATATAATAGATATTTTAGATTTTGAATCCTCTGCAGGAACTTTATCTAATCTAATAACTATAACAGGAATGACTTTCGATGTTGGACCTTATGGTTTAGAATTTTCATCGGATTCCTCTAAATTTTATGTTTCAGAAGGTGCGGGTGAAAAGATATATCAGTTTGATTTATCTTATACATCATCTACTGAGATTTTAGAAAATGTAATAACTATTGCAAATGTAACAGGATCTAGTTTAGGGGCATTACAAATGGCACCTGATGAAAGAATATATGTTGCAGATTATAATAGTAATAATTTACATATTATACATAGACCAAATGGATTAGGAGTTCAGTGTAATTTTGAACAAAATGCGTTTAATTTAAATACTCCACAAATAACAGGTACAACTTCTTATTGGGGATTACCGAATATAGTTACTACTAAATCATTATCTTGTGATAGATGTGTTTATATAACACCTAGAAGTAGAACAGGTTTTTCTTTCGAACTTTTAGTGAATAATATAAATGGTGTGATTGAAACTAATAAGTTATCTTTTTACGGTGAAGTTTATAAATATAACCAAAGTAGTGGATTTTTTGATACTTCTGCATTATATAATTTTTCACTCCCATATGTAGATTTAACTGGAAATACTGGAAATACAATATTTATACCCTCTTTAAATATAGGTGAAGGTGAATTCTTAATTAAACCTTATTGGAGTTATGATGTAAACACATTTTTAGCTAAACAACAGTTAGTAAGAAAAAATAGTGTTGATACATATAAGAGGGGAAATTTATATGGTTTATATTATCCAGAAACAGATTGGTATTTTATAAATTTATTTGAGGCAGAAATACCTACATTTAATGATAATAAAGCACCGTCAGCACCTTCATTGAATTCATTGGTGGTTTCCACACAATTCACTGAAACTGGTACTACTGAATATAGTATACAAGGTTTATCCGATCCAATAGTAAGCTATAATGGTTCTGTATTAGCAAAAAATATAGAATATAGTGCAAATACAACCGCATCAACACCATACATAAAATTATTATTTACACCATTAGATAAACAAATTTTAACTTACGCATTCATAACCGATGGTAAGGCTAACGATTTATTTGGTGATATTTACACTATTACAACCCCAATAGTTAGTGGTGCAACTGGGACACAATCTACTACTGATAGAGTATTTTATAATACAACTACAAATAAGTATGAATTTTATTTAGTTAGTGTACCTAATAGTGATTCAGTTTTATCTTTAAATGGTTCTGTTTTAACTAAAGATATAGAATATTATCCATCAGTTAGTGATGCAAGAAGAATTATTTTAGAAGAAAATTTAAGTATAGGTGATATACTACAAGCATTTTATGTACCTACCGCACCTGCAAATGGAGGAATTTCAACAAACAACCCTATATTGAGTTGGTCAATTAACTCAGCACCACTAAGTCTTAATGGTAAATTCACTGTTGAGGTTACTGACCCATTAGATATAAATTTCCAAAATATCATTTATAGTGAAGTAGTTGAATATGTAGTGGGGTTAAAAACATATAGTTTAAATTTAACATTGACAAATGCTAGTGCGGGTGATAAATTTATATATAGGGTAAAAAATGAAAAATTTTATACCCCTATTATAGGTGAAACAATATATAGTGTTAATTATAGTAGTATAAATAATATAGAAATACTAACAAATGCAGGTAACACATATTAATAATATGAAATTTAGAATATTTATTAAAAAATAGAGGAAAATGAGTTATATAAATAAACAAAGTACAACATTAGTAAGAGTAAAATTAACTGATAGTGGTAGAGAACAGTTAGCTAAAGGACAATTAACTTTTGCCAATTATATAATTGGTGATTCAGAAGTGGATTATAATTATGTGAAGGGTTGGAAGGAATTTGTTCCATCTATAGGTGCGTCAACGGGAGAATTTTATTTTGTTGAGGCAGATGGTAACATACAAAAAAATATTTTTTCAAAAGTATTGAGACCTAAAGACGATAATCCCTTTTTCTCTACGTTCCTACTTAACCAAAGTAATCAATTCGTTTATCCTTTAAATCAACAAAGTAATATACAATTAATAAAAGGTATTGTCACTAACGAAGCTGAAGACAGAGGATTCTTTTCTGGGTCAACTGTTGATACAGGTTTAGTTGCTCAAACAGGAAGTAAATTTATAAAAGAAAGTGGAACAATTGATTTAGGTAAATTTGACGGTTCTGCCGATTTTACAACTTACACACAAGGTATTTTAGTTTTAGATTCTCCACTAACTGCAACTAGTGTAAACGATTACATAGTATTTAGATTTAGTAACCCTACATTAGGAAATGTTACTGGTGATACTATGACTGGTGCGACAGTTAACACCACATATAATATTACGTATTTAAGTGGGTCAACAATTAGAGTAGATAGAACTTTACCTACATTAAGTGCATATTCAGGTACAATAATTACTTATTATACAATTCCAGGTGGTGATAACCCTACTGATGATTATTATGGTTTAAATTCATTATCCGCTTATTGGAATACAGGTACGTTGTCATTTGATAGTAGTTGCGATATTTGTGTGGAAAATATACCCGTTTGGAATATGAATAATGTTTGGACAGAAAATCCTGCAGGGTTATTTAAAGACTCACCGATTAATTTTCATGAACACAATTTATTTGGTTCAGAACATTATACAGGTACAAAACAATATTTAGGGTATAATGAAAATTTAGTTTGTGATACAAATGATGCAACATCTATTTGTGGTGTAAATCAAGCATTAAGTTATATTGATCCGTATAGGAAATCAATTTCTATTATACATTATACAAACAGTTGTATTTCTAATTTTTATGGTGAACAATTTTATATTGATCAAGAAACAGGTAAATTATTAAATTTAGATATACCTGTAATGTGGCATAGAAGAAATGATGTTGGTTCAGGAAGTGGAACAACATTAGGGATGAGATTTACATCTGACACAATTAAAAAAACATTATCATCTAATAATGATATTGAATATTATGATCTTATCGAATTTAGTGGTATGTCAGTAACTCCTACATTACCATTAGTTGTGGGTAAAGTCTTCCCTCAATTACAGATAGTAGTTATAGATAATGAGGAATTAGTTGCAGCAATGTCTTATAGGTCAAATAGAAATTATACTTTACCTGATTTATCAGCGGAATTAATTTCACCAATAAATGGAAATTGTACTGGATCTTTAAAAGCGGGAGAAAGGATGTATTTAACATATTGGTTAGAAAATGTTGGTACAGGTACAACAGGTACCACCACAGTTACTACACCAATTTTACCTTGTCAAAGATATATTGTAATTGATAATGATACTAATTCTGATAAAGATGTTCAATTTAGAATTAATAATGTTGGACAACTACCTTATATGAGAAAAAGAGAAAATGTCTTATATGATGGATATGGATTTTTTGCGGATACTTTTAAAGTATTATCTCAAGTAATTAACATTAGTACACAAACTAGACCTTTACCTTCTAATTGGAAAGTTGTTGATTTTACGTCTACAAACATAACAGGTAATAGTGGTGAAACTATAAATCCATTGTTATTCGAAAACCAAAATCCCAATATTACAGGATTTATTTTAACAGGATCTTTATATACAGGTGCCACTACATTTAACTTAGGTGCGGAATTAGATTTAACAAATGCAAGTTATTACGATAGAATGACTTTTGGTGATGAAAGATTATTTTATGGTAACCTTAGAACACATATAGGTGCAACAATATATAAATCATTATTTAATATTAATATTGATGGAGCATCCATCGCATCAAGTAGTAACCCTACTTTTGAATTTGGGGATGATAGATATGTGAGTGAAATAGGTATTTTAGATAATAATCAAAATTTAGTTTTAGTTGGTAAGTTGTCTAGACCGATAAGAATTTCGGATTCTACAACTGCGTCAATAGAATTAACAATAGACTTTTAAATTTTTAAAAAAATGGGATTCATAAATAGTGCAACCACAGTAACAATTAGAGCTAGATTAACTAATCTTGGTAGACAAAGATTATTAACTGGTAGTAATACAATTTTCTCACACTTTATTTTGGGGGATTCTGATGCAAATTACAATACAGAAAGTAAATTAAATACGGGTAGAATTCCTGCGGATAGTGGTGATTTAGGTAGTGGGAATAATACAAATGATAATATTTCTGAAAATTTAGGTATTAATAGTAAATTGTTTGTAACTGTCGCACCAACCATAAAAAAATCTGTTGAAGCTAATTCCGCTAAGGTAAATATAGTAACTAATGAAATAGGTGAAACTACTGTTAGCGGTTCTAATTTGACTTATGTTCAAATAGATAGAATCGATACATTCAGTCAAAATACTAACTATTTTAAAAGTTTATCATTACCCATTAAACCTAAGACAGTAAACATTTATACGGGAACAACTTCACAAAATGGGGGATGGTTAGACACACCTTTCAGCGGTTTAGGTATGACAAAAGTTTTATTAGGTGTAATTAATAATAGTCAGTATGGTGAGATAATAGATGGGAAAAGTGTAAAAATTAATTTACCTGTTTATACTGGTTTTACTACTGGAGGAACGCCAACGGGTATAACAACCTATGAAATATATAGTACATACCCTAGAACTACAATACCTAAAACAGAATTAGATAATCAGTATATTGATGAAAGTAGTTATCCGCAATCCCTTTTTGGTAGAAAAATAAACGTTTCGTATTTAGTTTCTGATAAAATTAAAAAACCAAATAATAATACCTCAAAAAGTTGGTCAACTGGTTACGATACCTTTAAACCGTTTAGTTTGAATGGTAAAGAATTGATAAATGTGCAAACAGTATCATCTACAGGAATTTATGCAGATAAAATTGCGGGTGTTATATATTTAGATAAAGGTATTTTTGCAATAACTGATACGAATATAGTTAATAATATTGCAATTAATTTTAGTGGGGATACTGATACAAATATCATAAATAATAGTTTAGGACTTTACTATTATAGTGCTAGTACTTATAATACGGTTATCGATAGCATACAAAAAGATTTAGTACAGAATATTGTTTGTATTGCAGCTAGAGGTGAATTTTATAATTCACAAAATGAAACATTAACAGTTTATGATGATGTTAGAATTAGTGAAGTTGCGATAACAGATATATCTGGAAATGTTTTAGCAATAGGTAAGACAGATAGACATATAGTTAAAAAGAAAAATGATTTTGTAGTTTTCGATGTACAAATTATAATATAACATTTTTTTATTAAAGTTTTTATGAGTAGAATATTAGGATTGGATGTATCCACTAAAACAATAGGTATATCTTTATTTGAAGATAATGGTGATAACGGTAAATTACAATTATTAACTCACATAACACCTAAAGTTAAACCAAAACCCGTTGATAATATTGAATTATTAATCAAAAAGGCGCAAGTTTTTCAGTTTGATTTTTTAGAAAAGTATAGTGATATAGATATTAGTAGAGTAATCATAGAAGAACCTTTATTACAATCTAATAATGTAAATACGGTTTCCACACTATTACGATTCAATGGGATGATTTGTAGATCAGTTTATGAAGTCCTAAACATTGTTCCCGAATTTATATCGTCTTATGATGCCAGAAAATTTGCATTTCCTGATTTAATGCAAGTTAGAACACATAATAAAAAAGGTGAGGCGTATACTGAAAAAGATATTGATAAAAAACAACCTGTTTTGTTTGGTGCGTATCCTTGGGATACAGATAAAAAGGTAGTTATTTGGGAAAAAGTAAATGAAAGAGAACCTCAAATTATATGGATGTATGATAGACATCAAAAATTAACAAAAGAAAATTATGATATGACAGATGCATATACCTGTGTTTTAGGGCAAATGATGAAAGAGGGTAAGTGGAAGTAATATCGTTTAAATCACCGATAATTTGAAGTATCGTCTTTTTAGGCGATATTTTTTTGCATATTAAAAAAAATTATTATATTTGTAATCGATGTCTGAAATAATTGTAGAAATATTAGAAAGTATTTTGGGTGAACCCAGAAAACATTACAAAGATAAGTCACAAATATCTTTCGATTGTCCTGTCTGCTCATACGATATAAAAGGGTTAGAAAAGGGTGATGGAAAAGGTAATTTAGAGATTAATTATGATAGTAATGTTTATAAATGTTGGGCATGTTCCGAAACTAATAACACACATGGTTCAATATATAAATTAGTAAAACAATACGGAACAAAATCTGATCTTAAAAAATATAAATTAGTAACACCTGAATTAGTAGATAATTTTAAAAGGAATGTTGAAGTAAAAATTTTAGATGGGTTACCTAAAGAATTTATACCATTATCTATTGAATCTTTTACTACTGCGTATAAAAAATCTATGGAATATCTTAAAAAAAGAAATATTGATTTTGATACCATAAAAAAATTTAATATAGGTTATTGCGAAACTGGTGAGTATGCGGGCAGAGTAATTTTCCCTTCTTATGATATACACGGAGACACCAACTATTTTTTAGGTAGAAGTTATGATAAGTATAGTAAATTAAAATATAAAAATCCTGATATCCCTAAAACAGAAATTATATTTAATGAAGGTAAAATTATATGGGATTCTAACATTTATATAGTAGAAGGTGTATTCGATCATATAGTAGTACCAAATAGTATCCCTATGTTAGGTAAAGTTATGAGTGAAAATTTATTTACTCAGTTAGTAAGAAAGGCAGAATGTAAAGTAATCATTTTGTTAGATTCTGACGCATATAATGACTCAATTAAGTTATATAAGAAATTAAATTCTACTAAATTAATGGATAGAGTTATGATAATTAAGTTACCTGATGGTTATGATATTTCTGACATTAATCAAAGATTAGGTAAAAAAGGTGTAATAGATATTCTATTTACTGCAAAAAAAATTAAAGAAAGTTTGTTATAATAAAATTTTTATTTATATTTGTATAAATAATAAACAATGGTAAAAAGAATAATTAGATTTTTTAGGAGAATAAAACTTAGATTTTATTTGTTAAGTAAAAAGAGTAAAATGTTTAAAACATATGAGGAAGAACCGACTTCATATGAAAAGACTTGTTTTCAAGTATGTCTTCAAATGATTAAACATCCCGCAACAAAATTTATGATTGCACCTATGTCAAATAAAAGATACATTGAAAATAAAGAAATGGATCTTTTTATTACAATGGATTATGGTAGAATTGATTTAACAAATCATGTATATCATTATAGTGTAAAACTAACTAATAGAGATTGGGAAAGAGTTACATACATTTTTGATGTTGAGACAGAAAAAAGAAGATTAAAATATGAAGAAACTGTGAATTCTCAAATTAAAAACTCGTTACATAATGTGTTAGAAAGAATTTCTAATCTCTGATAAAATATTAAAAACTATGGAGTCTACGGACTCCTTTTTTGTTTTATAAGAAATCATAATCTGTTTTTGATTTTTACCTGATTGTGAATCATATTTTAACTAAAAAACTTTGTTAAAATATTTTTTTAATCGCATCTGTTAATGCTGCGATATGACTAATTAAATTATTTTTATTTTTTTCGGGAATGCCTTCTTTAGCCCCAGCACCTCTATGCCAATCAGTTGCGTGTACATAAAAATTACTGGCATTGAGATTGGTCCATGTTGTTTTCCCACTTTTAGATGCCCAAGGCTCAATACAATATGTTTTAGATGTAGGTACATATAGTGGGGATAAATTATTGGATAATGAACATGCTGCACTAAATAAAACTAGTGTATCTACATTATTTTTATTTTTTTCTAACCACGTATAAAGTTCTGATCCTTTATTTTGGTGATTATTGTAATTATAATACTTAACATTCTTATCTGTATCACCTAAACCATTATCAAATGCGTCATATTGGGTACTATGTGCCACACCTGTTGTATTAGTTCCTGCAACAAAAACTATGTATTTACTACCTTCAGTCTCCAAATCCTCCAAAGTTTCTTTTAATATTTGTTTAATTATATTTTTCATTATTATATTTTTTTTACAATTATTTCTTCATCCCAAGTTTCGCGTATATCAGTACTTACATCATCTTCATCTATTGCATACGATTCTATTAGACCCTCCAATATTACTGGTAAATATGTTTCAAAATCATAAAATTCTTTAAATAGTACGGTTGCAAAATAACTTCTTTCGCCACGAAACTTTTGCAAAACTGGTAAAATAACATCATTTTCAGTAAAATTAGAAAAATTACCATTTAAATGTTTTAAAGTTTCACAAAAAGAGGCGTAAATTAAATCTACTTGATCGGCATCACTAATCCCTAAACCACTTTGAATAAAATCAAAAACTTCCTGATATGCAGTTTTATCGGTAAAGTAATCATTAATTTCCCATTCACCAGCAAATTCAGAAAAAATTAATTTAATAAATCTATATAAAATTTTTTTGTTCATAATTTGTTTTTTAATAAAAAAATCATTATCATTATTAATTATAAATATAGTAAAATATGCAAATTTTAAAAGAGTTATCAGTTTTTAATAATATAAAATATTATGATGAACCACACACTTATTATATTAATGGTATAAAAACAATATCGTGTACAGGATTAATTCATAAATTTGAAGATGAATTTGAGGATGGTATTTTAAAACTTGATAGGTGGGCAGAAAAACAAGGGTATATCTACGTAGCAAAAACTATGGCGGATAGGTACGCAAATAAACAAAATTACTACCCTATGGAATCCGATCCTTACGGTAGACCTGATTACTCAAACCCTAAACCTAAATCGGAATGGGTCACTGAAGAACAAATTCAGGCGGAGTGGAGATATAAAAATATTCATGCAACTTATGAAGGTTCTACATTACACGATTATATAGAAAATTATATTAGTAATAAGATAAAACCTGAACCTAAAATAAGTTCTGAAGGTTTATTATTTGAAGAAATTGAATCTACATATAACATTATGAAAGGATATTTCCATAATTTTTATAATGATACAATAGCACAAGGTAAATTGATACCTGTAAAATCAGAATTAGTTGTTGGGGATGAGGAATTAATGTTATGTGGTATGATAGATCAAATTTTTTGGAATGTAAAACATCAATGCCTTCAAATATGGGACTGGAAGACAAATACTTTATTAAAAATGTTTAATGAATTTGGTAATAAAATGAAATATTGTTTATCAGATTTAGATGTTTGTGAATTTAATACTTATTCTTTACAGTTGAATATCTATAAAAAAATAATAGAAAGAAATACTAATTTAAGATTTGGTGAAAACTATTTAGTTTGGTATAATGAAGAAAATCCTAATTATGAAATCATTAAATGTGAAGATTATTCGCATTACGTTGATGATATGTTTCACATGTTAAAGACAGAAAGAGAATTATTATTTAAATGATATTTGGAAACAATAAAAAAAAGTAATATATTTGTACTATGATAAAAAAACTATTTCACATTGCGGACTTACATTTTAGAACATATAAAAGATTGGATGAGTCAGAAGAAGTTTGTAAAAAATTTTTAGAAGAAGTTACTGATTATTTTAAAGATCATAATCTTTATTATGATGATGCTAGGATTGTTATAGTTGGTGATGTAGTTCACCAAAAAATTACTATTTCTAATGAATTATTTGCATTAATAACTTGGTTTTTTAATGAGTGTAGTAAACTATGTCCAGTTGTAATAATTGCAGGTAATCACGATTTATTGGAAAATAATAAAGATAGGTTAGACAGTATTACACCAATAACTAAAGCAATAAATAATGAAAACATTAGGTATTATAAAGATAGTTTATGTTATGAAGATGATAATATAGTTTGGTGTGTTTATTCTATATTTGAAGAGAATAGGAGACCAAACATAGAAGAATTTAGAAAATTAATTGGTAAAGATAAAAAATATATTGGTTTGTATCACGCGCCTGTTACTGGTGCCATTACTTCTATAGGTTTTGAATTCGAAGAAAGTGTGGAGTTATCCCAATTTGATGGGTGTGATGCAGTTTTAATGGGGGATATACATCATAGACAAAATTTCACCTATAAGGGTATTAATATTGCCTATTGTGGTAGTTTGATACAACAAGACTTTGGTGAAAGAGTAGACAATCACGGTTATTTACTTTGGGACGTTAATGATTTAACTTACACTGAACATAATATAAAAACTGATTACGGTTATTATGTTTTCAAAATAAACTCTTTAGATGATATAGAAGAAGAAAGAGAATACTTATCAAATTATTAATGGAGATACCTAAAAAAGTAAAAGAAGAAATTTGGGAATATTGTAGATTAAACGACATCTCAAATATAGACGATTTTATATTAAAATTAATTAGACAAGGTTTTACTTCTGAAAAATATGGGGCAACACCTATGGGTAATTTTGAACCAAAAGAAATAGAAAAAATTGTTGAGGTTATTAAAGAAGTACCCGTAGAAAAAATTGTTACAAAAATTGAGTATATAAATGATACAGATAATGAAAATGAATTAATGGAAAAAATAAAGGAGTTGAATCAAAATATTTTCCATTTAAATGAAGAATTTTCCACAGAAAAGAAAATTTTTTCCACTAAAATAGAAGAAATGGAAAAAAATTTCCAAAAAGAAATAGAAAATAAAGATAAAGAAATCGATAATCTTAAAAAAGAAATAGAAGACGAAAAGAAAAAAAATAATAAAAATCATGACATTTACGGAGATGAACGTAAGGCAGGTTGGTTCGGCTCAAATATATTAAAAAGATAACATGAGTGTAAAAGAAAAAGTTAAAAAAATTAATCTACCTGAAAAGGCACAAATTAGAATTGATTGGAAAGGTTATCCAGAGGAAAGAACAATAGAATCTGTGAATAGGGTTAAAACCTATTTTTCTGAAAAGTATAATGTCCCTAAAGGATCAATAAAAATAAATTTTATTCCCATTCTAAAAAATAGTGCGGGTAAAGTAATCGATATTACTGATGGTTTAATTGATAATATATTGGATACTGCATACCAAAGAACTTTATTTATAGAGTGGTTGAAATTGAATGAAGTTACTATTGAGTACGATAGACTTTGTAGGTTAGACGATAAAGTTAATGAAGTTTTAATAAATAGTGAAGAAGAAAATGTTAGGTATAGGAGATGGAGTATTAAAAATATATGGTTAGATAACTTTTTATCTTTTGGTAAAAACAATGAAATTTCCTATAAAAATTTAAATGGTTTAACTGTAGTTAATTCTATACCTGCAAATCAAGGGGGTAAAACTATTTTTACTATTGATTCACTCTTATTTTTATTTTTTGGGAAAACCACAAAAACTGAAGTATCTTCTGAAATATTCAATACATTTACTGGCAAAGATAGCGTTACTGTAGGTGGTCACATAGAAATAGATGGTGATGAATATATTATAGAGAGAGGTTTAACTAGAAAATTGTCAAAAAGTGGTGAATATAAAGTATCATCTACTTTGGACTTCTCTAAAATTTTATCTGATGGTTCTAAAGAAAACTTAGAAGGTGAACAAAGGAGAGAAACGGATAAATTAATTGCAGAGACTATTGGTTCTTATGATGATTTTATGTTAACAATAGTTGCAACTGCGAAAAATTTAGAGGATTTGATAGAGACAAAACCAACGCAGAGAGGTAGGTTATTAACTAAATTTATTGGGTTAGAAGTTATAGAGAAAAAAGAAGAGATTAATAAAACACTTATGTCAGAATTCAAAAGTAAAATGAAGTCAAATCTATATAATACTAAACAATTAGAAATTAATAATGAGGAGTATTCAAAAATTATTAGTGAAAATAGGATACAAATTAGAGAACATGAAAGTTCTTTAAAGGTTACAATAGAAAAAATTAAAGACGCTAATCTAAAAAAAGAGGAAGTGTTAGGTAAAAGATATGTGATAGATGAAGAAATCACCAAAGTTAATCCGATTACCTTAAAAAAAGAAATTGATGATTTAACTAACAAAGGAGTCTCACTTAACCAGAAATTAACTGACATAAAAAAAGAAATAGAAGAAATTCCTAAATTTTCTTATGATGAACAAGTTCATGATGAACTTAGAGAAGAAGAAAAAAAATTAATGATAATTAAAAATAATATAGAAATAGAAATTAAAAATTTAGAATTAACTATATTAAATTTAAAAGAAGGTGAAATATGTCCCACCTGTAAAAGATCTTTAGAGGAAGTTGATCATACTGTCGAAATAAAAGAAAAAGAAGAATTGGTTGAAACTAAAAAAAGTGAATTAGATAATAGTTCTAAATTATTGTCGGACACCCAAAAAAAATTATTAGATATAAGTGAAGAGAAAAAAAATTCTGATTTATTTGATAGATTAGGTATGTCAAAAGATAAAACAGATATAGAGATTGATAAAATGAGGGTAGAATATAAAGAAAAAAATAATTTATTAAAAGATTATGAAAAAAATTCTACTTTTATTGAGGAAAATAGAAAATTAGAAAGTACTATTTTAGGGTATAATCAGTTAATTGAAACTTTGGATATTGAAAAGGATACTATTAAAAATAAAATACAAACATTAAGTTCTGATATTACATTGAAAGAAAATTCTATCGAAGAAAATAAAAAAATGATAGACGTAATTAAAAAAGAAGAAGATGTACTTAAAATATTTGAAGTTTATGGGAAAATGATTGGTAAGAATGGTATTTCTAAATTAGTTTTATCTTCTTTAATACCAATAATAAATTATGAACTTATTAGATTATTAGATGAAGTTTGTGATTTTGAAGTACAGTTAGAAATTAATGATAAGAATGAGGTAGACTTTCTTTTAATAAAAAATAATGTAGTTAAGAAACTTAGAACTGGATCAGGTTTAGAAACTACATTAGCATCATTAGCACTACGTTCAGTATTAGGTAGGGTTTCCACACTCCCAAAACCAAATGTAATTGTATTTGATGAGGTATTAGGTAAAGTTGCAAATATAAATTTAGATCGAGCTAAAATATTTTTTGATAAGATTAAAAAGATGTATGATACAATTTTATTAATAAGTCATAACCCTTTAGTGCAAGATTGGGCAGATAAAATTGTGACAGTAGAGAAAATAGATGACATTTCTATTTTGCAGATTAAATAATTATTAGTATTTTTGTCAGTAAATAAACTAATGTATGATTGTTGTTAATATTAATGGTTATGGAAATTAGAAATAATTTTTTAAAGTCTTATTGTTTAGTGGTATTAGATAGTAAAGACACTTTAATGGATGTTTTAAGTCGTATTTCAGAGACTAACGTAAATTTTGTAACAGGTAAATTTGCTGGTGGAGAGAAATTAGTGATAGCAACATTGAAAAGTACGTTTAATATCCTAGAAATAGAAGAGTTATTAAATATGGTTATTAAATCTTATATCATTTTCGAAATGACACCAGGTTTTTATGGTGCAAAATTAGAAGACGATTCCTATCAAGAGGCTCTTTTTGGGAAAGATATAAATAAACTACCTTTTATGCAAATTCAAGAAGCGTTAAAAGAAATTAATGACGAAATGTTTGATACATTTGTCGATTTTACAAATAAAAGTTACCCTTCTAAAAACTTAGAAGAAGAATTAAAAGAGGCATTAGATAATGAAGATTACGAAACCGCCGCAAAATTACGTGATAAAATAAAAAGAAAATAAATTAAATTTATGACAAACAAATATATTGACTTAACAGAATATTCATTAAACCTATACTTAAAAGATGTTAGAAAAAACGAAATAATAACTATAGATGAAGAGGTTGAATTGGCGAAGAGGATTAAAAATGGTGATCAATTAGCCCTAAATAAATTAGTAAGTTCTAATTTAAGATTTGTAATTAAAATTGCGAAAGAATACCAAAATCAAGGTTTACCTATTGCGGATTTAATATCTGAGGGGAATTACGGATTAATAACGGCAGCAAAAAAGTTCGATCATACTAAAGGTTTTAGATTTATTTCTTATGCAATATGGTGGATTAAACAATCTATTTTACAATCACTTAATGATAATTCCAGAACTGTTAGATTACCAGGTAATATAATCAATAAATTATCAAAAATAAGAAAACAGATAGAATTTTTTGAAAAAGAAAACCATAGGGATCCTTATAATGATGAAGTGGAACAAATTAGTACACCCACATGTATTTCTTATAATGTTACAATAAATGAAGATGGTGATGAAATGGTTAATCTTTTAGAAAATAATTTCTTTAAAAGTCCTGATACTTTTTTAGATGAAGAAGAGTATTTAAAGTCTAAAGAAATGTCAAAAGCGATAAGAGGTCTATCTTCTAGAGAAATTGAAATAGTTAATTGTTATTATGGTATAAATGGTGAACCTATGACATTAGAAATGATTGGAGGTGAGGTTGGGTTAACAAAAGAAAGAGTTAGACAGATAAAAGAAGGGGCAATAAGAAAGATTAGGAATAATATGGGAGGTGTCTTTAGCATATAGCGTTAAAAGGGGGTAACCCCTTTTTCTATTTACTTTAAAATTAAAAATTAGTATATTTATTAAAAAATTAATTATGAAAAAAATTATTGAATTTGTTAAAAAATATAAGATTTATATCTTATCTACATTATTATTTATTTTCTTTGTTAGATCATGTGGTAAATCTAGTGAAGTAAGAAAATTAGAAAAATTAGATATTAAACAAAAAGAAACAATTGATAGTTTAAAAAGAGTTATAAATGGACAAAAGGATACCATCAATAACATATCTGAAGTTATTAGACTTGAAAAAATTAAAGTGCATAGTGAATATGACAACTTAATATCTCAAAAAGATAGAGGAGAACAATTAATGGAACTTCACATGATTGTTAAAGAAAATATAAAAAAATTACAAAAATAAAAAATTATGGTTAATTGGATAAATTCTTGGAAAAGCGGTAATAAAAAAAATAAATACAATATAACTTTACGTTTGGGTAAAATAACTTTATTTGAATTAGATTTTTGTCTTTGTAGTGAAGAAGATTGTAGAAAATTTAGATTTATCTTACTTAATTTTGGTTTCGAAATATGATTAATTTTTGGAATTGGATAAAAAATAATCCTAATAGGTCTATGTTTTTAGTACCTATTTTATTAGTTGCTACAATATCTATTTCTCACGTAGTTACTTGGTATGATATAGCTAATCCAATAAGTTGGGCTATTTACCTATCAATCGCAATCGAAGTTGCTGCAATGACTGCATTAGTTGCAGCAACCAATAAAATAAAAGGTGGTGTTTGGTTTATGTTTGGGTTGGTTACATTAATACAGATGATTGGTAACATATTCTTTTCATTTAAGGAAATCGATTCAAATGGGGATTTATTTAAATCTTGGGTAGAATTAACAGGACCAATGTGGGAGATGATAGGTTCGGATCCTACAGATTTAGTGTCAATGAAAAGGTGGTTAGCATTTTTAGAAGGTGGTTTATTACCAGTTATTTCATTAACATCTTTACATTTCTTTGTTAAATACGATGAATCTAAAAAAATTCAAACTGAATCAAATGATACTGTTGAAGTAGTAAAAGAAAAAACAATAGATCCTATTATTGATGATCGGAATGATGAAGAATTAGTGGATGATGATAGAGTAAAAAAATATGTTGATTTACAAAAGGAAGTGTGGGAAAGAGTAAAAAAACTTAAAGAAGAAGGTAAACTTCCTGAACTACCTACGGAAGAAGAACTATTAGAAGAGCCTACTGCATTATCATTTACACCATATATTGACGAAGAAGATGATTTTTCTGATTTAGATAATACTTTATTAGATGGGTTAGAAGATGAAAATTCTATTGAATTAAGTGAAGAAGATTCTAAAATATTTGCCGAAGAGATAATTAAAGAACCTGAATCACCTAATGAAGTATTAGAAAATGCATTAAAGAAATATAAAGAATCTAAAGGTGTTATTAATCCACCTGTTAAAAATAAAAAAAGTGATATTAAAAGAATCAATTAATGGACATCAACTTAGAGAAATATAAGTTAGATGAAAAAAACTATTATAATACTGAGTTTAATAAAAGGCAAATAGTTATAGGTAATAGTTTTTCGGAAAAAGATTACCATATAAAAGGATGGAAAACCAGAATGGGTGGAGAATATAAAAAAACCTCCACCTTTACTATTTTTAAAAATGGAGAAATCCACCAACATTTTGATCCCTCATTATATTCAGATTTTTTAGATAATAAACCAATAGATAAAAAGATAATTTCAATAACCATTGAAAATCAAGGTTGGTTACAAAAAGATTTACTGAATAATGAGTACTTTAACTGGGTTGGTAATATTTATAAAAAGAATAAAGAAGTATTTGAAAAAAGATGGCGTGGGTATACTTATTGGGATACATACACTAAAAAACAAATTTCTTCTTGTGCTAATTTAGTTAAATATCTTTGTGAAAAATATAATATACCTATTAATTGTGTAGGACATAATACATTTATTGATGGAGTGGAATATTTCGAAGGGATTACTTATAGAAGTAATTACTACAAAGATAGTACAGATTTAAATCCTAGTTGGGATTTTAAAAATTTTAAAGAATTAATAGAGAATTAAATAAAAAGATATGAGTGAACATGATGTAACTAGAAAAATGTTAGAAATTATCAGAGAATCTGAAAATGCTAATAAAAAAATTATAAAAGAGAATTTACAAAAACGTAGATTATTAAAAGAGGTGGATGAAAATAAAGAAGATAAAGATTTAGATCCTACTGAACTTTCTGAGGAAGAAAAAAAATTTAGAGATACTGTATCCCCTAGAGTAAAATTCAACAGATTTAGATTATACCCTAAAGCTCAAAATGTAGAGTTTAGTGGTAAATTTACGGATAGTAATGTTGAGTGGTTTTATTCTTTAGATGATACTAGAGGTGTTTATATAACTACAGATTTATTACAATTAAATGATCAAACACTTAAACAGATACAAAAATTAGTTGCATATTATGAAAGTTGGTCAAATGAATGGGCAACTAAAATAGCGGAAGAGTATAATAATGAGGTTAAAGACGAAGAAAATGCTGAGGAAGGACCTGAAAGTTTAGAGAGTACTGAGACTGAAGAAGGTGAAGAAGCAGAAGGCGGAGAATTATAATGAAAAATATTAAAGACATATTATTAATATCTTTATCTATTGTAATAATAGTTTTATTGTTATTTGGTTGGGTTAAATACAACCAAATGCAAAAAGAACTAAGGGACGAAATAGATAGTGGAAATAGAGTAATATTAAGTATGGATAAAACCACTAAAGAATCTCAGGGTCAGTATGCAAAACTTGTTAATTATTTTAATACTGAAAAAGATTTAAATAAACAATTAAAAGAACAAAATGAAGATTTATTTAAATTAATTAAAAATCAGAATGAAAGACTTTTAATGATTAATAACTCAATAGTTACTTTAGAAGGTAAAATGACAGAAGGTTTTGGTAGTATTAATAAAGATGATACTAATAGAATTGATTTAAAATTAGATTACCCAAATAAAGATAATAGTTTTATTACTTGGAATGGTTTTGTTAATAGAAAGACTGCGTTTTATAAGGGTGAATTTTCTTTTGGTAAATTACCATTACAGATTGTTTTAACTGAAACTGAAAGAGGTATATGGAAATCTAGGTTAATCGGCCCTGAATGGTTAATAGTAGACTCTATGGATGTAAATAGTTTACCTTTACCTACACCAGAAAAAATAAATAATTGGGGAATATTTTTTGGGGGAGGATATCAAAAAAGTTTCAATAATAATATAACAGATGCTTTCTCTTTATCTTTAGCTGCACAATATAAACGACATATGTTAATGTTAGATGCTACAACAAATATGCAGCTAGGGTTAAGATATCTTTATAAGATAGAAAATTTTAAAAAGAAATAATCTAAACTTTTAATTTTTTACAATATTTATATAAAAATATTTTATATGAACGATAATCACTTAAGGTATATAATTAAGGAGTCATTGTCACAGACTGATGAAAATCAAATAGGTGTGATGATTAGAAAAGAAATAAAAAAAGCTTTTGGTGATGATTTAGAAAAAAAAGTATTACAGATAATAAAAAAAGAACTAAAAGGTAAAGATATAAAAAAAGATATAATGGACATCAATAAAGATGTTTTAGTTCAATTATATAAAGAATTGTGGGTAAAACGACAATTTTGGTTAAATGCAATAAAATGATGGATATCAATAAAATGATGGGTGATTACGAAAGAACTAAAAATGTTATTCTTTCTTGTAAAAATTTAGAACAATTAAAAGTTGCGGTTAAAATGTATAACCAATTAAATAGGATGCATTCATTGAGTGATGATAAATTAGATAAGTTAGAAAATTTAATTGGTTTGATGAGAATAAAATTTGGTGTAGAAATGGTAGATGAGAATATCTCTGCAATGGGTAATGAATTTAAAAAAGAAACATCTAAAAGCGGTTTACCTGATTTAACCAAAATAAGATTTAACGAATCAACAAAAAAATTAACTGAAAAAGAAATTGCTAAAAAACATAATAGTGAACTAGAAAAGATAAAAAAAGAAATTTCTATCGGTACAAAAATAGAAATGGAACATACGGATGATAAAGAAACTGCAAAAAAAATTGCAATGGAACACATTTATGAAGTAGAAGATTATTATACGGATCCTGAATATGGAATAATTGCAATTGAGGATGAAAAACAAAGTAGAAAAAAATCTTTAAGGTTATCTAAAAAAGAAATGAGTAAATTAGAAAAAAGTGGAAAAGTTACTGTCGATGGTATTGAAATTTCATTTAAAAAGAATTTAAAAGAAGATTTAGATTATAATGATATAACCAAAAGTATAAGGAATCAACTAACTCAAAAGTCTAAAAATAGATTTAGTAAGGATCGAATTTTTGATGTCATTAAAAGGAGAAAAGAGGAAGAGGATGAGAGAAGAAAGAAAGAAATTGAAGATTTTAGAAAGTTTAAAGAAGATTCGTTTAAAGAAGTGGGTGATGAAGAAATCGAAGAGGGAACTGGTGCAGTATCATCAGGATCCTATGTTGGTTCTATGAATAGTCCTATTAGTAGATTATTTAAAAATAAAGTTTCTTATAATCAAGAAATACCTGAAATGATTTCGGAAGAAGATAATGTTGATGAAGCAACAGGTGCGTCATCAAACGCAACATATGCTACTTCACCTTGGGGAAAAAGTAAATTTATGTTGACTGATAAAGGACCAGGTAAAGTACCTGTTAAAAAAACACAACCAGATATGACAAATTTAGGGTATCAAAAAGTTAGGGTAAAAGAAAGGTGTAAAACTTTTCCTTACTGTAACCAAAGTCCTGAGGCTATTGAGTTCTATAATGAAAATAGAGTAATAAAAATAATAAATAAAAATAAATTAAAATTAAATGAGTAGAAAAGAAAAAATTAAAAGGTCTTTGATATTAGAAGCTAACAGAAGAATTTTAAATGAAATTGCTGATATTGCAATACCAGAACCTGAAATGGATATAACAAATACATCTATGGGTGGTGGCGAAGGTCTATCTTTAGAATGTGTTAAAATTGATTATGAAAATCCTGAAAATTCAGAAGTAGGTTATTCTGGACCTTATCCTTGGAAACTAGTTCAATACAATAAAAAAACGAGACCAGTTAAACTTTTTGTTTTTAGGGAAGGTATCCCTAGAGATGTAGTTTGGGGAGAATCTAATGATTATGAAATGATAATAGGATTTACAGAAATAACTGACCCATCTTTAAAAAGTTTATTTGGTATAGATAAAAAATATATAATGACAACTAATATGTCTCCAGGGTTAGTAGGTAAACAATTTTGTAAAGTGGACGGAAAAATGGACAAAGAGTGGGATGATAATCTATTTTCTCTTGAAAATAATTCTTCTATAATTGAACCTTATCCTGATTTTTCTAAAATAACTGGTTAATAAACTTACTACAATAAAAAAATTGTGGAATTCCCCAATTTTTTTATTTAATGTTAATATGTTTATAATCTATGGTATCAGTAAAATTATTTAATTCTTTTTCTGAATAACTACCATTAACCCATTCTTGACGTTTTTTTTCGGGTAATGACATAAGGTACCAGTAGAAGGCTCTTTGTGCTCTATCATATCCAGGTACTTTAGTACTGTCTTCAACAACCGTTGATGTATTAGGTGATTTTAAATTAGAATCATTTAAATAAATTTTCTTAGGATTATTACAACTAACAAATAGACTAGTTGATAAAACGATTCCGATAATTAAGATTAATTTTTTCATAGTGTTTGATTTTATATAAACAAATATATATATAATATTTTAATCTGCCAAATTTTTTTATAAAAAAGTGATATTTATTAATAAAAAAGAAAATGGAAAGAAAATTCTTAACTAAAAAAACAAAAATCACTATTAAAGAAAATAGAGAAGTTGCTGGATTATCAACCGCAATGGGTGCTAGATCTAAAAGTGGTGAAATTAATACTGATGCATTAAAAGATTTTAATAAAAAATTATCTGACTATTATCATTTTGACAATAAAGAAGATTTCAAAACACCTAAATATAATCGATCAGATTATGAAGAGGCTTATGAAATAGAAGATTTAGGTGCTGGTAAAATGTCAAGTTTAAAATATGATAATGAAGATACTGAAGTTTTTAAATCTTTTTCTGAAAGAATGGATAAATTAAATGATACTTCAGAATATGATGAAAATTTTGGAACTTATGATGGATTTGGTGAAACAGATGAAGAAGATGACACTTATGAAACATTAATAGATAATAGTAATAAATATATAAAACATAAATACGAAAAACCAGAGGAATACCACTATACTCCAAAAGTTAGAGTAACAAACGAATCAAAAACAAAAAAAATGAAAAGATTAAATTTTAAAAATGAGTTTACATCTGAATATGATATGAAAAAACTTATTCCAGAACATTACAAGTATGATGGACATGTATTTTTAATGACTGATGGTAACCAAACTTTTAAACTTAGATGGGACGATTCAATTAATGAAGGTACAACTATATCGTACAAAAACAAAAACATGATTAATGAGGATATGAATAAAATGAAAAAATTATTCAATTATTCTTATGAAGATTCTATGGGTAAAACAAATAACTATAATGAAGAAACTAATAAGTTTAAAACTTTATTTGAACAAGAAAAAAATATGTTATTGGAACAAAGAAGATTAGTCAATGAAATATATGACATTGGATCAAATGTGTCACTAACAAAAAATGGGGTAAAAGTTGATTATGTTATTGATGCGATTGGAAATCTTAAGGGTAATTTTAGTATCACATTAAGAGACATAAAAACAGGTAAGTCTGAAAGTTATGACGATAACTCAATCAACAAAATAACAGACATAAATTTCAAAAATGGATTACTAGCAATTAGATCTCAAAAAATATAATAAAATTATTATGAAACACATATTAAATAACATTTCACAAGAAGAAAAACAAAAAATTACGGAACAATAAGTTTCAATCCGGTAACCCAATAATAATTTTAAAATAAAAAAATCCCCCATCTCTAAACAGGTGGGGGTTTTTATTTCATTATTTTTTTGTATTTTTGTTTTTATGAAAAACATAAAACAACTTTTTCGTAGAAATCCTGGTCTTTTAGACAAACCTGAAGTTCAGGAACTTATTGATTATACACAAGAACTTGAAGGACAAATATTAGAAAGAAAGGTTGAAGATACATATGACAAAGAACATATGTTAAAATCAATGTTGTCAGACATTCTTTCAAGTTGTAGAGAATACGAAGAAAATAAAATACTTGAAGAAAGATACCCTGAATTATATAAAAAAGTTGATGCAGATTCTTTAGTTCGTAATTTAATGGATTATATTATATCTATGAATGTTAAAAACGATCTTAAGTTATGAAAAAAAAATAATTATAACTAAGGTGTCTTATATGGACACCTTTTTTATTTTAAACAATATTTATTAATATGAAGTTTAAAAAATTAATAACAGAATCAATTATAGATACATTAAAAATATCTAAACTAGAAAAGGCAATTTTAAAAACTTTTAATGTTGTTGACGATGATAAAAACACATATTCAGTAGGAACTTTTGATTTAACTGACGGGGAAAAAATAATTAAAGTTTCTGATATGACAGGTGTAAATGATTTAGACAAATTATATTCTTTATATAAATTTTTTGAAAAGTATAAAGATATTTTGTTTAAAGATGAGATGGGTGGTATCGAATATGGTGTATTAGATATAAATGATAAAGATTTATTATCGGCACTAATTTTAAAATATTATTATGATCATTATAATGAAACTACATTACTTAAAGTTGATGGTGGGGAGTGGAAATTTGGTACTATGTTCGATTTACAAGATCAAATCGCAGAAGAAACATATTCTATTATAATATACTTAAATTCCGACACTTTACCAAATGCAGTAGTATATTCTGGCATTTTTAAAGATAATGAAAAAGGTATAGGTTGGGATTTAATAACTCACGATGATGATTTTGCGATTTATAACGCAAAAAACATAAAAATGAAAGGTGGTCAATATGATGAAGTATTAGATGGTGGACACATCAATATACCGACACCAAAAAACCTTTCAAATCCAGAGATGGAAAAATACTTTAATGAATTATTTATACATATAGAAGATATTATTTTAGAAGATATGTGGATAATTGAGGGGTATATGGAATATAAAAATAATAATTAAAATTAAAAAGTTATGTATACAAGAGAACAAATAAAAACAACAGTTGAGTCTAAAGGGTATAAATGGTTTAATGATGATTCGGGAAAAGGATTTGATGTTAACATTATTGGTGTGAGAAACACCTCACCTGCGGTTTATAAAAAAGTAACCAACGTATTTGATGATTATATCACTATATCATTTAAAGATGAAAAAGGGGTATGGCAATTCTATTGTTGGCAAGCTACTACTGATCCAGGTAAAAAAGGGGTTCAACAATTTCATAATAAGAAAGGTGTAGCTAGATTAGTAACTGGACAATATAGAACTACTTGGGCGGTTGATAAACATCAAGGTAAATATGACGCACTTTGTCAAAGACTAAATAATGTTACTGTTTGGAGAGATGGGAATAGAGATTTGGTATTTGATGAGGTTGTAAAAGATACAGGAATGTTTGGGATTAATATACATAAGGCAGGACAAGACTCAACTTGGGTAGAAAATTGGTCAGAAGGTTGTCAAGTATTTAAAAGAGTAAAGGATTTTGATGAGTTTATGAAAATATGTAAGAAAGCTGCAAAAATTCATGGAAATAAATTTTCTTATACTTTATTAGAATCAACTGATATAAAATAACAATAAAAAAAATAAAAAAATGGAAGTTTTAAAAAAAGGAAGTAAAGGTGAATCTGTTAAAACATTACAAGAGTTTTTAAAAATCACTGTTGATGGTGATTTTGGGACAAAAACTGAAAATGCAGTAAAATCATACCAAAAAAAGAATGGGTTGATAGTTGATGGTGTAGTTGGGCCAAAAACTTGGTCACATATGGGTATTTTAACTACTGATTTAAATGAAAATTTAAGTGTTAGTAAAGGGTTAGAGATAAAAAAATATTTTTTACCTCCGACAGAATATTTTGCGGGACCAACCAAAAAAGAATGGATATTCTTACATCATACTGCTGGTTGGGAAAATCCTTATACTGTAGTTGATGTTTGGGGTAGAGACACTAGGGGTAGAATTGCAACAGAATTTATTTTAGGTGGTCAAAACGTAAAAGACGGATCATCAAAACATGACGGAGTTTTGGTGCAAGCATTTCCTGAAGGAGGTTATGGTTGGCATACTGGAACTGGTAATTCGCCAATGCATAGAAATTCTGTAGGTATTGAGGTGTGTAATTTTGGTTATTTAGTAAATAATAAAACTTATGTAGGTACACCAGCACATTCATCACAAGTGGTAAAATTGGCTAAACCATTTAGAGGGTATCAGTTTTGGCATAAATATTCAGATGAACAATTAAATGTTTTGAAAAATTGGATAATTTATATTGCAAATAGAGATGGTATTGATCCTAAAGTAGGTTTAGTTGAATTAATTAAAACAAAAGGTGCAGATGCGTTTGATGTGTGTGATGTTAAAATGGCTGAAAGTAAAAAAGGTATGTGGTCACATACAAATGTTATGAGAGGTAAAGTGGATATGTTCCCACAACAGGAATTAATTGATATGTTATTATCTTTATAATTTTTTAAATTACATTATTATTGTTTTATGAATAGTTTTGAATTTATGAGTTATATGATTGATCCGTTAACATATGAACAAATTAATTTATTATATAAGGCAAATGATGTAAAATACGATAAATGTAATTTATATTATGATGTCATTAAAACATTAAATAAGTTAATTGTTGATACCTATTTAGGTGATGAATACATTATAAACGAAAATCAAAAATTAGAACATTATAATTGGTGTTTTAAAACAGTTATAGAAAACTTTAAGAAGGAAAAAATAATCTTTGATAATATTGATGATTTAAAAGATTATTTTTTCTTTTTTTATGATGAATTATTTTATAAAGATAAAGACAAAAATATAGAAAAAATAGACAACCTACCAGAACTATCATTCAAATTTTATAGGTTGAAGTCTAGATCAGATATGGATATTATGATAGAACTTTATAGATTATTTGAAAAAAGTTTAAATGAAAAAATAAAAAATACGATTTAGTATTGATTTTTAATGTTTTTTTCATTATAATGGTATCATATGAATACAAAAATAAAGTTTTTGGAAATAGTTTTATCTGATTTAGTATCCCAAAGAGATACCTTAGAACTCGAATTAAATAGAATCTTAAACAAAGAAGAAAATGTTTCTATTAAGAAAAATGAGTTTGACAGTACGTTAACACAAATCACTATTACAAATCATAAAATACAAATGTTAAGTGATTATTTAACTACTTTGGGTGGTTTGGAAGATAAAACTGAAAATAATAACAATGTTTAAAATAAATTAAAATGGAATTGTACGAACAATTAGTTAAATTAGTTACAGAACTTAATGAAGATGTTACTAAATTTTATGACAAAGGGAACAAAGCTGCAGGTACTAGAGTAAGAAAAACTTGTCAGGATATTAAAAATCTTTGTCAGGATATTAGAGTTGATGTTTCTAATAAAAAAACAGAAGTTAACGCATAATTTGATATGGATATACTTAATAACATTTATTTGTTTTTTTTCATCCTTTCTACATTAAATATTTTTAGAAATTTATTTTTTCTAATTAGAAATATTAGAACGGAAGAAAGATTTGTGATGGATAAAATACCTTTATTTGTTTTAGGTATATCTATTTCTTATTTCATAACTTCAATAATAACAGTATTAATAAAATAAAAATGTTTCACGACAAGTTAAACGAAATGAGACCTTATGTGACGGGTATAAGATTTGTAAAAGATTTACCTGTTGTGGATGTGGTATTCTTAGATGGTTGGGATATGTTTGAATCTGATACTGTTTCCTATAAGCCTAGTAATAACAATAAAAATTATTTTATGGTATTTCCACAACAAAATGGTGGAACTATTGACAGTGTTATTGATCATGTACAATTTGTAATTGATTTTAATATAGAAAAAGAAAATAAGTTGTCATTATTGAAGGCTAAGATAGAAGAACTTAAAATTTTATTTAGTGAAAAATCTTTATCTGAATTAGAAAAACTAAAGTTTATTATAGAAACAGTTAATGAACCTACATTAAAAGACATTAGTAAAACACCAAAATTACATAATGGTGTGGAATTACCACCTACAAACGATAAGATTGTGGAAGAAGAGAAAGAGGGAGTTTAATCCCTCTTTTTTTATACCTCTAATTTTTCTTGTATAGTATGAATCAACCAAGTTGTTCCTGAAATTAAACAAGCATCTAAGAAAATAGATAACGGAGCAAATTCCAAACCATAATGATAAAAAGGTGAAAATTGAGTAAAACCACTAATTTGTGATATCAACGATAAGAAAAAACCTACCCACCAAGGTGTACACATCATACAACCTAAAAGTTTACCAAAAAAGTTAGGGCTATAAATTTCCGCAGTTTCTCTTAAACCTTCAAAAATAGTCCCATAAACAATAATGTTAGAAATCCCATAACTAACTAAAATTAATAATAATAATTCCATAATGATTACTTTTTTATTAAAAAAATTGATATTTATTATTAAAGTATACTTATAATGAAGATAATTGTAAATAGAAGTCAGTATAATAAAGTCATTAATGAAACTAGAGGTTACTCTAAAACAGTTGAAAATTGGGCGGATTATGTCACTGATGAATTATTACCTTTAATAATTAAACAAGATGTAGTAGAAGATGTTTACACATTAAAAAAATTATCTTTAAAACTTAAAAATAAAAATTTTTACGAAGAAATTCCAATAGATAGTATTATTATGACTGTAATAATCAATGATATTGAGGGTGATTCGGCGGATATTAATATGGGATATAATCCATATTATACGCAAGTAGTAGAAAATGATGACAACACTTATAATATTTTAGATGTAGAATTTGATGTGGTGATGAATTTACCTATAAATAGATCGGATATTGAATATGATACTTTACATTATTATTTTTCTTCATTTTTGTCTCATGAATTTATGCATGTATATGAATGGTTGCAAAGAAATTTGGAAACCCCTAAAGAAATAAAAGGTTGTGAAGATGTATATAAAGAAGGGGATATTAATGGGGACGCAGTAGATAGGATAGGATATTTATTATATGTAACACAATCTTTTGAAATAAATTCATTTGTCCAACAAGCAGCTACAATGATTTCTAAATTAGAACCAAAAGATAATAATGAATTTTTATTATATTTAAAAAATTTACCAATTTATTCATACGTTGAAACGATGTTAAATTTTAATAAAATCGATTATTTATCTGAAATTGAAAATTTAACTAATGATAGAAAAAGTAAACTTTACAATATGATTATGTGTTTTTACCATATTGATGGTAGATTACCTAAAATAAAATCTATTGATAAATTTTTAAATGATATTGATAAAAAATTTAAAATAACTGGTGAAACATTTAAAAGAAAATTATTAAGATTAATAACTGTAATATGAAAAGAATTTTAATTAATGAAAAACAATATAAAAGATTAGTTCATTTATTAAATGAGCAGCATATAATTTTTAGAAATAAAGAAGATGAGAAAGATACTAGTCATGAAATATTGGCTACATTAGTTTATTTAACAGGTATTTTTAAAGAAAAAAATATCAAAAAAGATATTTTTGTTGATAAGATAGAGGATGGTATTGTTTATTTAGACGCTAAAGAATATACGTCAGAAGAAATTTCTATGATAGAAAAAGCTATTTCTGATTATATTAAATATGGTACTAACCCAAGAGACAAAATTTTAAAAAATGATTTAGGTTTTGATAGTGGTATAGATACTGATGGAGATAATGATATTGCAGATGTAGATTTAGATAATAATGATGTTGCAGATATAGAAGATGATAGTGATGTTGCAGATATAGAAGATGATAGTGATGTTGCGGTTATAGAAGATGAGGATGAAAAAGTATATAAAGAAATAGAGGCGTGTAATTTCGGTATTAATTCAAAAGGTAAAAAAAGAAAAGTGATATTACCTCCAGCTATGGACATTAGGTTTTATCAAGATATATTAAAAAAGTTAGGCACTAAAGTTACATGTCAAAAAATGTTATTCTTTTTTGCTTGGAGAGATGGTGAAAGTTCAGAGTCTACTTATAATCCATTCGCTACAACACATAAAGATAGTAAAAATGAAGGTTGTTACTATAATTGTTTAAAAAATGGTGTTGGGTATACACCTACTGATTGTAGAACTTGTCCATCTGGTACGGTTCCAGGTGTAAGGAATTATAAAACATATGATTCAGGTTTAAATGCCACAGTTGAAACATTAACCAACGGTAGATACCCCAATGTTGTTAGAAAATTAAAAAATGATAATATTACTGCATTAGAAATTGCTTCAGAAAAATCGGAATTAAGAATTTGGGGTACAGGTGGTTTAGTGCATGATATACTTAGGTTAAATAATACCTTATTAGTAAATAGAATTGCAAAACCTGATGGTAATACAATTGTTGAGGAAGATTGTACATTAACTACGAATGAATATAAATATTTTAAAGAACATATTCGTAATAAAAAAGAAGGGGATGCTTTCAGAAGATGGGTTAATTCAGATGAAACTAGATTAAATAATATTAATAGAAAATTATCTAATTGTGAAAAATTTAGTGGTTTAGAACTTTCTGGGGAGGTAAATGATTACGTTGAATTAGCATTTAAATATAAAGGAAAAGAATGGGTTAAATTAGGAAAACCTGGTGTTGGAGAAGAAGTAGTTGATAGTAAAAAAGATACGGAACTAAGAAATAAAATTATAAAGTATGCGGAAACTAAATTAGGTGAACCATACATATGGGGTAAAGAATTTGATGGTAAAGGGGGAGATTGTTCTGGTTTAATAGACAATGTTTTAAGAAATGTTCCAGGAATAACTTCACCTTATAATGGTAGAGAGACATCCGCAGTTTTAAAAAAATTAGTTTTAGGTAAAAATGTTGGTAAGAAAAGTGGGCTTAAAAAAGGAGATATATTGGTATTCAACCCAAGAGCGGGAGGAAAAATAGGTCACGTAGGTTTTGTGCATAACGTAAATAATGATGGGACTGTGGATATGATACATGCGAGTTCAGGTAATGGGGTTATAGTACAAAAAAATATATTTAAAAGTGGGTTGGCTAAAAGATATTACGGGGCGTTACCGATAGTAAATGGTAGATACGAATCATCAAGTAGTGGGAATCTTGGTAGTAAAAGTGATGATTATGAAAGTCCTGATAGTAGGAATGATGAGAATGATTGCCCTAACTACGATTGCTGGACATATTTTGGTAAAGAATCCTTTTGGGATGGTAAAAATAAAGTAAATAATATTACTGTACCTAAAATTACAATAAAAAAATCAACGGATTTATTTAAGATAACATATAAAGGTGTACGTTCAGGATTATTACTGAAACATGGTAATGGAGGTAAAAATGATACCATACACCAACTTTTAAATGTATTAACATTAGAGTTAAATAAATACTTAAAAGAAAATTATTTAAAACCTGTAGTTAAATCGATTAAAATGAATTTAGTTGGTAATAGTTTAACAGTTGAGGTACCATTGGTAAATTCAGTAAATAAAAAATATATAATTGATAGAAGGGGATCTTTAGGTGGAAAAATAGATGATAGTGGACTTAAAAAATATGAAAATATGGATGGTTATGAAGTTGCTACACATGTATCTGATGATTTAAAAGAAAAATTTGTAACTGTAATAACTTCAAAAGAAGAAGAGAACAAACCTCCTAAAGTAATTACCCAACCTAAAAAGGGATCTAAAATTACTATTCCTACAAAAGCAAGATTAACTTCAGCACCAACGGCAAATAGATGGGGTAGACCACATCATGGTTATGATATAGTTGGGCCTTATTCTGGATATAAATGTTTAATAGTATGTAATAAACCAGGAGTAGTTACTTATGCGGGACGATGTGGTGGGTATGGTAATTTAGTAGAAATACGTCATAATGATGGAACATATTCTGCATATGCTCACTTACACAAAATTTATCTTGTAGGAGGTCAAAAAGTAAATATTGGTGTTGTTATAGGTATTGAGGGTAATACGGGAGGATCTATGGGTAGACATTTACATTTTGAGGAAAGAGTTAAAAGACCTAAAGGTAAAAAGAATAGATGTGGTGAAGGGTCACCATATAATGAGGTAATTGGTTATATAAATAAACAAGGTAAAAGTTTAGTTAAACCAGTTAGTAATCTAAATAATTACTTTTATTTTCAAGAATTAGGATGACAAATAAAAAATACGGAGGAGTTTTATTGATAGATATTAGAACCAATTCCTTTTTACTTAGTCAAAGAGGAAAAAATACTTCTTTTGCAAATTCTTGGTCGTTATTTGGTGGTACAATAGAAAAAGATGAAGATGTCTTAGATGGAGTTAAAAGAGAATTAGAAGAAGAAACAGGTATTAAATCTGAGGATATAATATTTAAACTATTTGAGGAACAAATTACTATGGGACACACGTATTATTTTTTTATAGGTTTTTGTGATGGTATGAAAAAATGTAAATTAAATGATGAAAATCAAAATTGGGGTTGGTTTACTATGGAAAATTTACCAAAACCACTTTTTCCTACACTTTATTCTTCACTAGTTAGAATTTTTTAATTATAATTATAATATGGATGAATTTAAAAAAATAGAATCTGATATACAATTAGAAAAATTAAAAACTGAACTTAAAAAAGAAAAATTCATAAAGGACATCAAAAATGGATTAGGTGAACACATTAAGATTAATGGTAGTAATGTAAAAAAAATAAAAAAATCGTTTATAAGACGTACTTGGGAGAAGTTTTTAAAAGTATTTTAATATGAATTTAGAAAAAGTTTTAGAAATCGCAAATGAATGCGTAGAAAATGAATTAATACCTACCGAAAATTTAACTATTTCGTATAAGTTAGATAAAGATACTCATAAAAAATTAGATAAAGAATTATTTTATAATACAAATAATAACCTAACTAATTTTGTACACAACGATTTAATAGAAATTAATATTGCGGGAATTACTTTTGTATTTGAAATAGAGTAATTTGACATTCCTTAAAAAAATCCATATTATTAGAAAAAAAATATATGGAAGAAAACAATACATACAAAGATTTTATGGATTATCTCTTAAATGATGATAAAGAAACCTATGATAATGGTTTGTCTCATCCTAGCGTTGAATCGGAAGAAAAAGAACGTAAAGTAGTAGATGAGATATTAGAAAGTAGAATGATAGAATATTATTGTTGTGATAGATTTTATGGTAACGAAAAATTAGTTTGTGATAATATTAAGAAATTAAGTAGTTGGGTTTGTGATGAAGATGGACTTAATATGAAAGAAAATATTAATTTCATTTTAAAAGATATAGTTCAGTGTGAAAATTTAAATCACTTATATCAGAAACCATTAGGGTATTTACATAGAACAGTAATCATTAACGATATCATAAAAAAGTCAGATGGGACTTATTATAGTCAAAAATTAAATAATTGTTGTTTGGTAAAGAACAACGATGGTGAATGGAGTTATGTAAACAAATTAAATACTAATTATAGTGATTTAGCGGAACTATTAACCACTTTATTCATCAAAGGTGGGCAGATAGAAAAACTATCTAAAATGAATAGTACTGAAATAAAAAAATTCTTGTTGACGTTAAAAGGTGAGACATTGACAAAACTATTACAGAAATATTTTACATTGGATGAGTATGAAGATTATACTTACAACACAAAAAATAATACTAAAATTGGTGATTTTGTAGAAAATTTAACAAAAGAATTATTACAGGAAGATGGATTTACTTCATTATATGAAGGATGTAATGGTAATTTTATTGATATGATATATGGTGTTGATCTTATTATGGAAAAGGATGGCGAAATATATTTAGTTCAAGTAAAAAGAAGATCATCTGTTGCCAAACAAAGTACTACCAACATTAAATATAGATATATAGATATTTTTGCAGGTGAATCACCAGATTATAATGGTATTATGTTATATAATAGACATGAAAAGTTTGTCGAAAAATTTATGGGTAGAAATGTTCTTAAAAAGAATATGGATTATTTAAAAGAAATGTATAAATAAATTTGTAATTAAAAAATTTATTCTATCTTTGTAGAAAATAATATTATTATGGGTTGTGATGTTCATATGTATGTAGAAAGAAAAAATTCCGAAACTAATCGATGGGAAATGGTTGGTAATGAATTTATCGATGAATATCCATTAGAAATGGCAATAAAATATATGAATCATAATTTAGGTTTAGATGTAGATGAATGTGAGTTAATTTTAAAAAAATATTTTAATGGTGGAAAACCCTCTAATAAAATAGAAGAATTTGTTTTTAATAAATTTTTTGTAGATTTATTTTCTGATGACGGAGAAGAAATCTACATTAAAAAAACTAAACTAAGTGATCCTAGAACATGTCAACCATATAGCGGTAGAAACTACGGATTATTTGGTGTATTGGCGGGGGTAAGAGATTGTAGTAGAGATATGATTACTGGTGATCTTAGAGGATTACCTTATGATGTATCTGAAAAAATTTTAGAACTTAGTAATGAATGGGATATTGATGGTCATTCACATAATTATATTTATCTGAATGAAATTTTAGATTCTTCTTATTATAAGATGAGTGAAAAAGAATTGGAGGAAGAGGGGTTCACTTATTTTTTCAGAACAGTAGTAAATGATTTACTTGAAATAGGTAATCCAGATAATTTGAGATTAGTATTTTGATTCGATAATTAAAAAAAAATTATTTTTTTTAAAAAATATTTGACTTTTTAAAAAATTGTATATAAATTTGTATTCAGAAACAGAAAAAGATATGGAAACACAATTGACTAATATTGAAAAAGAAAATGTAACGTTAACTGATAATGGTATGGTTACTAATCCAACAACACTTAATAAGTGTGTTGATTTATTTTTCTCTATTGGATCAATGAGAGGAAAATCAAAAGATAAAGTAACTAAAATGTTTAGTGAAGCATTTTTAGAGAATCCTTTAATTTCCACAAAAATTCTTTTTTGGGTTAGAGACGTTAGAGGTGGTGCGGGTGAAAGACAAGTTTTTAGAGACATTATACAATATTTGTCTACCAATTCCCCACAAACATTGAAAAAAAATATTAACCTTATTCCTGAATTTGGTAGATGGGATGATATTTTAATCCTTTTAGGTACTGAATTAGAAAATGATATGTTTGATACAATCAAAACTGCGTTGACTAACGGTAATGGGTTATGTGCAAAATGGATGCCTAGGAAAGGTGAAGATGCGAATAGACTTAGAAAACTATTTAAATTGACACCTAAACAATATAGAAAAATGTTAGTTGACTTAACTAATGTTGTTGAAACTAAAATGTGTTCTAAGGATTGGGAATCTATTGATTACTCTAAATTACCTTCTTTGGCATCTTCCAGATATCAAAAATCATTTAAAAGAAATGATACTGTTAGATATGAAGAATATAAAACCGCATTAATCGAAGGGACTGCTAAGGTAAACGCTGGAGCAGTGTATCCATACGATATTATTAAATCTATGAGATATGGTGGGGATCATGTTGTTAACAATAAACAATGGGAATCACTACCTAATTTTATGGAAGGTTCTTCTGAAAGAATATTACCAGTGGTAGATGTTTCAGGCTCTATGAGTTGTGAAGTGGGTGGAAATCCAAACCTAACTTGTATGGATGTGGCAGTATCATTGGGTATGTATATTTCAGAAAGAAGTGAAGGAAACTTTAAAGATGCATTTATTACATTCTCAGAAGATCCACAACTACAATATTTAAAAGGTAGTTTAAATCAAAGATTAAAACAATTACTTAGTGCTGATTGGGGTATGAGTACTAATTTAGAAAAAGTATTTAGTTTAATACTTACACAGGCTAAGAAAAATAACATATCTGAGGATATGATGCCAACTAAAATATTGATTTTATCGGATATGCAGTTTAATGCGGCTACATATAGGAGTAATACCTCTCAAAATATGATTGAGAGTATGTATGAAGAGGCTGGTTATAAAAAACCTGATATTATTTATTGGAATTTAAATGCGAAAGGTGGTAACTTTCCAGTTGAGTTCGATAAAGAAGGTACGGCATTGGTATCAGGATTTAGTCCGTCAATTCTTAAATCCTTATTAGGTGGTAAGAATATGACACCAGAATCCATATTGATGGATACTGTAAATGATGAAAGATATAGTTTAATAACTATATAAGACGTTCTTTGAAAAAAGTATTTGTGGTAGTTAAGGAATAATTGCAGCAAAATTTAAAACTATAATTTAAGCTACATGGATCAGGGCTCGATAACCCTCCTAACTACAAGGGTGTAAACCGTGAAAGCGGGGGACCACTCACGGTTAGGTAAAGTGTCAAACGATTCCGATACCACATTATTATTTAGGTGTACTGGATTGGGAATTAACAAATTCCCTTTAAGTCCAATAAACGAATGGTTTCTGCAATTTTTTACAATTCTAGAAACAGTTAAACGCGGGTTTTACCACTTTACCCCAAAAAAGTTATAAAGTGGCGACCATAGGTGAGTTTAAACGTGAGAAATTCTCACACTTTAGGCCGAAAAACATACCTCTTGGTTATCACAAGTAAAAAAAGATAGTTGGATTCGTCTCAACTAAAAAAAAGACACCCGAACCAGAATGGGTTAATAATAATTGGAGTGGGTACTATACCACTTAAAATACCACAGGACCACCATTCCGACACCAATATTTAAGGGAAGAGAAATCTTCCCTTTTTTATTTTATAATGTTTACACTTTAAATTAATTTCAGTAACATTGATTATAATAACAAAGTTAAGAAATTATATGTATGAAAATTGTTACTAAAAACATTAAATTAGAAAAAGGTGAAAGACATTATCTAGTTTATGTTATGGATGATAACGATAATCCAATTGAATGTAAAGACGCTATCGGAGAAGAAGATAGATTAGAAAATGAAAATGAATTAAGTAAAGAATATGGGATAACAACTGAAAATGTTTACTATGTTTCTTTAGATAAGTTTAAAAGTCAAAATAATAAATACACCCCTTTAATATTAGTATTCTATTTACAAAGAGATCTATTTGGGAATAGAGAAATGATCGAGACTTACGGTGATAGTGTAAGAAAATATTTAGAAAATAAAGGGGATGATGTGAGATTATTCTTTATACCTACTGATGATAAAGAAGAAATAAAATGTATTAACCCTGTTTATATTGATGACAATAATGAATTGGATAGACTAAACGATATCATAGAAGATATCAGTAATAAGTTTCAGGTTGGTGTTGAATAGCTAGGGACGGGTGGATGATCGATAAGTTTTATTTATTGTCCATCCTGTTTTTTCTACAATCCTTTTATATGTTTTAGTCCTATTTTTTCTATTAATAGAACCAGTGAAAAGAATATTTTTCACTTTATTAGTTTCACAAAATTCCACCAAAACTTTATATAATCTTTTAGTATCGTAAGAATTTTTACAAATCACAATATCAAAATCAGAATTTTGATGTATTAAAAGTTTATTATTAATATAATTTATTTGTTTAATATTATCTTCTTTGGCTTTATTAAGGATAAAAAACTTTAATACTTTTTTAGTGTCCATTCTTTCTTTATAACCATAAACACTAAATTTTTCCTCATAAAAATATTCTGATTTATGAATCAGACTCCATTTATCACTATTCAATTTTATAGGTATAGTTCTACCTAAATCATCCCTATCAAAGTAATCGGTATCAGATTCCTCTTTCTCTTTCAATAAAAGTAACTCATAAATAACTGGAGTTACCTTCTTATATGCGTTATTTTTTTTTGGTAATAAAACTTTATTTTTATCTTTTGTTTTAAAATATTTTTCTTTTGCACTACTTTCATTACTACCTTCATATAGTATTTTTCTTTTTTTACCATTCTGTGTAATTATAATTCTGTAACGCACGACTTTATTTTCTAAATAAAAATACTTATACTTTATAAAAAATAAATATAAAATAATGAATAAAGACTATTATGGAGTTTTAGGTGTTAGTAAAAATGCGGATGAATCTGAAATAAAAAAAGCGTATAGAAAGTTATCTAAAGAATATCATCCAGATTTAAATCCTGATAATAAAGAGGCGGAAGAAAAATTTAAAAGTATTGCCGAAGCATATTCGGTATTATCTGATAAAGAAAAAAAATTAAATTACGATAGATTTGGTAGTGCAGATGGTAAAACAAATCCATTTGCAGGAATGAATATGAATGACATATTTTCTTCCTTCTATGGTAATATGAATAAAAGAAAGATAAAGGGTGGTGATATTAGACTTAATGTGAAACTAACGTTAGAAGAAATGTATAATGGAGTTCAAAAGAAAGTAATCTATAAAAAGTTATCTAAATGTGAACCTTGTGGTGGAAAAGGTGGCGAAACAATTAAATGTGGTACTTGTGATGGTATTGGTATGGTAACTCAAACACAAAATACACCTTTTGGTCAAATACAAAGTAATATACAATGTCCATATTGTTCAGGTACTGGATCAATCATAACTAAAAAATGTGATACTTGTTATGGTAAGGGAGTAAATCAAAGTAACGTCCCGTTTGAGTTTGATTTACCTAAAGGTATTATGGATGGTGAAATGTTGAGAGTTTTTGGGATGGGTAATTCAGTTAGGAATGGCGTTGAGGGTGATTTATTGATTAACGTAGTTGAAATCCCACACGAAAAATTTAAAAGGGTTGGGATGGATTTACACCAAAAAATAAACCTGTCTTATAAAGATTTAGTATTAGGTAACGATTCAGTTGAAGTTGACACTATGGATAACAAAATACGATTTAAAATAAATTCTGGAACTAAGGTGGGTACAATGTTAAGGGTACCTAATAAAGGTTTTGTGAGAGATAATGTAAACGGTGATATGTTATTAGAAATATGGTTAGATATCCCTACAAATGTAGATGAAGATGAAAAAGAAAAAATAAATTCACTAAAAATTTGATTTTTTGAAAATAAATAAATATTATTGTTCACTATTAATTAAAAATTTAAAACATTATGGCAAAATTTGAAGAAGTCTTTGAAGACACATTAGAATTATTTCAAAAACACATTGATGAGAGTTCTATCCCTAAATTCCTTAAAATTAAAATTTTATCGAATAACAATCTTAAAAAAGATTTTGGTATAGTTAGTAAGTCACAAGACATTGTGAAGTACATGACTGACTATGACATCATCATTCAGGTTAATGAACCTATATTCGATCAATTAGAGGATACACAAAAAGAGTATATCGTTAATGATCTTTTGGCTCAGATTGTTTATGATATGGATAAAGATAAAGTTAGTATAGTTAAACCAGATGTTAATACATTTAGTGGTGTGTTAAGAAAATACGGTATCGACACTTACCTATCGATTAAAGAAAGTATTTCTGTACTTTTAGAACAAAAACAAATTGAGGAAGATGCAGTTAGATAATAGTAACGGTATTAATAAACTAGCCACAGATCCAAATTTAACTACACAAGAAAAGAATTGGGAGTTAATGAGTGTTTTGGGGATGAAATGGTCAGAAACCGTAAATCTTAGTGATGAAGATAGAGATTTCTTACTAACTAAAGTAGAAAGAATAAAAGTTCATATTGAAAATAGTAGAAAATTACAATGATAAGTTATATTGGTGGCAAGGCGAGGATATCTAAATGGATAGAACCATTTATCTCCAAAGATATAGAAACATACGTAGAACCTTTTAGTGGTATGTTTTGGGTATTTTTTAGAATGGATTTAAAAAGGTATCCTAATTTGAAAACAGTGGTTTATAATGACTTCAATAGTTTAAATGCGAATTTATTTGATTGTTGTAAGGATTATAATCAGTTGTGGGATGAAATATCTAAATATCCTTGCCAACAATTAGGGGTATCTGAAACACCTCAGATTTATTCAGAAATGTTTAGACAATACCAGAATGAGTTATTTAATTCTTCTGGTATTGTTATCACAGAAGAAAATAAATATGAAATTGCCGCAAAATATGTTTATGTCCTAACTCAGATATTTTCAGGTTCTAAACCAGAAACATCTAACTATATGGATTATAAAGGTAAGTATAGATGTAAGGTATTAATATTTTTAGATAAACTTAAAGATAAGAAATATAGAGAACATTTCGATAGGATTACATTTGTAGAAAATTTAGATTTTAGTGATGTAATACAAAAATACGATTCCGAAAAAACTTATTTTTATGTAGATCCACCTTATTGGAAAACTGAAAATTATTATTCTAATCACGATTTTGATAGGAACGATCACGAAAGATTGGCAAACGTATTAAAAAATATTAAAGGTAAATTTTCTTTAAGTTATTATGATTTTCCTCTACTTAGGGAGTGGTTTCCTAAAACAGAATATGTATGGGAAATGAAAGAATTTGCCAAAGCTGCCGCAGCTAAAAGTGGCGTAAAACAAAATATGGGTGAAGAATTACTCATTATGAATTATGGTGAGAACAAAAATCAGTTACCATCAGTAGGGACACAGTTAGATTTATTTAAACATTCATTTTTATAATTATGGGAAGAATTCCAAAGAAAAGAAAATTTGGACAATTATTATTGTTTGCAGAAAAAACCATGCGTGAAATAACGATAGAAAAAGAAGAAAATATCGTAGATGATGTGGTTTTAGAAACCGTATCGGAATCAAACAATGTTGGGTTATTAACTAATCAGATATATTGTGGGGATACTGTTGAAACGATGAAAAAAATTGAAGATAAGAGTATTAATTTAATTCTTACATCTCCTCCATATTTAGCATCGATTAGAAAAGATAATCATAAATATCCAGGAGCCAAAGATTTAATTAAGGATAATCAACCAGTTAAAGAATACATTAGTTGGTTAGTTGATGTTTTTAAAGAATATGAAAGGATTTTAACCGATGATGGGGTAATTGCGTTTAATTATAGTTATACAACATTTAATCCTTCGTTACCATATATTTTAATTAATGAGGTATTTGAAAATACTTCTTTAGAGATATATGATACTGCGTCTTGGAAAAAGAAATCTTGTGTACCTTTAAGTGGGCATCCTAATAGAATGACTAGAATTGTAGAGATGGTTTATATATTTGCAAAGACACCTAATTTTAGTGCAAACAAAATAGTTTCATCTTTATCTAAAACGGGACAGAAATACTTTAATACCTACTACAATTTTATTGAAGCCAAAAATAATGATGGTAAAGTAGAAGGACATGAGGCAACATTCTCAACAGAGTTTGCGAATTACTTTATTGATTTATATTCAAAACCTAATGATATTGTGTTAGATAATTTTTCAGGTACAGGTACAACACCATACGCAGCCTATAAAATGGGTAGACAATATATTGGAATCGATTTAGTTGAGGATTATTGTGTACATGCCAGAGAAAGACTTTTAAAATTATATAAAGAAAACGATAAATAATTTTTTTTATTAAAATTATTTTATTATATTTGTGATATGGAAAAACTGACGCAAAAATTATTGAACTATTTGAGTGGTAGACCTAACTACGAAAAATTTAGTATTCTAAATGATGAAATGGGATATGATTTTAATTTTATTAAACAATTGTATCCAAAAGAACTAAAAACATTTGAGGATTTAACATTTAAAAGTCATCCGAATACATTTATGGAGGGTGCGGTTCAAGCAACATTAGACTTTGATAATGGGTATTTTGTTTCTGTCGTTGGTGGTGGTAATGGATTATATGGTGATGGTATTAAAACATTTGAAGTGGGGTTTCCAGTTAATGATGGTAGTTTAGATGTTGAAGGTTGGTTAAATTCTGAAGAAATTACTATGATGATGTTTAAGATACAAAAAAAACAACCTTTATGAAAAAAGAAAAAGAATATAAAAGGAGATTAGAATTTATTAGTGAAGACGTAAAAAGATTATCTGATGTCTTATCAGAAGAATTACTTAATACGCCTGTCCCTAATTATGAAAATGTAGGTGTAGTTTTAAGTAATATTGAAATTGCTTCTAATATGGAAGATGATGAATCATCTAATTGGAAAACCAAATTTGAAATACCGACACACGATCCACAAACTGGACAATTAAATCCGTACTATGAAGAATTGACAGGTAAAAAAAATCCATTAATTAACCCTAATTTAGGAGAAGATTTTACAAAAAATAAGGATATAGAAAAAATGCCCAACCAAAAGTGGCATCAGATAATTTCCTTTATTAAGTCAGGTGTTAGAATAGTTGGTTATTGTTTTATACCTTTTAATTTAATTGCTGCAACAGTTTTATTAGTTTTGAGTGAAGTCATTGGTATTTTAGAAGAATTAGTATAAATGGAAGGTAAAAAAAATATCACCATCGTATCAGAAGTAAAAGAAGATGGTAGACTTTATTTAAATTTTGAAATGGATAGTAATTCCTGCCCAACAAAATTAGAATTATTATCTATAATGACTAATGGTTTGGTTATGGTTACAAAAATGGTCTGTGAAGGGTTAGAATATGAATCACAAGGTAAACTAATAACTGATGTATTTGATTTACTTAAAAATAATTTATTTGATGGTGATTCTTTTAAAGATTTAAAAATTAAGACGGAAGAATTATAATTTTGTCACCCTCTATTTTTATTTCATAGTCATCTGGAGACAAATTAGTATAATAGATTTTTAAATATTCTAATTTGTTTCCTTTTTTTTGTGGTATATCTAATTGTCTAATTTTAGATTTTTTTTCTTTAGGTTTTTCCCATTTTTCTATATTGGATTTTTTAGAGTTCTTTAAGAAGTCTACTTCATCAGTAAAAATCCATTTTTTATTACTTTTACATTTTTTATAGTATACATCACCACCTATATCGCGAATCTGATATTTACAACTTTCTTTTTCTTCGTTTATTATATTTAAAAATTTTAATGACATTTTATTATAAATATTTGTTTTTTTGGAAAATAATATATATATTTGTAGATATAATTGGTGTAACAAATGAGTTTATCTAAAAAAGTTTATGAAAATATTAAGTATGAGGAACAAAAAAATACTCACACTGAAAACGAATGGTTAGATAGAATATTATACACCAAAGATAAAATAAAAAAAAGTTCTTTGAAATTTGGGGATGGTTTTGGATTTGACAATCAAAGGTTGAGTTCGAAATGATGCAAGCCGAGTTAGATGGAAACTCGTAAATTACCTATCAAAATATAAATGCAAACGCATACAACGTAGAGGATATCATGAGTATCCCAACTTCTATCACTCGCTCAGCGATGGTTGAAGAGATGGAATCAATCGAATTGGTTTAATCGGTGGGTCACACTTACCTAGAAACAGAAAGGTGTAAAAATAGAGTTGATCGTTAATACTCTTTAAACAATTGATGAAACAGGGTTGTTGGATAACCATGTTATAAATAAAACCAAATATTTTGTTTGTTTAGAAAAATGAACTAAGCTTGTGAATGAATTTCTAATGTCGATTTGGTTGGACGAGGGTTTGAGTGCGGACCCACTTATTGGTGACAGTAAGTTAAAAATCGGATGAATTGCTGGAACGCTAAGTCTTTTTAAGATATGCCAATCAGCAGCCAAGCCTACAGAGTAGGAAGGTTCAGAGACTATTGGGGATTATAGCGATATAATGTAATACCAACTAGAGCGTCCGACATCTTTAGTAGATGATGATATAGTCCAGACAATAATGAAAATTATTGATTATAGCGACTCCCTCCATCTCCACGATGGGTTAAATTAAATAATGCGATCATCTAACCATGAGGATTTACTTGCAGGAGTCCAAAGGACGAACATCGGATAAAGGAAGAACACCTGATTTAACCCTTTTTTTTTGCACCATTTCTACTTCTCAAGAGTAGACAGTTGTAACGACAAGAGACATTGCTCAACAATTCTCTTTCAAGAATGTGAATGATTCTGATACAGACATGAGAACCTGTATAGTAACAAAAAACTTTATTATGGGAAATACAGAATGGGTAAAAGGATTACTTGGTGATACTAGAGTATTTAACAATGAATACCAATTTAGAAACTATGATGGTAGTATAGAATCTTTTAGTTCAATGGAAGAATTAGAAGATTACTTAAAAGAATACTTTTTGTATATATGTGAGTTATCACAAACTTCATAGTGTATACCTGAGTGCAGAGGGTTCACTAGGTTTCTTTATTCCTTAAAAAAAAATAAAGTGGTGGAAGTAGATAGTGATCCTATCGACCCTTTTAAAAGTCCCGAATATTCGGGACTTTTTATTTTTTAACAAATATTTATAATAAAAAATTTGGCAGAATCGAAACTTTTTTTTAAATTTACATTATAAATAAAAAGATTATGAACTCAAAACTTCCATTTGTCGTAAATTATACAAAAGAGATGTCAGATAAGTTTAACGAAGAACTTATGGAATCTAAGACTTGTCCTATGACAAACCCAAAGTTTTATGGTAAGTGGGATTTAGTTGATTTCGATTCACCAGAATATAATGAAAAGGTAAAGGTGAAAAGAAATTATGTTACAGAAAAGAATTAAAAGAATATTAAACGAAATTAAATTTTCTCAGGAACAATCTGATGAACTTAGAGATAAATTTGGTTGGAGGTACGTTCAAACAGAAAAACCTAAGTCCGATAGTAAATATAAAAAATTAAGAGTTTATACTTTCCATACTCCTAAATATAAGTATATTGTACATATAGAGGAATATGAATACGATTATTTCCTTATTTCTTTTTTCCCTAAACTAAATACTGATTTTTATGTTAGACAACAAAAATTGGCAGATAGAGGACAAAATTTTTATGACAAATATAGTTATCAAACTAAAGAAAATATTCCTTTTAAAATATTCTCACTATTAGTAAGTGAAATAAAAAATATTTTAAAAGATCACCCTTATGCGTCTTTTGGTTACTTTGGGGCGCCTGATTACAAATTAGGTGAAGAAACAGATTTATTTAACACGAAAAGGGTTAGAATTTATAATCAATTATTGAATGATGAATTTAATCAAACTCATGTTGTTAAATCTGAATTAGAGTTTAGTGGTGGTATGATTTTAAACAAAGAAGTATTAAATCAGTACCCAAATTTAGAAATGTATTGTAGGGATATGTTACAATCCCATTTATAATAAAAAAAATAAAGTTTTATGGAAAAGGTATTAGTTTTAAATAATGACTATACCCCATTAAATGTAACCACACTTAAAAGGGGTTTTAAGTTAGTCTATAAAGGTAAGGCAGAAATAGTTTATTCTGATGAGACAAACCCTATTGTATCCAGTTTTAAAAACTTCACTAGACCATCTGTTATTAGGTTGAATAGATTTATCTATACCCCCTTTAAAAAAGTTCCTTTAAGTAGATATAATATTTTTAGGAGAGATGGACATAAATGTGTTTATTGTGGAACAAATAAAAATTTAACAATCGATCACGTAATACCTAAATCTAAAGGTGGTGACAATACTTGGAAGAATTTAGTTACTTGTTGTGGTGTATGTAATCTTAAAAAGGATGATAGAACACCAGAAGAGGTGGGAATGGGATTTTTAAGAAAACCATTTGCACCAACATACATCCAATTCATAGAAAGAATGAATGGTATAATTAAAGAAGAATGGAAACAATTTTTAATGATTTAATATGAAAAAAAAATTTAGTTGGTATAAAGGAAATGGACTTTTTTGGTTCAGAATATTTGGGTACGGTTTATCTATCTCAAATAGATTAACATTTAGTCAAAAAGAGGGGTATGTGAATTACATTTACTTTTATGGATATGTAATTAGTTTTTTAAAACCTTATAAATATTAATATGTTAGATAAAATAAGATTATGGTGGAGGTTTGAGGGTAAACATTACCATAGAGATTTCATTGTGGGACTGACAAGATTTTTTAGAAAATATTTGTTTTATTAAAAAATAGTTATTATATTTGTTTTAAATTAAAAGACTATGCCACCAGAAGAATATTATGAAAGACTATTTGAAGATAGGTTAGATTCAAATAGAAGAGGTAAAAGTAATCATAAAAGATTAACTGCCGAAGAACAAGTTAGAGAAATAGAACTCAGAAGAAATATGAAGTATCTAGCGAATTTAATGGTTGATTATGTGAAAAATAATCCTAACTAAAATGGTAAGAGTACGTTTCCCAAACGAATCATATTACGATACAATTCCTAATTTTAATTGGGATGAGTTCAAACCAAGTAAAATTTATGATGAATGTGTATTTGGTTGGTTTCAAGATGTATACGTCTGCGTCGAAAGAGTTGATTATGACGAATATTATAATAACAAAAAATAATACATTACTATGAAAAAAATTTTACTCGAAACTCTAATTATGATTTTATCGGGAATAGTTTCAGGAATTGGATTTGCTGCATTGACTATTGCCTTAGATATGGGCACAAAAAATTATTATGTGTTTATTCCTGCGTTAATAATAAGTTGGTTAATACTTTACCCTTCATATATATTTTGGTTGGACTTCTTCAAAAAAGTTTTAAAATATGAAAGTTATGGTCAAAAAAATTAAACTACGTATCATATAATGGTGGAAAAAATGTATTGTAGATTATTGCCCACCTGAATTAGAAGACTATGTGGTTTCAAATAAATATAGATAAAAATTAAAATAATGGCGAATTTTATATATTCCAGAGTTACAATTGAACCTTTAGAGTCAATGAACAAAATTTGTAGTATGATTGAAAACATGCCTAAATCAGAGTATGGTAAAGAAACTACAACAGTTGTTAAAACATTTTATAGTGAAGAAGAATTGAAAAAACCGTATAACAATGGTGAGACAGAATACCCTATAACTGATGTAGGGGTTAAAATTGGTTGGTTATATGATAATGTTGGGACTAAGTGGATTGAATTAGGTATTGATGATGATATTAGAATTGAGTCTCCTTATTACATACCTGATGGATTTCTTATTAAATTATATAGTTTATGTATAGATGAATTTTCAGATGTTAAAATAATTTGTAAATGGTATGATGAATTTGAAACAAATTGTGGTACTGCATTAATATGGAATGGAATTTATACTGAAGATGAAGAAACTTTAAAAGATGAAAATATTGGTGATCCAGCCTATCAAGTTAATGGTGATGAAAATATTGATGAGATTAAAAAATGGGTATTAAGTGAAACTACTGAAGATTCTTATACTAAACCAGAAGAAATAGAATCTATGAATGAAGAAGAATTAAGATGCCTTTTTGAAGATTGGAAAAATCAAGGTAAATGGAATTATATTACTGATAGGCAAGAATCTATGTATTATTCATGTGAAGAAGCAATAGAAACTGAAGATTTTAATTTTCCGATATCGAGAGTTAGAAGAATTGCGAATGTAAAATATGAAATGATAACAGATTGTTATCCGTTTAAATAAAACAATAAATAAAAATAAAAGTTATGGGAATAAAAAATAATTTTATTGAAATGATTAAAGGTGGGTATCCTGATTTTGATCCACAAAACGATTCAGTTGAAATCGAGTTCGAAGGTGGAGGAGATTCCTTTGATTCGTTTTCTTTTATTTCAGTCTACCCTAATAGGGAAGGTGAATTAAATCTAATTGATCATTGGGACACATTATTTGATATTATAGATAATTCTGGTGTTGCGTACAATTGGAACAATGGTGGTACTACTGGTAGGATTTAGTATAATATGAATGGTGAACAAGAATTAACTGTTAGCACAATTATGATGGAAGAATATTGGGGTGAAGTTGATGACGATGAAGAGGAAGTTGGTGAAGTAAATTCTAAATCAGAATAAGATGGTAGGAAATATTTGGTTAGCAGTAAAGAAATTCTTTCACCAACATATACTTTGTATTCACAAGTATAAATGGGTCTATAGAAGAGATAATGGTGCAGACTATGAGGTTTGTGAGAAATGTGATTTGATTAGATAACCTTTAAATCAGAATAAAATAATGGCGAATCCTTTAGTACATTCAAAGTCATCCGTTAAATTTTGGGGAGGAAAAGAAGAAGATTATTTACCACTTCATAATAAAATGGATTCTTCTAAAAAATATTTTAGTGATAACAGACATAGGGCGTTGACACATAATATGTTTTTTATATTTGAAGTAATGATACCAATTTTCGGTGAATATATTACAAATTCAGATGGTAAAATAGTATCCGTTAAAGATATATGTGAATATCATATATTAGAAGATTACGGTAAAAAGTTTATACCTAATGTTTCTGACTTTCTACAAGAAATGGAAATCAAATCTTGGATGGCGAATGGTTTGGGTGAATCCCCATCATCACAAAAAAAAGTAATAACGAATGAAAGTAAAGTTCATAAAAGATTGGTAAAGGATTAGTTATGTTTGAAATTATCGGAATAGTATTTACAGTTATTTTTATTTTTCTTTTGTTATTTATACAATATACTTTAATTTTGTTTGGTGTAATGAAAGAAAGTTTAAAGTGGTACGGTAGAGTTATTAGTTGGATACCTTTATTACCATATTTTATATATTTTATTTTAACAATAAGTTTTATAATTATGATTATGTTTGATAAATTTGTTAAGTGGTTTGAACTAAATTTGGGTTGGTTCTTTATTAATGGAAGAAAACAATCTTATTGGTCAGAGTATCTAAAGAATAAATATAAAGATGAATAATTAAAAAAATGTTAAAATTTTAACTAAATGTGTATAATTATTTTGACATTTAAAATTTTTATCCTATATTTGTATTAAATAAAAAAGTTAGAGATACTTATAATCTCCGATGGGTGAAAAGCCTTAATAACAAATAAATTAAATTTTTTTAAAATGAAAAGAATTTTTTTAATCTTAACCGTAATGGCAACGTTGGTGTCTTGCGGAGGTAACTCAACAGATGCGACTGCACCAGCAACAGATGCAGGTACGGCTACTGAGGCAACTACAGAAGCAACTTCTAACGCAACTACTAGTGATAGTACTTCAGTAGAAGCAACTTCAAAAGTAAAAAAGAAGTAATAAATCAGTTGGTTATTAAAAAAAAAAGAAACCCCTAAATTTTTAGGGGTTTTTTTATATTTATATTATATTGGTTATTATATTTAATAAAAAACAATTATTGTACCAAAATGAGAAAGACTATTAAAAAAATTTTAAGAGAATATAAAACAATTTTAGAAAATCAGGATATGGTATCTTCTATTTTAAATGTTATTTATTGTAAAGATATTAAATATTCTGATAATAGAAGTTATGGTACAAAGGGTTGGACACAAAAAAATTTAAAAAAAAGTAATGGAAATTTTCCACCTCTTATAAAAAGAGATGATCAAATAGATAAGATGTGCAATTGTTGTGCCGATGGAAAATATATTAGGGATATTAAATGTGAAGATGCATATATAGAACATTTAAGAAAGCATGATTTTACAACAAAGAACTTTTTATGGTATAAAAAAAATTGTGACACTAAAAAACAAAAAGAACAAAAGACTAAAAAACAAAAAGAACAAAATCCGAATAGAAAAATAAGTATACTTAATGACACATCAATAACTATTGTAGAAGATGATTTAACTTATAAATTACCACCCCCTCCTTCACCGCCAGATCCTAATTTTATGCTATCATTAATGGGTAATATTGTGCAAGAATCTTTTGATTTTTTAAAACCACATGAATATGCTTGGATAATGAGTGAATTTGTTAAATTTGATGAGGAAAAGCCTAAATGGTGGGATTTATTGGGTAAGGCAAAAAGATACGCTAGAAATAAAGTGCTTGACTGGACAAATTTTTTATCTTGGGATATTATGTTAGAAGTAGATGATTTTTCTATAAAATATGGTGTCACTAAAGAAGGTACAAGTCAAGGAAATGTATATATAAGTATGAAGATTGCCATAAATAATGGTGTTAAAAGAATTGCGACAATTAGAGTGGAGAGTGAATGTAAAGCAAAAATAGAATTAGTAGATAATATTTTTAATTGTGTAATAACAGATTATGCTTTATACGGAGATGTAGTTTCAATGTTTGATTTTAAATTAAGTATGGGTAGTAGTAATATTTTACACATTACTAAAGGCGATTACATTGATATACCGATAGATTTAAATGAATACATTAAATTAGATTTTGAATACGAAATTCCTATACCTTCATATATGTCATTTAATGTAAGTATTCCTGAAAATGAAAAAATTTTGTACGGTTCTTTAACTAAAGGAAGTAAAAAAATTGAAGTTACAAACGAAAGCACTTTATTTTCTTCATTTATAGAAATTTCTAATACTCCACCAAAAATAAATGAAAGTAACAAAAGACATTTATCTTCCATAAAACAAAAATTTAGTGATAAAATATTTAAAATTATAAATGAACAGGACAATGTCATTGAAAAAACTAATAATGTTCAAATGATGATTAATTTTAATATAGTGCAAAAAATATTAAACCATATAGGATCAATAACTTTTAAACATAAAGTATCGGATTTTGTTGATAGTAGTTTAATAGATGAAAGATTAAACATTGTCTGGGATAAAATAAAAGATAATGATGTAATTTTAACTATTAGTAATTTATACACGTACAATATTTCAAGTAGTTTAATAGGGTTATCTGGTGTTGCAACAATAAAGTCACAACCACTATTTGTAATTAAAAAAACAAACGGTAACATTTTAGGTTATGATATAGACATCAGTTTAGATTCAAATAATTTGGTACAAAAAAACATACCATTTAGCTCTACAATATATGTTAAAAATGAAGGTACAATAATAAAGATGGGTATGGGTAGTTTAAAATTAAATATCCATAAATTTTTTAAATTAGGTATAAAAGAAAAAAGTGATCAATTAGACGCAGAATTCGATTTCATCCCAAATGCGAAAGATAGTGAAATAACGTACCCTACTGGTGAGAAATCACCGTTTAAATTAGAGTTCCCTATACCCCCGATTAAAAAAGAAGAAATAGATATAACTTTTGGTGGCAATAAAAGAAGTGTAATCATACAACCATCGAACCAATATCAAATAACTCTTACTGAAAGTTTAGTAAGTAGTCTTACACAAGTTAAATTAGAAACTATTTAAAAAATATTTGTTTTTTTGATTTATTGTTCTTATTTTTGTAAAAAAACATTATGGGAACACCACAAATCATTATTTTAGTATTATTTTCTTTAGGTTTATTGTCTGCCGCACATTTACATGGTAAAGAAAGAACTCCTCATAATTTTTGGGTTGTTTTAATTGCCGTTTTTATTTATGTATCTATTTTAATGTGGGGAGGATTTTTTAATTAAAATATTATGTATAAAAGAACAGTAGAGGACATTGAACGTGACTTATACATGGCTCAGTTCAATGTAAAAAGATGTCAATACAATGACCATTTATTTGATATGGAAAAATGGGAATATGAAGTTGATTTACTTAAAGAAGAATTAGAAAAAGTTAAAAATGAAACTAATTAAGAAAAATAAGGGTGGTATAATCTTTATGATGGTGAAATTAGATTCTGACGGATGTTTAATACTTAGAAGAATATGAAAAAGAAAATTACATTTATTAGTGATACCCACACTAAACATTTACAGATAAAAGATTTTCTAACTGGTGGGGATATTCTAATTTGTAGTGGTGATATATCTAGTAGAGGTTATATTACTGAAATAGAAAATTTTATTAGGTGGTATGATGAAATAAATAATTACGATACCAAAATATTTATTGCGGGTAATCACGATTTTGGTTTTCAAGATAATCACGATAATATTAAAGGGAAATTAACAGGTTATAAAACTGTTGAGTATCTTCAAGATGAAAGAATTGATCTTTGGGATCAAGAAGATCAACAATTAGTTATTTATGGTTCACCTTGGCAACCTGAGTTCCGTAGTTGGGCATTTAATCTACCTAGAGGTGAAAAAATTAAAGAGAAGTGGGATATGATTCCACGTGATACCGATATTTTAATTACACACGGTCCACCATACGGTAAATTAGATTATGTGTATTATGATAATTTAAATGTTGGTTGTGAGGAACTATTAAAAGTGGTGGAAGAAATAAAACCTAAAATACATGTGTTTGGGCATATTCACGAAGGGTATGGTTATGTATTCGATGGTAACACTCATTATATTAATGCGGCAGTATTAAATGGTAGATATGAATTTAGAAACAAACCAGTTAATGTTGAGTGGGACATGATAACCAATGAAATAGAATTTTTATGAAATCAATAAATCAAATATTCAAAACGAACAATTCACTTATGGAAGAACCAGAAGTAGTTGAATTAATTGATTATTGTAAAGATTTAGAAGATGAGGTTGTCGAGTATAAACAAAAAAATGATCAAACTATAATTTTAAAACAACTTATTTCTGAAATTAATAAAAGTTGTTTTGAATTATTAGAAGATGATAAAAGGGCTGAAAGGTGGGAAGGTGATTTTGATAAGGTTGATTTTAAAGAATCTATTATTAATTTAAGAGAGTATATAATAAAATATTGTTTAGATAATAAAATAAATTTATGAATAAGTATAGAATATATTTAGATGACATTAGGACACCTGTTAGTCCTAATAATGAATGGATTGATGGTTTTGAGGAATGGACAGTTGTACGTTCCTATGAAGAATTTGTCCAAAAAGTAAATTCATTAGGACTAAAGAATATTGAATTAATTTCATTGGATCACGATTTAGGTGATTCGGCAATGCAGGAATGGCATTATGGTGTAGTTAAAAACTATACGATTAATTACGATAACATCACCGAAAAAACTGGATATGATTGTGCCAAATGGTTGGTTAATCAATGGATGGATGGTAAACCAGTTGTTAGGGTGGTAACTCATTCGGCAAACGCAATTGGTAGTGCCAACATTATGGGTTACATAAATAATTACTTACACTTAAATAGATTACCACAAGATTGTGTAAGAGTACAAATAGAACATACAGTTTAATATGAAAGTAATATTTTTAGATCACGATGGAGTGATATGTTTATCCCAACAATGGGGTGGACGATATAAGAAAAAAGGTTATGATTCAAATACTGAAACTCCTTTAGATATCAGAATGGATAGTTTTGATGAAAAGGCGGTTAAAGTTCTTAATAATATTATTGAAGAAACTGGTTGTGAATTAGTTATTAGTTCTGATTGGAAAAGATGGGGTACATTGGAACAAATGAAGGAAATGTACGAAACAAGAGGTATTAAACAACCTATTGATTTAACCCCAATGATACAAAATTGTACTGCACACAGTAACACATTTATATGGTCACCGAGATGGGATTCAGAACAAACTAGAGTTCTTGAAATTAATCAGTATCTACACGATCACCCCGAAATAACTCATTGGGTTGCCATTGATGATTTAGATTTAGGTAAGAATGGTGAAGGATGGAAAGATTGGGGGTTAGATAATTTTGTACTTTGTAAAAGACCGTATAATGAAGGAATAAAACAATTAGGTTTAAAAGAAAAGATATTAAAATTTTTAAGTGATGAGTTACTATAGAATTAAAATTGAGGAATTAAAGGATGGTGAGACAAAATATATACCACAAAAAGGTTATTTAATAACTCGTAGAAGTTTTTTACAAAGTAAATCTGAAATAAGGTGGGAAAATATGTTTTGTGGTTCATTTAGTAGTGAATCTCTCGCATTGGAAAGGATAGAGTTAGATAAAAAATTGGAAGAACAAAAAAAAGGTAAAGAAATATTAAAAACGACATATAAAATAATTGATGCGGGTTATTTACTTTAAAATTAAAAATTAGTATTTTTATTAAAAAATCAATTGAAATTGTTAAGGAAATTGAAAGGATTTTAGATAAAATGGGTGAAGAAATAATAGAAAATAATGACCCCGAAAAAATGTCTGAAGTTGTAAATAACTACCAACATTATAAAGAAATATTAAAAAAACAAAATAAAAATATATGAGTAAGGCAAATTTAGAATTTGATTTAACAGATTTCGATGATAGAATGGAATTCGAAAGATTTAATAAATCCACCGATATGGCAATGGTATTGTGGGAAATGGTTTATAATACTAAAAAAAAATTATATTATAAATTTGAGGATATGGAAGAAAAAGGTGAAAAACCAACCCCATATGACGGTGTTGATTCATTTTTAGAATGTTTAATTGAAGAATTAAATGATAGGGGTATTATAATAGATAAATTAATTGTTTAATATGAAAACATTAAAAAAAATAATAAAGTATATTAATTTTTTGGAAAAAGAAAAAATTAATTCTATGATTTATTGTGGAAGAAATTTTAATTAAGATATGAGTGATTTTTTATTAGTCTGTAAAGAAATTTCTGAAAGGTTATCTAACCTACCATACGATAATGGAGATTCTTCCGATATAGGGAATGAGATAGGAATTGTTTTAGGACTTTTCTTGTCTGAAGGTTCTTTTGGTTGGGAGGAAGATGATTTTATCTCTGGTATAAAACACGGTATAGATTTAAAAAAGAATCAAGAATTTTATTTATCTGAAATGATGAAGAAAGATCAAGAAAACGGATTATACGATAATTTAGATGGATTTGACAAAGATAAATAAAATTATTAACTTTAAATAAAAAAATATGATGACTAATGAACAAATGAATGAATTTTTAGTTTCCATTGGGGGATTAGAAAACGGTTTTTATTCGGATAGACAACCCATTACTGATTGTAACTTTTTTGATGTAAATAATGGTTGGTTTGAATTGATAAAAGAATTAATTGAAGATTTAATATCTTTAGGTTGGGATAAACAAACCTGTCAAGTTAAAGAAAAATTTGGTGGACTTAGATTTTATATTAATGGTGGAACTGATGAAATCTTTAATAGAATAATTGAGGCAGAAAGAAAGAGTTATGAGATATGTGAAGAAACGGGAAAACCTGGTAAATTAAGAACAGATCTTGGTTGGCACAGAACTCTTTGTGATGAAGAATATGAAAAATTTAAAAATAGATAAAATGAAATATAGAAAAAAACCAGTAGAAATTGAAGCGGTACAATGGGTATCTGATAACATTGAACAAGTTTATGAAATGTTAGGTGATAACTTAATAATAGGCGGCGATGAAAATGATTTAAAACATTTCATTAATACGTTAGAAGGTGAAATGGAATTGTCTTGGGGTGATTATGTCATCAAAGGAGTTAAAGGCGAATTTTATCCTTGCAAACCAGATATTTTTGAATTAACATACGAAATAGTAGAAAAAACAAATGAAATTGGAATATAGATTTATAAACAGATACAGTAACGAAATACTTTTCATTAGGGAAGGTGATTCTTTCGAAATGAAGGGTGGTGATTACTACAGATATCTATTCAATGTGGACGATGAAGGTAATTTTTTAAATTACGATGCGATTGATCCATCTGGTGGTCCTTATATTAGTGTTGGGATGGATATGGAATATATACACGAAGACTTAAAAGGTTTAGTTATTGAATCCATAGAAAGAAATAAGGAAGGTAATGAAAAAATAATATTAAAAACGAAATTATTATGACATACGAAGAATTTTTAAGTATATTAATGTCTTACAAAAAGTTAAATGAAGACTTTACAGAATTATACCAAATGGGATTTGATTTTTTAGAAGGTAAATATAAGTTAGAAGAAGGTGTATCTAGGATGTTAGATAGTATTTTATCTTCACATTACACAGAAGAAGGTGTTGATTGGATTAATTGGTTTATGTTTGATAGTGATTGGGGTACTAGAGATTGGAGTAGATTGCCTGTATATGATACATCAGGTAAATTAATTCACGACGCGGATTCAATGAAGGCGTATGGTGCGAAAGATGAGAATGATAACCCTATATGTTTTTCATTTGAATCCACATATGAGTATACGAAACAATATTTAAAAAATAAAAAAGATGAATAGATTAGAATTAACAGACGAACAACTTTGGTTGGTTCAACAGGCATTAGATTTTTATTCTAGGGTAGGTATCGGTCAATTTACTGTAATTAAAGATCACCCAACATTTGAAAGATATTTGGAAGAAGTGTGTAGACCTGTTAAAGATCCTGAAGTTGGTGATAGAACGTCACAAGGTGAAATATTAGAAATTAAAGATGGTAAGGCATTAATTAATGGTTCTGTAAGTAAAGAAACTGGACATTGGTGTGAAGAAAAAGAATGGAAACCAATTAAAGAAGTTAAATTAAGTACAGATTATTCTAAGTATCATAGATTGAGGGATAATGTAGATATGATGTTGATACAACCTCGTAATGTTTTAATAAACGATACAACTATGAATAGTAATGGTTCTTGGGGTATTCATCATCCATCTGTTGATGATAGTTGTAGGATGGCGTTTGATATGGTACAAGTTATAAGACACGAAAGGTGGAAGAAAAATCCTAATAGAAATACTATGACAGTTGATTCTCATACACATTTTACACACAGAAAGGATAATTCATCTAATAAAATTAAATGTGAATTAAATGTAGAAGATGAAAATAAATAATATTATATTTTTTTGTAGCGAATGGAGTACTTGGAATGGATTCGTCCTACATTTATTTCACTACGATGGATTTATTTTTGACAGATATTTTGATAATTCATTATTTAGTATTAATTTTAGTAAAAATTTCTTATATATAGATTTATTTTTTATGACTTTTAAAATTTATAGTAATTTGAAATGAAAAAATATGATCAACATAAAATGAAGAGAACACAGATACGTCAACAACAAGTTGAAGATGGTTTTTTTGATGGTCGTTTTGTTTCTAGATCGGAAACACCTAAAAATTTATATAGTAGAAAATTAAAACATAGAAAAAATAATGGAGACAATCCAAACATCATTTAATGATTTATATGTAGGTAAAGAATTTATCTATAAGAGTAAATACGGTAGAACCAAAGGTATAGTTAAATCAGTAAAAGTTAATACATCATTTATTTTCGATGAAGATACACAAAATTCTTTGTCGTATATTGCGGATCATTCCGTTAAAGGTACAAAAACTTTGGAAAAACCTGTATTAAGTGGTGAAAAAAGATACATCGCACTTCAACCACAAATCCTTATTGAGTCTACAAATGGGGTAATCTACGAATTAAAAGATTGTTATTTTTTGACTGAAGATGAAAATAAATTCGGTTTTTAAAAAATATTTGACAATTCGGTTTTTTATTTTTAACTTTGTAAAAGAAAATTAGTTCATTGACATATTGGTTATAAAGAATAAAATGTTGTTCCCTTGAGAAAGGAATAGACCTTAACGAGAGTTAGGATGAAATAAAACAACACAGAGGACTTCTCATCCTCAAGTCAGGATAGATTTGTTTCTATCCTGACTACAATGAAGACTGTTACTAATTCATAGGACAAGACAAGTAGTAAGCGTAGAATTAGAATTTTAGTCAGGTGGCGGAATTGGTAGACGCTAGTTAACAGACAGATAGATAAAAGGAATGGTTTACTATCATACAGGTTCGAATCCTGTCCTGACTACTAATCCTAATGCACTTAACTGACATAAGTCAGGCAGTTGTAACAACAAGATAGACCAAAAACAGCAAACTCTTTGACTTAGAAAGGCGAGTTTAGGTAGACGTTTTGTAGTGATACAATTAAGATTAACTCTTAAGTGTTACAACTGAGTGCAGAGGGGTAACATGTGTTGTTGCATTGAGAAAGGAGAGTGTGGTCATAACAGTTATTTTAAGTGCAAATATATATAAAGATATGAAAAATATAAAAACAAAAAAGGAATTAGAAACAGAAGCACTTTTGTTATATGGTGGTAATAATAAACAAAATCCACCATTTAATGTGGGTGATAAACTAAAACAAATATGGAGAGTTGGTGATAATGACAACCTTATAAAAGACGGTAGGGGAATGGTGGAATTTGTTGGTATGAGAGGTAATATGATGTTATTGAAGACATTAAACGATTATGCGGCACATTCGGAGGATACTATTAACCAAGATGTTGTTAAAATGTCTAAAAAAGCAGGATATAAACCTATAATTGGTGATGTTCTTCAATTACATTATATGTATGCTGATAGATATGAGGTGGTCGGGTAAAAAACAGAGGACTTCTCATCCTCATAAGCCTCGGTGGTGGAATTGGTAGTCACGCTCGGCTTAAGATCGAGTGTCCATTGGACGTGCGGGTTCAAGTCCCGCCTGAGGTACAAAAGATGTTACAAACCGTAGAATGACAGACGTGGAGAGACGTGTCGAAAGGGTATACACTAAGGATAGGCGTTCAATCTTAATTGTATTGATATAAGACCCAACTCTCTAATGGTGTGTGAAGTCGAAAGACGGGATTCCTGATAAAGTCATTTATCATCTTTTAATTGCGCCCGTAGATCAGTTGAATAGATCAACGGACATGGCTCCATAGTTAAATGGATATAACGAATCTCTTCTAAAGATTAGTTCCTAGTTCGATTCTAGGTGGGGCTACTAAAGTGGGTAAGAGCGTAATGAGGCACGGTGCCGAGTCCCGTAAAAAGGTTGTTCATTGTGGGTTCGAATCCCACCTTACCCATTTGACACATAAACTTAGGTACCCGTACAGCTATGAGATGGGCTAAGTTATATATTTTTTGAATTTCCATATACTTATAATAAAGTATTGGTTATGGACTATAAAAAAATATATGAATCGATTATCCATAGAGGTAAAAACAGAAAACTAAATACCTATAAGGAAAAACATCATATTATTCCGAAATGTATGGGAGGTAGTGATGATGACACAAATTTAGTAGAATTAACTGCTAAAGAACATTTTATTTGTCATTTACTTTTGTGTGAAATATACCCTAATGAAAATACACTTAAAAGTGCTAGATGGGCTATGACTTGTTTAAAAAGTAAAAATCATAATAGGAAGTATATTGTATCTTCTTCTCAATATGATAGAATAAAAAATGAAATGGCATTGTTAAAAAAAGGTGTAAAACGTAGTGATGAGGTTAAAGAAAAAATATCGAACTTTCGTAAAGGTATAACACATTCAGAAGAAACTAAAAAAAAGATTTCAGATAAAATGAAAAATAGGGTTCAATCTGAAGAACACAAGTTAAATCAATCTTTATCCAAAAAAGGACAAATCCCTTGGAATAAGGGTATTCATATTTCTGAAGAAACTAAAATAAAAATATCTTTATCGAGAAAAAAAGGAATAAGTACGTAGATATGTCTGTGCCAATTATCTTTAAATAACTTAGGAAACGTACAGAAACCTAATGTAGCGTACCGCTTTTCCATATATGATTTCTCGGTGCTGGGAGTAGAATGCCTAAGAGTGTGTCATTATAGTCAGGTGGTGTATATTGGTAACACCCTTCATTATCAGGTTTAAAAGAACTGGAAGGACGAAATGGGTTCGAATCCTGTCCTGACTACTCTAATTAAGCTAGTTTATAAACAGTCTTTGAGGCGAGACGGGTACCTCATCACTACCACCTTATTTATAACCAATATAGATTATCTAAAAATTTGTTAAAAAATTTTTTAGTATCATTATTTTTATTATCTTTGTTTCATTAAATCAAATAACTATGGGAACAAGCTTAGGAAGAATGATTGTGGTAAAGTACCAAATCTTAAAAGAAGGTGTTAAAAAAAATCAATTCACTATTGATGAAATTGATACTATTACTAGAGAACTTTTGGATTATCTATCCGAATTAACAGTTCGTGGTATCACAGAAATTGGTGACGAAACAGTTGATCAATATAAAGAACGAGTTTGGAATCTTATTGAAAGAGTCGGATTATTACCTGAATAGTTATGCCACAGATATATAAAGTAGGTGGTTGTGTTAGAGATGGTATGTTAGGTATTGAATCTAAGGATATCGACTTCACATTTGTTCTAGATAATATAGATAGAACGGTGGAAGAAGGATTCCAAATAATGACAGATTGGTTAACACATAAGGAGTTTACAATATTCCTATCTACACCAGAAATGTTTACAATTAGAGCTAAATTCCCTAAAGGTGATATGAATGAAGGATTGGTTGCGGACTTTGTGTTGGCTAGAAAAGAAGTAGGGTATAAAGAAGGTACTAGACAACCTATTTTAGAATTAGGTACACTAGAAGATGATCTTATCAGAAGAGATTTCACTCTTAATGCTATGGCAGTTGACTACGATGGTAATCTAATAGATTTATTTGGGGGTAAAGGACATTTAGAGGCAAGACTCCTAAAAACTCCTTTACCTGCCGAACAAACAATGTTGGATGATCCTCTCAGATTTTTAAGGGCGTTAAGATTTTCTATAACAAAGGGATTCTTCATTCATGAGTCAATCTTTAGATCGATGGAACAACCTGACATAATGGAAAAATTAGAGAAGGTAGTTTCTGCCGAAAGAATTAGAGAGGAAGTTTTAAAAATGATGAAACATGATACTGTCGCATCATTAACTTTATTTGGTATGGTGGAAAAAAGAATACCTGGTTTTACCAAATTAATATTCAGTAAAGGATTATGGTTAAAACCTACCTTTGAATTATAACCTATTGATTTTTATCAAAATTTTAATTAAACTTAAAAAAAATAATATATGAAGTTTAAAGACGTAACAGAAAAAGACAAAGAATATGCTTATTCTATCTACACCGACAAAAATTTAAAGTGGGATGAAAGAATGTCTATCCTAATTGAGTATTTCGATAGATCGGAAAGAACTATTAGAAAATGGTGCTCAGAAAAGTTCAATTTCAAAGAGAAAGTGGATAAAGAGTCCGAACAATTTGAATCTGCCAAATTAAGAAAGTATAATAAAGATAAAAAAATATTTTTAATTACTTGGGCACAAAACAATACACCTGTCCACAATGGACTCCTTACAAATATGGAGGCATACGCAGAACATTTGGGGGCAGATATACACGTTATTGCTGGTAGATATAAGAACCCAACATCCGTATGGACTAGTAATCAAGAAAATAATGAGTTTTGGGATGATAAGGTGGTAAAATATTTAGATGCGAATAGACACGACATACATAAATATGTCTCTATTTTATCTGATGTAAAGATACAACCAACCGCAGTTGATCCTATGACAGGATTACAAGGTTTGAGTGGTATTAATTCTTGTATATTTGGTTCACCAAAAGTTCATTTAGAGACAATTCCAGTTTTAGTTAATCAAAAACCTAAAATGATGTTAACTACGGGATCCATAACTAAGAAGAATTATACAGATTCTAAATCAGGTAAGAAAGGTGAATTCCACCATACTTTTGGTTTTGTTATCGTTGAAATTAAAGATGAAGATACTTTCTTTGTTAGACAAGTCACTGCCGATGATAAGAATGGTAATTTTTCTGATTTATATCATAGGGTAGAAAAAGGTGTAATTACTAAAAATTCATCTGTATCTGCAATAGTTTTGGGTGATGTTCACTATGGACATCACGATGAAGATGTATTGAATTCTACATTTGGTTTGATGGGTGATTTAAAACCTAAACATGTTATTTTACATGATGTATTTGATGGGGATTCTATAAGTCACCACCAAATAAAAGATCCATTTGTTCAATACGGTAAAGAAATGAATGGTACAAATGATTTGGGTAAAGAGATAAATGTAATGATGGAACAACTTGATAAATTTAGTGGTTTTGATAATGTTGTCATTGTTAGATCAAATCACGATGATTTTGTTGATAGATGGTTAAAGAATGAGGATTGGAAAAAACAACCTACATTTAAAAATGCACCATTATATATGGATTTAAGTTCTAGACTTTTAAAACAATATGGTAAAAACCCTAGTGATGTTAAAGGGGTTATACCTGACATCATCAACGAAAAATTCCCTAAATACATCACATTAGGTAGAAACGATTCTTATAAAGTTAAGAATTGGGAGTTAGGTCAACATGGAGACGTAGGTTCAAATGGTAGTAGAGGATCTTTACCTCAGTTCCGTAAATTGAATACTAAAATTGTTGTGGGACATTATCATTCACCAGGACGTAAAGATGGGGCATTGGCAGTAGGTACCAGTACTAAATTAAGAGTTGGTTACAATAACGGACCTAGTGGGTGGTTACAGTCACATGTTATCATTCACAATGATGGTAGGGCACAACATATCATCTTTAGTAGAGATAAAAATAAAGAGATTGGTTTTACTACTTTAAAAT